TACATATGTTTGAACTAAAATGAATATTTGAATTTAAACTGGTTATATCCATTGCATTTATTGTGTTTGAAAATTGAACCGTGTTCGAAGTCGTGTTGCCTCTGTTGACTACATCCGAAAGTGTGTCACTGAAAGTAATATTACTTGAAAGATTACTTAGAATTCCACCATCACCAAAAAATTGTAAAGCTGTCACATCCCCACTTACATTAATCTCTGAAAATTGATTTCCAATTTTCTGTCCCAATTCTCCTGTAGCTGAGTCATAAGTCAACACATTGGCAAATTCCGTCGCTTGTATTGGTGAGATGTAGGTCGCGTTGGCATTCGCGGATCCATTTAAAGCTGATCCAGTTGCATTTAATACTATAGTGTTGTCTTTCTGAAAATTTTTACCAGCATCTTTACCAATAGCAACAGCATAAGAACCTTGACAGCTTAAACCTGCATCGGTACCAATAGCGACTGCTTGAGTATTTTGAGAACTTTGACCTGCATTGGTACCAATAGCGACAGCATAAGAACCTTGAAACTTTTTAGCTGTATCGCGACCAATAGCAATAGAATGATTGTTTTGAGAACTTTTTGCTGCATGCGCACCAATAGCAATAGAATGATTGTTTTGAGATTCCTTACCTGCGTTGCGTCCAATAGCGATTGCGTGAGTATTTTGAGAAGTTTCACCTGCATTATTACCAATAGCGACTGAATAAGCATTTTGAGAATTTAAACCTGCATTGGTACCAATAGCTATTTGGTCACCAGAACTCCGAATACATATGTTTGAACTAAAATGAATATTTGAATTTAAACTGGTTATATCCATTGCATTTATTGTGTTTGAAAATTGAACCGTGTTCGAAGTCGTGTTGCCTCTATTGACTACATCCGAAAGTGTGTCTCCACTTTTCTGTCCCAATTCTCCTGTAGCCGAGTCATAAGTCAACACATTGGCAAATTCCGTCGCTTGAATTGGTGAGATGTAGGTAGCACTGGCATTCGCGAATCCATTTAAAACTAATCCAGATGCATTTAATACTATAGTGTTGTCTTTCTGAAAATTTTTACCAGCATCTTTACCAATAGCGATACAATTTGACCCTTGTGAGAATTTACCTGCGTTGTGTCCAATAGCGACTGAATAAGCATTTTGATAATTTAAACCTGCATAGGTACCAATAGCGACTGCTTGAACATTTTGATAAATTTGACCTGCACCATGTCCAATAGCGATTGCGTGAGTATTTTGAGAATTATAACCTGCATAGGTGCCAATAGCGATTGCTTGAGTATTTTGATAAATTTCACCAGCGTTATTACCAATAGCTATTTGGTCACCAGAACTCCGAATACATATGTTTGAACTAAAATGAATATTTGAATTTAAACTGGTTATATCCATTGCATTTATTGTGTTTGAAAATTGAACCGTGTTCGAAGTCGTGTTGCCTCTGTTGACTACATCCGAAAGTGTGTCGACACCACCACCACCACTTGAAAGATTACTTAAAGTGCCCCCATCACCAAAGTAACAGGTTGCACTAATACAACCTTTACCTTGCGTTGTGTCGGTCCGCGCATAAAGATTTGAATAGGCATCTAAATCGTTCGCGCCGTTATTAAATTGTAGAGTATATTTTTCTTTCTTCGCTGAAATAGGTAACTGATTTCCAACGTTATCACCCATCCTATTTTTATAATATTAGTATTTAATTTTATTTTTTTTTAAAAAAAAGTTTCAGTTGAGTTGCGAGATTCATAAAATGTGTTATCATTTGTCTGGCACCATTCATGAATTGGAGAGTGTTTTGAATTACACAACGTCTTCAAAATAGATAGACTTTCATTAACTTCCGGAATAAGTTCTCCGAAATCAAAAAGAGTTACTGAAGCATCAGTAAGAAGTTTTTTAGAATCTTGGAGGACTGGTCGCATATAAGCCATTGAGGCGACAGAAAACCAAAACATGAGAAAGATTAAAACTGCATTCATGTAGTAAATAATTTTATTGAGGTACACAACTCGTTCTTCATCATCGGCTGCGCGTGGGCCAGCATTAAATGGTTCATACTCAGCCTGATCCATTTTCATTTTCTTATTAAATAAATAGCGCCACTATTCTTTATTTTAAAAAAAAAAATGTTTAATAATAATAATTAATACAGAGATGGTGAGTCCTGATAATTGGGGTCCTCCTTTATGGTATCAAATGCATATGAAGACATTTGTATATCCAAATAATCCGTCACAAAAAGATAAAGATGACATCAGAGAATTTTTTAGAGGTATTATTAATTTTCTTCCATGTGAATCATGTAAAGAACATTACATAGAATTTCTACAGAAGAGACCGATTCGGTATCAATATGACAACAGAGATAAATTAATTAACTGGTTAATTGATTTACATAACGAAGTAAATGCCAGAACAGATAAAAGAGTTTTAAGTTACCAAGAAGCTCGTTCAATTTACACACATCAAACACAAAATGGTGGTGGGTCAAGGGTGATTATCTTCCTCATCATTTTAATACTTTTAATTATTTGTTTTCAAAAGTTAAATAAACGATAGAAGCTTTTATTATGTAAGAAAGATGACTTCGCTTGTATCTTTACATTCTGCTAATCCCGACAACTATGTTTTGAACAAGTATATGAACTGTTCAAAAGAAAGTTTTTCATTAGGAAAATTTTGGCTCGGTGGACAACTTCGATTAAAAATTGATGAGTTAATTACTGAACAGCATTTAGCTTATGCGTTGCAAACATTATCATACTCACCATCACCAACAAATTCGTTTGAATTTGCATCTATACAGCGTTCAGAAGCAGACTTTTCTACATTTAGGGATGTGTATTATAGCCACATTCGTAAACTTAGATACAGTGGTCTTTTGAGAGTTATTGTTTTTTGGTTAGCACCTGCGCGAAAACGAGCAGCTGAGAAAATTTTTCATCCTCAAAAATTATATAACGAAGGATACTTCAACCAACCGGCCAGGTCATATTAATTTAAATTAATAATATAAATAATATATATAAATGTGGTATTTTTGTAAATATAAAGATGCTTTAGGAGAACCAAAGAAAGGCTTACATTCATATAGAGTATTTGATATAGCAGTTGTAGATGTTTTATTTACATTCTTGTTAGCTAAATTTATTCACTATTATTTACTAGAAGAATATGATTTTTTATTGATATTAGTGTGTTGTTTTGCGTTAGGTATTATTTTACATAGAGTTTTTTGTGTGAAAACCACAATAGATAAATTACTTTTTTCTTAATTTTCTTGTTTTTTGTTTTTAAATAAATCGGCGCCTGCTGATGTAATTATTTTCTTAAAAGTTGAAATATATGTTCAACTATTATTGTTGTTCCTAAAAAGTTTAGTATATCATTGTTATATGTATTAGCATAATACAAAACTATAATACCGTATATAAATGCTAATATATCTGTTAATGGTGTAGCCATATAGCTACAATTTTTATGGTTAGGAATGCTTTTCTCCATCATAATATAATACAATGTTCCTCCTGTAATTCCACATAAAATACCAGGTGTTATTGTTTTCATTTTGTATAACTTATAAAAACAAAATTATTTTTTAAAAAAATATTTTTTATTTAATATAATGGATTATCTAAAAAATCGCAGAATTAAAAGTGGTGATTCTGTCATGTTTGACATAGATGACACCCTTATAAATGCATCATCAGACACGCCTATAACGTGGTCATTACGATTACTCAAACACGCTAAAAAATTAAGATACAAAATAATTTTGATAACCGCCAGACCATACAGTATTGAAAATCACAAAGCAACTTTGGCGCAATTAAAGAAACACAAAATTAGTTTTGATATTTTATTGTATGCAAGTCACGAGAAAAAAACAGTTGTAAAAAAGAAATTAATAAAAGATGGATTTCGTTTTGTTTTATCTGTAGGTGATCTTTGGACTGATTTATCAGATAGTGACCATTGGGTAAAATTGCCAGAATTTACGACTTCCATCGTTTCCCACAATCCAAGCAAGAGATGAAAGCCGTCATTGGTTCATCAGCGCTTCTTGTCTGTAGCTCATAATAAGTAGTCTTCTTGGATTTACACTTGCTACAAGTAAAAAGACCACATTTACTTTCATCCATTTGTGCCTTTTTGAGTTCAGCAGTAATTTCTTTTTCCAATTTTTCCTTGTCCATTCTGGCATATGGACCATTGGGGCACAACTCTGCAGGTTTTTGATTAGGTAAAATATGAATCTGCAATGGTGTCATTTTTTGTATTTTTTGTTTCAAGTCATTATCCGGGTAATTTATATTAAATTTCAAATTTAAGAATTTACGTTTATAATTTTCAACAAATTTAGTATTTTCCCACGAAGGTAGACCAATTGCTGGATTTTGGCGATTCATTTCTTTCGTTTTGCGAATTGCAAAATTAAATATAGCCTTTTCTAAATTAATTGCAATAGAAGCAGTAGTAAAAATATCAGTGAATTCGTCACGAACGTGATCACGTAGTTCACTCATATTTTTAGTTATGTGAAAATTTAATTATAATTTTACCTTAGGATTATTTAAACACTTTTTTTTTTAAAAAAAATGCCCCGTTCAGCATGAGAGTGCACTAAAAAAAAGTTTTATATATATATATATATATATATAAATATGAATATGAATATAAGAAAAATTAAAATTATTGGAGTTGTAATAATAACAATATATTTATTGAAATATTATTGTCATTCAGTAGAAATAAACAGAACATTGGATAGAGAACATAGAGAAATATTCAAAAATTTAGATAGATTATATAATAGTTGTGAAAAACACTGGAAAACTGAAGAGAGAATGTATGCCCAGGGACTACAAAAAATGCCAAGCAATCATAAAGACATTACTCAAGATTGGGAAAGTCACAACAACGAACACAAAGACCTCCTTGACAAAATAAAAGAAATAGGAAATACAATTTCTCAGCATATTGATGAAAAAGATAAAAAAGATTTTCACTGGGCTAAATAAAAGCTTGTTTGTTAATCTTAGATAAATTAATTTGTGGGCTGTAATAAATTTTCACCAGCAATTGTTGATAAATATAAATCCACTTCACCTGCAAATTCTGGGCATTTTTTCAATACTTTCTGGGTTGTTGAATCCTGTACATTCACAATATGATCTTCAAATTTTTTAGAATTAATCCCTGTTGCTTTACTAATATCATCTTCTGATGCAATATCTTTTAGAGCCCAGAGATACCCGGCTGCATAATTTGCGTGTAAAAGTGCAATTAAAGGCGATTGATCCTGTTGAGCAGCCGTTGCCCACCTGGCTGTTTGTCTCACCAATTTATCTATATTATTTTCTCCTATTTTTACTTTGCGTTTTAAACAAATAAGAGCTACTACAAAAATTAGAAGAAGTGCAACGATTGTAATCATTATTTAATTATCTAACAAGAAAAAAAATAGGTTCTCAATCGAGAAATTGAAATCCTTTGAGACGCTGTGGTTCAAAAACTTTGAGTTGACTTGTCCGCCACGTGATACCAAACATCTTATTCATAAAATATACATTTCCCAGTTCAACAATAGCCGTCCCAGAGTGTCGCGCATACAAACCATTAGATGCTTCACATGAAATTTCATTTTCATTTGAATCGTAAATTGGGAATTTAATTGTATTGTCAACGGTGTTTGTATCTACTTTTACCCGAAATTTTGGTTCCCTCTCGGCCGATTCCTTGATATTTGAATTAAACATTTTCCTCAATTCTGCTTGATCCATTTTTTTTCCAAAAATTTCTACTGACTGCGATTCTACACTTGCAATAATTGTATTTTCCAATTTCTTTACAAATTCATAAAATGCTTTCACATAGTTGTCATGTTCATCCCACCCTTTCATTGAAAAGTCAATGTTATATTTTGTTGGGCCAACTTGAGGTGTAAATCCAGAAACTCCAAATGGCATGTACATCCTAGGAACTTGAAATTTAATTGACTTTTTAGATGAGGATGAGTTTAGTGTGATTTTTTTGTTTTCATAGTCACCAATTTGCAAATCACTTTCGATGTTGAAATCAACAAAACGCATATTGTATTAATAAATTTAAGAAATATTACCTTTAAGCCGAACAACTTGGGCAGATTGTAAATTGTGTTGGTTTGGCTTTTGCTTTACTTCTAAGATAGTAGAGACCAGTCTTAAGTCCCTGTTTCCACGCATACATGTGCATAGATGATAATTTAGAAACTGTTGGATTTTCCATGAATAAATTGAGGCTTTGACTTTGGTCAATGAAACATCCTCGATCACGGGCCATATCAATAAGTACTTTTTGACTAATTTCCCATACAGTCTTATATTTTTCTTTTATATTTTCCGGAATGTTTTGAATATTTTGAACTGACCCACTTTCTTTTATCATATGATTTTTCATTTCTTTTGACCAAAGTCCCAAAGCCTGTAATTCTTCAACCAAATGTTTATTTACAACCACGAATTCCCCGGCAAGTGTTCGTCTCAAATATATATTGGTTGTGTATGGCTCTATACATTCATTATTCCCTAAAATCTGCGACGTGCTTGCAGTTGGCATCGGTGCAACAAGCAAACTGTTTCGTAGTCCGAATTTCTTAATTTGCTTTTTAATTTTAACCCAATCATATTGGCCACTGAATGTAGGCTTTGGCCATAAATCAAATTGTAATTTCCCTTGACTTGTCGGTGAACCTTTGAAAGATTCATAAGATCCAAACTCTTTAGAAAGTTCCAAACTTGCTTCCAAAGCACCGTGATAAATAGTCTCAAAAATCGCAATGTTCATACTTTTAGCATCGTCGGTATCGAACGAAAGGTCGCATAAATTAAATGCATCGGCTAAACCTTGAACGCCTATACCGATTGGTCTATGTTTCATATTTGAGTTCCGAGCTGTTTCAATCGGGTAGAAATTTTTATCAATGACTTCATTGAGATTATATGTAATTATTTTTGTAATTTTATGAAGTTTTTCATAATTAAATTTTCCATTGTCAATAAATTTTGGGAGTGCAATAGATGCTAAATTACAAACTGCTGTTTCATCTTTGTCGCTATATTCAATAATTTCTGTACAAAGATTACTTGATTTGATAACACCTAAATTCTTCTGGTTTGATTTTTTATTGCATGCATCTTTGTAAAGCATATAAGGAGTTCCAGTTTCTGATTGTGATTTTAGAATAGCCACCCAGATATCTGAAGCTGGTAAAACTTTATTTGCACGCCCTTCATTTTCATATTTTGTGTACAGTGTTTCGAATTCTTCACCATACACATCCGCTAAACCCGGGGCGGCGGCGGGACAAAACAATGACCAATTTTCACCTTTCTCAACTCGTTTCATAAATAAATCTGGAATCCACAGCGCCGTGAACAAGTCACGTGTTCTTGATTCCTCGTCGCCTTGATTGAGTCTCAGCTCCAAAAACTCTTGAATATCAGCGTGCCACGGTTCCAAATAAATTGCAAACGAACCTTTTCTTTTTCCGGATTGATTCACATACCGAGCAGTCGAATTAAAAACTCTCAACATAGGAATCAGACCACCGGATGTCCCGTTTGTTCCTCTAATTATTGAATTTTTGGATCGAATATTGTGTGTGTGCAAACCAATTCCACCAGCCCATTTACTAATATCTGCACATTCTTTGAGCGTTGCATAAATACCGTCAATACTATCGTCTTTCATCGCGATCAAAAAACAACTACTCATTTGTGGTTTTAAAGTGCTTGCATTGAATAGAGTAGGTGTAGCATGAATGAAATAACCTTCGGACATGTATTTGTATGTTTCTATTGTTTTTTCTGTATTTCCATTGTGGATTCCACATGATACTCTCAAAAACAAATATTGTGGCGATTCAATTAAATTGTCTTTGTTTATTTTCATTAAATAATTCTTTTCTAAAGTTTTCAATCCAAAAAATCCAAATTCAAAATCATTTTTGGTTTGGATACAATTGTCTAATATTTCATTATTTGTGGAAATAAATTCCCATACCGTCGGACATAAAATTTTATTGTCATACAATATTTTCATTGCTTTTGAAAATTTTTTTGGTGTACGTTTTTGAATATTACTGGCGGCAATACGAGTTGCTAATATTTCATAATCGGGGTGTTCCGTAATCATACCCACTGCTATTTCAGATGTTAGTATGTCAATTTCCTGTGTAGATATACCGTCATACATTGAAGAAAATACATGTTGTGCAACTTTATCAGGGATTATATCTAATGAAAGTCCTTCTGTTAATTGTGCTATACGTTGGGTAACATTATCAAATTTCATATTTGCAATATTTCCACTACGTTTTTTTACTTTCATTTTTTTTTTTAAAATATAATTATTTTTTTTTTAATACAATTAAAAAAAAAAATAATTATATATTTAATAACCATGCCATGTAAATGTTGTAAAAAAAAAGGAATTCCTATTCCATGTACATATTGTGATAAATCATTCTGTAGTAGTTGTATTCAATTAGAAATACACGGTTGCGAAGGAATACAAAAAAAATTAGATATTGATAGAGAAAATTTAGATAAAAAATTAAATATAGATGTGATCAGAAAAAAGATCGCACCGGTTTAGATACCAAATTTTGTATTGATATCAATTTTATCACCATATGTGCTGGTGTTTATTGGGTTAGCCATAGGTTGGACTGGGCTGTCTATATCTTTTATGTAACCCATATATTGAGCAACACCCGTATTGATTTGTCCCATTGCAGTTTCGATTACAACTCCATTCATTTGCTGAACCTGTTCTTTTACATCTCCATAGGGATCAGAAGAGTTATTTACAAAAACTGCTCTCATAATTGTCAATAAATCATCTTGGTTTTGGTAATCAATAGAAATGCCACCTGATTTCTTTTTGAATTCAGATCTAATTGCTCTTTGTACCAAGTTGACATTAAACTCTGAAAAATACAAAGTGTTCAATGGTGTCCGACATTGTTGAAGTGACTGAATCATCTCCAAATTTATTAAATTGCTTTGTGCCATTTTTTTTTATTAATATAATATAATAATAAAAAAAAATAATGTTGAATATGTCAGACTTTAATGAAGCGTACAGTCAAACTAAAAAATTGCCGCCTCAACCTATTTTCCCAAAACCACCTTGTACTCATCCTGCGTGTTTCATTGGATCCTATGCTCCAGTGACACCAGCCGGTCAGACGGGTCCATTTTGGGTAAACAGCTATTTTCTTCGTCCAGACCGTAAATCTGAACTCGCGGGACCGGTACCAGTACGTTCTGCAAATGTAGCTTAAAATTAAGAATCATTCATATAATTAAGTAATGAGTGAATTAAATCAGTTTCGAGACCGAACACAGTATATGTGCAGACAAAAAGGATGGGACAAGACTTCAGTTAACACAGTATGGCTTTTGTTGACCGAAGAAATAGGGGAATTGGCATCAGCAATACGCCAAAATTCAAAAATTTATGTTAAAACGGGCTTGAAGAAAAACAGGGGAATCGATATTCAATCCGAAATGGGTGATGTTTTCAGTTATCTTTTTCAATTAGCTTATATGCTTAATGTTGATTTAGATGACATGTGGGAAAAACACCAAGTAAAAATAAATTTGAGGAATTATAATATATAGTTAATTATAATATAATGACGTCCCCATATCAATATCGTTCTGAAATGAATGACAAAGTTGATGACTTTAATTTAATTAATAAATTTAATCCTTTTGTTGTTGGTGAAATGAACTTACCAGGAACCCGGTCTGATCCTTACGCTTATGCACAATATTACATGGATAGAAAAGATTCCGAACATAAACCAATTGAATGTGCAGTTGAACCATCGTGTGATACTGCCAAAAGCCCAATTTGTGCATCGGAAATTACAGCAGGGGATCGCACAATTGACATGTGTAGACCAACAAAACCTAACTTGCCCATGTGCAGACCTCTTTATCCAGAACGCAATATTGACCCAGGTATGTGGGTAGACGCGAAAGCAGCCGCAGCCGCTTTAACACAGAAAGATGTGTTAATGTATGTTCTTGTATTTCTTGTTATTATTGTTATTTTAAATCGTAATTAAAAAAAATTAATAAGTAATATTATTAAGAAAAAATGTTTAAAAAAATCATTTGATTTATTGGAATCAAATGATTTTTGGTACACCACCACCACCCCCTCCGCCTTTTAAAAAACCTAAAACTCAAGAATGTGATTGGGAATCTATAGATTTTGAATCTACATCGCGTTTTCATTTTTTACGATGGGTGTAATGATGTTTGACGATTGCTAAACCAGCTAAAAAAAAAATATAAATATAAATATAAATAATAACTAAAAATGGCAAATCGTAATGGAAAATCAAACACAATATACATGATTATAGGAGTTCTAGTTGTACTCGGCATAATTGTAACTGCATATTTTCTACTGCAGGGCAATGGCAATGACCCAGGCGGTGGCGGTGGCGGTGGCGGTGGCGGTGGCGGTGGCGGTGGCGGTAGCGGTGGATGTACTCCTATAGGTGATGAAGTAGTAGACAACGTTGATACTTACTACCGCCCACCTAATGCAACTAGTTGTAAGGGTTGGGATTGCAAGATATATGGTCAATTCTGTCCACAAGGAGTAACTGGGGCAGACGATACGGGCTATTTATGTTCAGCGGTTGGTAAATGGGTAGCTGCTACAATAGATCAAGGCAGGTGTCGTCCACACACATGTATCGACAATTATGAGTTTTTTAGCGGAAAATGTGTAGAATCGGCTCCGGGGCTGCCTACAGGACATACCAAGTAGTGACGGTAGATTAGTAGCCATTGAAAGCATGAATGTAATTGAGGTCACCAGAACAGATAATAAACTTGCAAATGTAAAGATGTATCATGCGTCAGTCTATGAAAGCGAACAACGATATATTGATCAATACGGTCAATATTATCATTTGTATTATTGACGATGGGTGTAATGGTGTTTGACGATTGCTAAACCAGCTAAAAAAAAATATAAATATAAATAATAACTAAAAATGGCAAATCGTAATGGAAAATCAAACACAATATACATGATTATAGGAGTTCCTCTGAAAAAACAGGCCGATATAGTTACCCATTTTGGGCTTGATCCGTCGGTTGCTGCGAGTAAAACAACGTGATCCATCCAATGTCGAGGAATTTCCTTGTATACCCAGAATTTTTTGAACCTTTTGGACATTTTCCTTTAAAATTGGCTACCACAATAAATTAACAATAACAGTAGTGTTACCACCAATCTTCATTTTTTCACTCTTGACCTGTAGAACCAAAACCACCTTCGCCTCGTCCAGTTTCAGTCACTTCAGCAACTTCTTCAATTTCGGGACATTCACAGCGCTCACAAATAAGTTGAGCAATACGATAGCCTGGCTTAATTATAAATACAGATTTATCATGATTAAATAGTACTACTTTTACCTCACCTGTGTAGTCTGGGTCAATCACACCAGCTCCTACAGTTAGTCCATGTTTGACAGCGAGACCAGAACGAGGCGCCACGCGACCATATACACCAGATGGAAATTCAAAACTCAATCCGGTAGATACAACCGCGCGGTGCCCTGGTAGAATGACGTATCCTTCTGAACTGTGAAGATCGTACCCAACCGCTCCAGTAGTGGAACGTTGGGGAATAATTGCATGTGATACGAGTTTTTTGACTTTGAGGGACATTTTTTTTTTAATTTATATATTCATTTATTCTTTAATATCCTGTTCTTATCAAATCTTTAGCAAAGTCTTCGTCTGGTAACCACCGACCATTCAGTAAAATCCACCCATCTAACTCATTTTTGAGTCCTTTTTTTCCTTTATAATTCCATAATGTATATTGGTCTTTGACATTAGGAACTTTTACATCTTTTAAAAAATTTATTGCGCCAACTATAGTTGGGAAATTATGTTCATAAAATTTAACACCATTGGTATCCAGATTAAGTAAACCTACGTGACCTTCAAAAAAAGTTTTAATCATTTTTTTTATATTGTATAAATGATTAAAAATTTTAAGGCCAATTAAAAATAATGGGCCCATATTTATTAAGTAATCATGATTGAGATAATTGTTTGTACACTTGTTGCTATTGGCTACATCTACCTATTTACTAGAGGTATCCGAAATGTTTTTAAATCGGATACAAATTTAAATGTTTACCACATTGTACCTTATAATTGAGTACCGGTCGCCGTTACAGTTTTTTTATAAACTTTTTTTTTCACCATCTTTGTTTGTGTATTCAAACTCGTCCGCGTTGGCTTTCCGAGCTTTTTTTTTTTTAATCATTTTTCCCCACGAAATGTAAATTCTTCAAAATTTGTAACAGTAATTTTTTTGTTTTTAGTTAATTTATGTTTTCTCCTATCGTCTGCCGTATGATAAATAATTAAACACATGGCATCAGACATGTCGTGTTTTCTAATTTGATTTGTGTAAGAATCAAGATGTTCTAAATAAGGACCCGCAATTTCCTCTGTTTTTTTCTTTCTGGTCTCGTAATCGAAATGACCAATCATAAAATGTTTATGCATACTATTTGGTGAAATGAGTTTGATTTTGTCTCTGAAAATGTAAACTATCAAAGCCTCTACACTTGTCAAACCACCTGGAGGCTGTCTCTCAATTAAAATTGTGTCTGCGGAATAAAAAATATCTCTATAAGCTTCCACAAAATGAGCAACCAAATCTGCAACTTCATTAGTGTGGGGAATTGTGCATCCTAATGAACATCGTATGTTTGTAATATCAATTCTCTTTGCAAAATTTACTTCTGGCTCATATTCATCATTAATAAAGGCTTTAATTAAACCTAAATTGTGATATCCAACATCGATGCCAACTATTATCATTTATAATTGTTTTTTTTTAGTTAATTAATCTTTAAGATATACAACATTATGAGTTCCACCACCTATTATAGCTAATCATTTGTAATTGTCGTATTATCATACTTTGTATAGTCGCCATCGGATTCACCCTTGGCATACAGAGCTACAATATCATCTTCTGTAAGTATGATGGAACAGATACTGCATCTAGTTCCCTTGACAAATCAGTGCGTCATCATCGGAAGTTATCATTAGATTTTTATCACGACTCCAGCCTTGGCCCTGGCCCCCGGTCCAATTTTTAAGGTTATTTGTTATAGCGGGTGAACAATTATTGTGACTTACACATTGTGTGCTTTCCGGTCTTGAATCAACTTCCACCCATTCTGAATCCCGACATATGAACGACTTTCCATCCGCACCGGGGTTACCCTCTGGACAGAATTGATCTTCTATGTCACAACTATACCCATGACATGTATCTGCATCGGGTACGAGATGAGGGCAGGTAAAGTCAGTAGGTACTGAGTCATTAGTAAAGTTCAAACAGTCGCTCTGCTCGCCGCCGAAACCGAAACTTTCAACTATCCAATTAAGATTACACTTTTTATTTGTTGTTACTAAACATTGATTTGTAGACCCTCCCTTTCGCTCACTTTCGATGGGCATTTTTCTCCCATCAACAGTCAACCCACCGCCATTGAACCAACCATTTTCACAGTCGCAGTCGCCCTGGCTTCCATTAGGGTCAACTTCGGTGTTTTTTGGTGGGACACCATGATTATTACAATATTTGGCACTTGTAAATCCTTCATATTGACATTTGTCTCCTCCATAACCAGGTTTGCAATCACAAAATCCGAACTTGAAAGGGTCTGTGGAGTTTTGAACATATGTACTTCCATTTTTACACCCTGGATCTATTGATTTAACACACGGGGATTCTTTCGTGCCACTATAAATAACTTGAGGACTTTTTTTATTATACGCATCGCTCCACGGGCGAAATCTCTCCGGAATAAATGTTAAATTACCGTCGGCGTCCTTAAATACATTTCCTTTAGGATTACCTAACAGATTATTTATATCTATTGGAAATCCATGCCTTCCATTGTTGGTAGATCCTTTATTTTGACAACCCCATCCAAATAAAGGGGCAGCAGCTGTTTCGCCGTCGCTGTCTATAAATACATATTCCACATTCTTGTTGTCCACTCCGAATTCGGGCATTGTTAGGCTATTGAGTGTGTGTTCATATATATACTCATCTTTGTCCAGAGAATTACACGTCCAATATCTTTCTTGCCCAGCTGTTCCTGTACAATGTGGTTCAGTTAGATCATGGTCGGCTGTACAAGTGATTTGTTCCGCAGCGCCGCATAATTCAGGCTGATCGTCTTTGGATATACAATCGGGTATTTGAAATGATGAATGACGGTTACAAGAAGGCCTAGTTTGGCCGTCCGGGCAGTCTGGTGGTTCAGTAGTAGGACAAGCATAATTACAGCGCCAATGCCCCCCGCCCTGTCCGTCGCATGTGACAGGAGTTTCAAAATTAAGGTTGTCAAATTCCGTGCAAAATGATTTAACATCCGGATATTCTCCACAACCTGACGGTGGTTCAACACACGACCAATTTCCACCTGAATCACAAACAGCTATTGACTGGTCGCCGCTGTTTTTTTTGCAATTGTTATTTTTTTCCGTTTTTTGTTCCGTTGTTATTGCACAAGGGTGTGTGCTATCGATACATGACCAATAATATCCAGTGGAGGCATCACATACTGAAACTTCATCACCAGCACAAGGAGTTTGATCAGCCGGGGCTACATCATGCGGGACACACTTTGGATCTCCTGTACATGTCCATGTATAGTTTGTATTTGAGCTACATTCTGCAGTTTCCCATGGTTCAGCGCATACAAAATCACCTTGTTCTGGGCATTTATTTTTTTTAAACACGAAAAAATAAAGTAAAAGTCCTAGAACTACAAGAAAAAAAAATATTCCTAATCCAATTTTTGTTTTACTGTTGCTGGGCAATGGCGATGAGTTCGAAGCTGAGTTTAGCGGCATCTTTTAAATTAAATAAAATAAAATAAATGTCGTGTGTTTTTTTTAGTTAATTAATCTTTAAGATATACAACATTATGAGTTCCACCACCTAGTGTAGCTAATCTCTCTTCAGGTGTCGTTTCTTGATTAGAAACCACCCACCGTGTGTATTGATCGGTGCAAGAATCAGCTGAACACTTTCTTAGAATTCCTAAACATCCTAAATCACCTGTACATAACGCTTTGGCAGCAGTTAAAGAAGTTTCAGCCGGCGATGTCATAGTTCCTGGTCCACCTGTTGCATTTTGGGTCAACCCGGGAGAAAATCTTTTTGTTTGGTGTTCAGTGTATGTTACCGGACAGTCCCCACCAGTACATGATTGAATTAATTCGGTAGGGCACGCTTCTCTGTTTTCCACAGGTTGTGTTCTCGTTTGTTTACAATCACTATTACACCCTGACCATTGAGACACTACACAATCAACGTCTCCATCGTTAGAATAAGGACAGTCCCCACCAGTACATGATTGAATTAATTCGGTAGGGCACGCTTCTCTGTTTTCCGCAGGTTGTGTTCTCGTTTGTTTACAATTACTATTACACCCTGACCATTGAGACACTACACAATCAACGTCTGATGGAGCTCCTCCATCGTTAGAAGAATCAACGTCTGATGGAGCTCCTCCATCGTTAGAAGAAGGACAGGCCCCACCAGTACATGATTGACTTAATCCGGTGCACGCTTCTCCGCTTCCCACAGGTTGTGTTTCAATTGTTCTCGTTTGATTACAATTACTATCACACCCTGACCATTGAGACATTACACAATCAACGTTTGATGGAGCTCCTCCATCGTTAGAAGAAGGACAGTCCCCACCAGTACATGATTGACTTAATCCGGTGCACGCTTCTCCGCTTCCCACAGGTTGTGTTTCAATTGTTCTCGTTTGATTACAATTACTATCACACTCTGACCATTGAGACATTACACAATCAACGACCTCATCACATTGTCCATCTGTTAAATTATATCCCACAACACATTTACCCGGGACACATGTTTTAGTGTCATCTTCTTCGTCAACTTCGATTACGTATTCATCATCATCAGCGTTTTCTACTTTTTCATCATCTGTGGGTTCACATTCGTCTCCATCCTTTCTGTTATCTCGTATTACAAAATAAATTCCAACTACGATTACTATTAATAATATGATCCCACCACCAATTATAAGTGGCTGTTTACTTTTAAGTCCGTTATTCATATTTTTATATTAATTGTTGATATTTTTTTTTCTTGGATACAAATTACCACATTGAACCTTATAATTGAGTAGTTCGGTATATAACCATACCGGTCGCCGTTACAGTTTTTTTATAAACTTTTTTTTCACCATCTTTGTTTGTGTATTCAAACTCGTCCGCGTTGGCTTTTCGAGCTTTTTCTTTAGCCTTCATGAAATCATTCATCTTTTTTGGTTTCTTTTTTTCTGTTGTCATTCTTTTAATTAACACATACTTTTTTTTTAATCATTTTTCCCCACGAAATGTAAATTCTTCAAAATTTGTAACAGTAATTTTTTTGTTTATGTTTTCTCCTAAATAATTATTAAAAAAATAAAATTTATTTTAAATACAAGAACTAAATGATTTGTTCAATTTGTCTTGAGGATAATATAAATAAAGAAACCAAGTTAAAATGTGGGCATTGTTATCATTCTGAATGTATAGAAAAGTGGTTTGTTGAAAATGACACGTGTCCGTACTGTAGAGAACCACAAAATCCAACTGTTATATTTCATGATGATTGTAAGCCAGGTATAATCACAGAATATTTTGTTTCGCGTCTTATTTCAGTAATGATGTCTCTATCGGGTCCATGTAAAATTTTAGTCGATCCAGAAGGTTTAATCTCGATCGACTGACACAACTTCACATTCAGTTGCATTATCTGATTGTGGAAAGTTGATGACGAGAGCATTTTTGAGCCCAGTCAATTTTAAATAATTTTCTGCTTGTTTTTTCATAAGTGAATTTATTGTTTTTACGGCTTTTAGTTCTAAAATAATTTCATTATTTACAATTAAATCTGCACGAAGATTTCCAATTGTGTGATTTTTAAATACAATTGGAACAATTCGTTCAGTTTCATAGGGCACTCTATTTTTTCGAAGTATTACTTCCATTGCATTGTGATACACACGTTCGCTGTAACCAACACCAAGTTCTCCAAATACTTCATTGGCGAAATTTTTATACTGGGACGGCTCCATTATATGAATTAAGATTCCACCTTTTATCTATGTATAATGTTCGGTTCGTGTATCGTTTATAAATCGTGTGGAATACTGTATTTGTATATTCTCGGAGTTCTTCAAAAATTGTTAGTTTTTCCCGGATACGATCTTTGGCAGCATCTCCTCCACGAGTGAGTTGTGCCGTTTCTTGAACAAGCTGTCTCATCAAATCGCCGCCAGTATCCGTAATCATGGTCAAAATATTTCTCATATCTCTTATTTTTTCGTATTTCTTTTCTCTTTGTTGAATTATTTTCTTAAAATCCACTTCGGATAATTCATTCATCAAAAATTTGACTCGCAAATCGAGATTATTTGGATTGTTTTCCTCCCTAAAATTATATTGGAGTTCGTAATTTGTTATATGCGACAATTGTCTATGAATATCATGTATCATTACAGCTGACTCGGGTTGCACACCCAAACTCAAATGTCTTCCTCCATAAGTGTAAGGTTGACGACCAAATGCATCATTCATTTCATAAACTGTTGGCATACCACCACACGGGATATCACCGTGGTTTCTCCCGACGGCTCCACCTCGTTGTTGAAACTCATAGAAATGAGGATTGTGAATAACTCCTAATTCTATTTTACCTGTGTTCCAATTATAAGCCACGTGACAAGACGGACACCACATCTGGTTACACCCACTAATTTTGAAATGCAGAGTTCCACATTTGGGGCATGGTTTGGTATCTTTCTTGAGAAGTTCAACCGTTTTCACGGAATCTGGATTACATTCATGTTGTTCTTCTCCACCACCGTCGTTTTTTTTGATTTCGTTACATTTGGAACAAATGTTATTATCACACACTTCACATTTCCAGCGTGTGGTAAGAAAACCTTTGCAATCATCAACCGGGCATTTACGAACAAATTGTTTTTTTTCACTTGGACCTGCTTCATCGTTCGGTGCATAACCATTTCGTAAATTAACTACCCGAGTTCTTAAATCCTCACAGTAATGTCTTTGACGATCAAGTTCTGATTCTGCAGCTTCAAGAAGTTTTTGTACTTCTCTTGCTTCCCTCCGTCGAGCAACGTGAATCTGTGATTCCGGCAACAAACATTTTTCGCGTTGCAAAAGAATATTTTCGCGATGAAGTTTATATTCCTTATTTCTAAATATTTTCGTGCAAGATAAATCTACAAACTCGCGATTCCAAGTGCGTTTGCATCCCATACAATGGGCGTCATTAGATGACGTGAGTAAATATTGCTGAATACATGATCTACACGCAATAAAATCACAAAATGGACATTCAACCTTTTTGTGATTTTGTTTATTGAAAGTTTCGCAACAAATTTGGCAATCCATTTTTTTTTTCTTATCTTAATAAAGTTTTATTTTTTTAATTAACTTCAACTTTTTTCTGAGTCTTTGAAGTTGACTGTTCTACGGTCACACCAGAATTTTTAACAAAATTTTTAAGATGACTACTCTGTTTTCCCCGTTCTATTTTTTCATTTTCTAATTTTTTTAATGTTTTATTCATATTTTGAACTCTCGGTGTACCAACAATTTTTCCGGAATTTATTTTTTTCACATTATTATCAAATTGATGAACAGTGGATTTATAAGTTGTAGTTGCTTTTCTCAAACCATTTCTGTATTTTGTTAAATTATTAATTATATTTCTTTTATTATGTAATTTAGTTTGTAAAGTCTGAATTTCTAAAAGTAATTGAGCAGCAATTTTTTCATATTTATTTTTTCCGTTAAGAGCATTATTCCCATTGTTGGTTAGAACTGTAGATTTAGCAGGTATCATTTTGTCAATTATTAATTACTCTATATTTTCTTTTGAAGTCTCTCAAATTGAGAAATAAGCGCATTTACATTCGCTTTCATAGATCTTCTTCTTGCTACAAGTTCGTCTTGAGCTTTCTTATTTTTATTTGCTTCCTCTTGTAGTTTTTGTCTCGTGTTAACATTTTTAGCTTTATTAATTAATTTTTGAGCATTATTTTTTCTACCAATTGCACCTTTAATTTCGGTAATGTATCTATCCATATTTCTAATTTTGGGGCATCCACTTGATTTATTATTGGTTTCTACATCACAATCAGATAATTGCTTGTATGTTTTCTCGAGGTCTGGATGTCCAGCAAGAAGTTTACTAACTTCTGCTTTGAATTCAAGTTTAATATCCAATATAGATTTAGATAAAGTAACCACGTGTTTATGAAGACTATCAACAAGCTTTTGTCCAATAATTGTATTATCAAAGTTGGTTTTTTTAGCGCGGTTTAACATGCGTCCAGTATCTTTCCATAATTTCTTAGCTTTTCCCGCATATTTACCATCACCTCTTGGTTCTCCGTTTTGGTTTTGTTTCGCTGCGGGTGGCGGAGGGGGTGGTGGAGGAGTATTAAAAAATGTTGTAGCAATATTAGCAGCGATATTGGCTTGACGCGCGTTATTGTTAGCAGCATGGGCAGCATTTGTTGTTACATTTTTAGCATTGCCTGGTACATTTGGGTTACGCTGAACCTGGCGCTGAGCTTGTCGCGCTGCGGAAGCCGCGGTGGTGGCGGCGGTGGCGGCGGCGACGGTGGCGACGGTGGCCTGTCTGGCAGCCGCACCCTGTTTGGCAGCTGCCTGTTTGACAGCTTGTTGGGCATTCTTGTTGGCTTGAACAGCAACTCTGGCATTTTTTACTACCGCATTTACTTGTTTAGCTGCAGAGTCAGCATCGCGAATAATATTGTTTACAGATTTATTAGGATTAGCCATAATATTCTGTATAACGCGTTTAGCCGCATTGGGATTATTTTTTCTTAACTGTTTAAGACGAGGACCGTTTGGTCCACTCATTACATTACCAACCGTGCGCGCTTTTGCCATATTTTATATTTATACAATTAAATTATATTTTTTTTTGTAATCGTCGAAGTTCTTTCATCAGTTTATTTATCATTTCTCTTTCTTCTTTTGGTTTAGAATTATTGAGAGATTTGCGTTTTACTTTAATAGTAATTTGCATAGGGTCAGCGATTTTACGTTTTCTGAGTGCTTTCACTATGTTGCTTTTGACCGCTGGTGCACCAACTTTTTTCCCTATGGATTTCAGTTTTTTAGCTTTTGGAAGCTTCCTGAACAAAACTTTATAGTTTTGAACAGTAAGTGGTGAATTTTTGTTGAGGTAGTAATATTTACCGTTTACGTCATTTACTCGCATTTGATTTGTGTTATTTTTTAAAAGTGCGCGAACAATTGAGTCCATGTTTTTTTTATAAACTAAACAAAGAATTTAAATAAAGAACTCGGTTGTTAGTATAGTAAAGTAAAGTAAAATGATTACACGTTCCAAATTTTATCCAAATTCAGCTGCAAGCCGATCAGAAAAAGAGCACGCTCGCGCTACACTAAAAAAATCAGCAAATCCACAAAGTGTTCCTTTTTTTGTTGTAGATTTTGAATCGTTTAAAAATGGTGAAGATGTAGGAATTTATCAGATTGCATTTACTGGTTGTTATTGGTATGGACCGCGAATCCGAACTCGAGCCAATACAACATTTGTTATTGATGTTATTGATGTTAAGACACATGCTGAAGAAATGAATGTGAATAAAAAATGGAATGAACGTTTGATTTCTGGTCAGAACACTGCATACGAAAACGATATCCCGCATCTTACAATGACTTTACAAGACGCCATTAACATGCTGTTGGATTATGTTTTGTCTTACGGAAATGGAAATCTCATGTCTTTTTGTTATGAGCTTGATATGCAAATTGTTAAGAATACTGAGACATTTCTTAACAAGAAGAATGGAACAAGTCTAAATATTTTCGATGATCCTCGATGGCATTTACTCAACCATATTTGTATTCGTAGCATGTTGTCAAATGACTGCCCAAAATACATGAAATCTTTTTACAGTTTCGCGGAAAATTACAAACTGTTTACAAAAAATAATAATTATAAGACTCGTCTGGAGACACATAGTTGTTTTGCGCGTAACTCACTGGATTATAAACAAAACCACGACCCAATCAATGATATTTTTGACTCTGTTGTAGTATTGCAAAAGGCCGCAAAATTTGACGGATGTCCTATTTTGAACGACGACGACCATCTTGAAGAAGTAGTAAATGTTCCGTGTCTGAAAAAAGAAAGATCTATGTATTCTGCCCAACAAAGACTAAAATTGGCAGATGAATTGCAAGCGCAATATGAGAATGACAATGCTATTATACATGGCCTTTCAAAAACAGCGTGATTTTTTCATTTTCAGACATACTAAAATTAAAAATATTTACACCTGTTAAATTTAAAATTTTTTTGTTTTTGTAATTGTCATAATCCAACCGATTATTCAAAATCTGATTTAAAATAATTTCTAAATAAGTTTTCAAAGACGTAATTTTTTCATAATGTACAAATTTACTCTTTATTTGTAAAGACATTACATCTTCATGGTCTTTATTTAAAAAAGCCATACCAGGAGTTTCTTCTACCGTCCCTCCATCTAAATAAAGGAAATCACCAAATTTATATGCACAAAAGATAAATGGAACTGTCATTGACATGCATAGCGCTTCCGAAACTTTCATTTGTGGGTGTGAATCAACTGAAAAGTAGTCAGTTGTGGATTTATTTACACAATACGCAGTCACATGAAATTTTTTATTAGTTTTTTCAAATAATTCTTGAAAAGAAAAATCTTCACAATGAAAATCTATAAATGCTTTCATTTTATCGTGATTTACCAACCCAAAAGACGATAAAACATTCGTTAATTCTGGTTGAACTATTGATGGAATATCAACACTTAACAAAATGTTCAAGATTTCACCAATTGATTTACCTAAAACCAAAAATAACCCAATTAAAGAGCCTGCTGAAGATCCAGCAATTTCTTCTAAATTGTCAAGTTCTTTTTCAATTTTTTTAAGACCTCCTAAAATAGCAAATGCACCCATGGCACAGGGGCCTAATATGAGGAACTTCATAATCTTAATAATAACTAGGAAACTGCTTTCTAAGTAAGGCAAAAACGATGGCAAACACTAAAGCGTGCACTAAAGATGATAAAAGACTTGTCTGTCCAGAAAAGTACATCCCTTTCGAGCCTTGAGGTAAAGTCAATAACATACCTGGGCTGAGAAGAACAAACAGAATACCGGGAATGATTAAATCATTTTTGCTAATAACAATACCCATTGATTTAGCTACAAAATGGTATACTATCATAAATACCAAAGCGTGAAACAGAACAGACTTAAATGATGTCTGAAGCGTGTTAAATTTTGTCGTGTATGGGAACTGAACGATAATACCTGGGCTGAAGAGTGCGAATAAAGCAGCTGGAACTGCAATTTTTTCGGATGTGATATCAATCATTGTATTTATATATTATTACGTAGCATTTTTACTTGGAAGTTTTGATGAAAAGTTGTAAATTCCGGTGCAAAAATCATCAAAGTCACCTTCGTTAAAAATATCACGTTCGATACATGTATCTTTCAGGTATCCAACAATACCTTGCCACATATTAAATAGATCTGTGGAATGCCAAGTTTTCCATTCTTCATATTCCATGGGCTGATTGGGTAATGGATTCTCATCATAATCCTGATCATTATTATTATGATGAGAGCCGCTCTGGATCGCTTCGTTTTTGTAGTGTGACCAAACCATGATTCGACTGGGTTGTTATACTATATATACACCTGATTTTTTTAACTATCTTTTTTTGTATTAATTCCAGTAAGACTGATTATATTTGAATTTTTAATTTCTAAATTATCAATAATACAATTCATGGCTGTTTCTGTCTTAACTTCATCACCACCGAAATGTTTAAGAAGACCACTTTCTACTTTATCTTTTGTTAGCGCTTGTTTCTTTTTAGTTGACCTGAGGGACACTTTACCTTTTTTAAGATTTATATTATCAATTCCCTTTTCTGACATAAAGCTCATAATGTAAGTTTTCAATTCTTTCTCTTTCTGATTTAGAAGTTTCATATCTTTTCGTGCTTCACCTAATTGTTTTTTTAAATTTACCCACTCTGACATTTTTGTGCGGAATTGGTCGGATATATCTTCTGACATGTTGTTTTATAAATTAAAGAACTTGTTACCTTTAAGTGCAAATCTTTCTCTGCATTAAATCAGGAACAATCGTAGAGTTATTCCATGTGTATGGTTGTTTTGGGTTGGGTGGGTCCGCGCGCACCTGTTGGTTTGCATTTCTCAGAGTACCACCAATGGTTTCTGGCCAGCCAATTTGTTGTCTTGGGTCCAGAAAATTTTTACCTTCCAGGATCTGATCTGGTGAGAATTCGCCAAAATTTTCCTGAGATGCAACTTCACGTGGCAGAAGTGAAGAAGCTAAACCAGTGCCGCTATTCATGGCTTTAAGGTCAATCTGGGTGCCATCAAGACTGGCTGGAGCAAAACCTTGAGCATCAACATCGGACCCTACTACACCCGCACCATTAGCCGCCTGTTGTGGAGTATCATACCCTGAACGAGATGATGAGCAAATAAAATACATAATAATAGCTACAATAGCGATAGCTGTTAATGAACGGCGATTTAAGTTTTTCATTGTTTTTATATATTATTCAATAATTTTTTTTTTCAAAATAAATCTTCATCGGAGGATGAAACTGATTCGTCATCCTGAAACAAATATTCTTGAACTTTCGGTTTCCGGGGGGGAGGTTTCATCCTAACCTGAACGATCCGCCACACTGAACCATATGATTTATTCCTAAACCAAACTCCCGAAAATTCTAGAACTACATCACATACTGTGGATTCCGTGAGAAGTTCTGTATCAGATATTTGTTTGGTATGGGTATAAATGTTGGTAAGAACTTTGTTTTTGTTCTTAAGTTTTGTAACAATCATACAGTCATTGGTTAGACTTTTATTGTATGCAGTTTCAAGTACTTTGTCTGAAAGAACTTTACCAAACCACGCTTGTGAGTTTTGTTTCGCAGCATCTATATTTTTAGAATCAAAATCATTGATTTTATTTTGCCCTGCTTCATTTAGACTTATTGTTACCTCATCTTCCTCGAAATTTGAAATCAAAGTAGAATTATTTAACTGTACAATAATTCGTATATCATCGTCATTGAGTACTTTAGAATAATATCGACCATCAGGGAGCTGTGTCGGTGCGGAGTATTTCATTTTGTTTTAAAATAATTATGTATTTATTCTTTAAACCAAAAAAATATTTTTGTAATATAAACATGAATTGTAAAGAAGGAAATACATTTATTGATGATTATGGTAGTATGAAAATTTCATCATGTGACCATACTTTTAAAACTAAGAAGTGTAAATGTTTTGCTACCGGTGATACTGAATTCCCACATAAAGAACAGTTTTGTGGATTTGAACAAGATGGTTTTATTTTCCCGTGTGATGTGGGGTGCTGCGGTGACGGATGTCCTGGACAATGCCCAGGTATAGAACCAAAACCACCAGCAGACGTAGTCGAAGCAGACGTTCAAATCATTAATAATGAAGACAAAGAAATAAAAAAAGTGGTAGCTACTATTTTGTTACTTATTCTCGGTCTCATATTAATAAGCACACTGTTATTGTTGAAAAAGACTTAAAGAAACAAGCATATGTTATAATATATATAATGACTGAAGTAACTCTCGAATCCATGAACACGCTTCTTCTTAGTCTGACCAAAGAAGTTAAGACACTTTCAAAAATCATGCGTAAAGTTCGCAGTTCACAGGAAGATCCTACCGGGGAGAAAGCTAAAGCACGAGCTACCAATAATGGGTTTAACCGTGAACTCGAAATTAGTCCAGAGCTTCAGACTTTTCTTGGTCTTGAAGCGGATACTAAAATTTCACGTAGTAATGTCACTCGTCAAATTAACATATATATTAACGAGAATAACCTCAAACACCCTGATAATGGACGTCATATTATTCTTGATGATAAGCTTAAGGCCCTCCTAGAACCAGCTGAAGGTGTGCAGGTAAGTTTTCTCAATATTCAGAAGTATCTATCAAAGCACTATGTCAAGACTGAGAAGGAAAATAAACCGCCTGTCGAGAAAAAGGAGCCGAAGAAGCGTCCAACTGTATCCAAGAAAAATACTTAAAAATAAAATAAAATATAATAATATTATAAAATTAAAATGTTTGAAATCCGTCAAAATGAATTACTTGCAGAAGATTTCATTTTGGTTGACCCACCGCATATATCTAAAAATGATATAGAAAAATTAATTGGAACAAAACTCAACGATATTGATATTTATCAAACAGCTTTTACACACAAGTCTGCACTCAAAAAGTATAGACTTACAGAATCTTTTGAAACTTTAGAATTTATGGGTGATTCTGTATTAGGATTTATAATTACAAAATTCCTGTTTGATAAATTTAAGAATGAACAAGAAGGATTTCTCACAAAGGCGCGCACAAAATTAGTTCGTGGACAAACATTAGCAAATATTGCTAACAAATTAGAACTCTATAAATGGACTTTGATGGATGACAAAGGAATGAGAAACAATTGGCATAAAAATCCCAAAATTTTAGAAGATGTTTTTGAAGCTTTGATTGGTGCAATTTATATGGATCTGGGTCTTATGCACGCAAAGAAATTTGTTTTAAACATTTTTAACAATCCAAACTATATAGATCTCAATTGCATTTCGGTAGATGATAATTTCAAAGACAATCTCATGAGATATTGCCAATCAAACAAATTTCAATTGCCAGTGTACAATGTAATTAACTTTCAAAACGGGATTTTTTATATTACGGTCAATATAAACGGAAATGACATAGGGTCAGGAACAGCCAAAACCAAAAAACAAGCCGAACAAAATGCAGCAAAAAATACCTTGGATATTTTACTGAAATAGCCGATCTTTGATCATAAAATTACCGATATCGATTTTAAACTAATTCTTTAAGCCATTTTTTTTTTATTTAATTATTATATATATAAAATGAAATTTACACCTTATGGTTTTTTCGTCTCTCTGGCAACACTTACTTTTATGTGTATTACAAAAAAAATATCTTTCCAGGTTGGATTAAGTATTATATTATCGATGTTTATACAGACTAAAATATGTCACAATTGTAATTCTGTATATTCACTTGCATCTTATTTAACGATTCTGCCTATTTTAATTTTATTATTTGTGAATGATTGTCGTGATGTTAAAATTATATTATTTGCGTTCTCTGTCGCGTTTGCAACTGGCAGGATAGGCTGTTATTTTGCTGGTTGCTGCACAGGCAAAGAAGTAAAGAATAAAAATGATTTAGGTATAACATATAAAAAAGGTAGCGTAGTTGCTGACAAGTATACACACAGAGAAGTTAAAGTATACCCGACAATATTTTTGGAAATATTATTTCAAGTCTTTATTGCATATTCAGTATTTAATAGTCAACATGGAATATTATTGTTTGGTGTTTTAAATGCATTACTAATTACTCTAACAAATTCATGGAGAATGGTTTCACGAGTAAATGAAAACAGTCACATGCCTATAATAGGCTTATTGTTGTTTAGTTATTTATCAAGTTTAAAATGTTCTGGTAGTATAAAAAATATAAATATAAACGTTGGTTATAAAAATATATATTTAGTAATTGCTAGTATTCTTGGGATTGTTGTCAGTAATGATATAAACTTTAAAAAAAGTAATTATTCTTCTTCTTCTTCTTCTAAATAAACAGTTTTTCTTATTTCGTGTTCCATTTTTTTCATTCCAACGCAAAATATTACAATTCCACCTAAATATATAACTGAAAATATTATTAATATCATCATAATTAAAGTAATAAATTGTTATATTTTTAAGCAAATATGGAAATGCATCCACAAGTCCAAAAACTCATCTCAAAAGAATACGCTGAACAAAGGTCAGAAGAATGGCTCCAATTGAGAGGGAAAATGCTGACGGCAAGCGACGCCGCGACAGCCATAGGTGTAAATCAATACGAAAAACCAGAAGGACTCATTCTCAAAAAATGTGGGTATAATAAATTCACTGGGAATGCGGCCACTGCCCACGGAAATGAATACGAAGACGAAGCAAGAGATATTTATTGTGAAAAATACAATGAAGTATCTCACGAAATTGGGTTGTATCCACACCCAACAATCAAATGGTTAGGAGGTAGTCCAGACGGAATCACTGAAAGTGGAAAACTCCTGGAAATCAAGTGCCCCCTCATGAGAAAAATCACACCCGAAGTTCCCGAACACTACATGCCACAACTGCAGCTTCTGATGGAGATTTTAGACCTTGAAGAAGCAGTATTTATCCAATATAAACCAATCAAAATAACATGGCCAGAGGAACCAGAATTTATGGTGACAGAAGTAAAACGAGACCGACAATGGTTTACCGATAAACTACCAATTATGGATGCTCTATGGAAACGCGTCCTTCATTACCGAGAAAACGGCGGTGTCGAAGAACTTTTGCCCCGTCCAAAAGCTACACGGAGGAGGGTCAAGAAAGCAGAAAACAAAAAATGTGAAATTACTTCAGTTGAAGACGATGATTTTTTTGTAGATGATTTTTAAGGGGACATGATGACAAATTGTGAATGTTGTTGCTGTATATGTCTATGTTCATACTATTCTTTAATTTTTTCAATATTTACTAAAATTTATTATGATGAAAAAAATATGTCTGAATACTCCTAACACACACACACACATTCAATTCTCTCATCACTCGCTCGCAATGGATGATTTCATTCCCATTATTAACGACAACTTTCTCATCACGTTCTGTGCCGCCACCAACTCGTTACCTAATGACATTCAACGGATTATATATAAAAAAACACTTTGTCCATGTCCAGTACCAAATGCACCAAAAAAAGTAACCCCTTCGCCCCGTCTTGTCAGGTTGATGGAAGGTTGGAAAGTTAGAAGGAAACTGTATTAACCAAATGTATTTTCCCCTGAATATAAAATGTACATAAAACCATCTTCGTTTTTGGAACGTTCATACAAAGTTGTAATGAGTTCAGATGTTGAAGGCATCTTATTGTCAACAAAAACGAAAATGGCTTGCTCTGACTTTAATTTAAGTCTTTTTCGAATAACATACAAAAATTGACCTACTGTCATTTCTTTAGGTACAAGATATTTATGTTTATCTAAATCGGGTAAGTTTGCGTTTGGTTTAGCTTCAACTATAATAGGAACACGGTCGGGATGTCGAACAGTAACCCGTGATGATTCGGATAGACGTTCTTCAACTGTAAAGTTTTCTCTGAAGTTGAACATATTTTTTATAATTAATAAAGAAATTATTTATTTAAATAAATTATTTATTTAAATAAAACTCTTGGTCGACGTCCACGTGGCTTACTATTTGCTGTCTGTTGCGGACGTCTCATATTTGGAGGCTTATGAGAGTTTAATATTAGCTGATTTAGGAAACTGAGTTCTCGTAGAATTTTCTGTAAAGCTTTTCTTTGACCTTCCGTGTTCCCGTGTTTAAAATGTTCTCTTAAAAGTTTTTGAGCAATTAAAGACTTTTGAAAATTAAATAATTTAGATGGAGAATTTGAGATTGTTCTATTAATTTTTTCACGGATTAATCTATTTTGTGTTCTTTGATTGTGACTAAATCGTGAGGGAGAGGGGGCATTTATTATTTCACCACTTCTACCATTGATATATGAAAATTTTCCATGACGGATATTTGGTCGTTGACCGGTTGAAGTAATGAAAGAAATAGTTGGAAAATATGTTTTTAAAAATTTCTGCTCTGCCACACTTGTAGAATATTTACCAGTTTTATTCTTTGCCTTTTTTGGTTTACTCACCACCTGCCAATTGTTCATGTTTTTTACTTATAATCAACAAAAAAAAAGTGTTTGAACAATCCTAAAAGAAAAGAATAATACATTCAAACAAATGCCTACTCGTATGACATTTGAAACCTACGACCAGTGGCTCAAACAGAAAACTTCTTACGAAAACGTATTAAAACAAAATCCTACTCGCACTTCTGTTGAAAATCTTCTCAAAGAAATAAACAAAAAACTCGCAACTGCTGTTGTTGTTGCAAAATGATGAATGATTTTGTATATTTTGGAAGTGGGATGAATAAGGATATGAGTAAGTTATCTAATTTTTGTAGGTCTCATTTTAAATTTAAAGGTATTATATGGCCGAGTGCTGAACATGCTTTTCAGGCTATATTAAAATTAGATAAATCTGAATGGCCTCGTTTCAGTGTAGATGGAGAATTTGGAAAGTTAGGAGAAGGTCAAGATTATTGGGGTCCAAAAAAAAATGGAAAATTAGAAATGATTGGTATAGTTGCAAAAAAAATTGTAAAAATATTGAAAAATAAACCACAAACTCATTCTCTTCATGAAATGTATGAATTATTTCTGAAAATTTTAATTCAAAAATACAAACAAAATGAAGAACATAGAAATGTTTTATTAGGTTCTGGAAATAAAACGCTTATAGAGTTTTCAAGAAGTGCAAAAAGAGAAAGTTTGAAAGGTCGTGTTCCGTTTTGGACTGGTTTAGTTGACGATGAAGGTAAGTTATGGGGTAAAAACATTCAGGGTGAAATGCAAATGGTAATTAGGGGTTATTTTCGTGAAAAAAATGACTAATTTTTTTGTTTGAACTTCCAACCACATTTTTTTCGGTCAATTGAAAAAATAAAATAAAAACTAAATTGTAAAACAATGAAATATTTTGGATCAAGAGCTGAAGTTATGCACGGACTCGCTAAGATGACAACAGGTCGTCTTATCAAAAAAGACCTTACTTACTCAAGAGACGGTAAACGCATTTATTCTAAAAAACAAATAAAAGCCGCTAAAAAGAACCCAGGACTCAAAGCTTGGAGAAGTGCAATAAAAACTGCTAAATGTCAATTGGATCTTCCCCAAAAAGGTCCAGGCGCCTTTATTCCTATTAAAGGACCCCTGAAAAATAGAGCGCGCGATATCAGAAAATGTGGCTGCCAATAAAAACAAACAGCTGATGGCACACCGAGGGCACACCGAGGCGCTCGAGCGAGCGCCTGGGCCAGATACTACCAATCAAAATAAATATATTGGGTTAATAATATAAAATTAAAATTATGGTCTCCAACACAGCAACCAACTTTGAGAACAGCAAGCATCGTCGCATCTACCAAGGTGCCCGTGGTGGGTTTTTTATTCGTCGCCAGAAGCCTTCAGGTGGTGACGAAAAAGTCTACCATCCAGTAGCCAAATTCCGAACCAACGCTGATGGTCACGCGAGCAAACTGTCAAATGAAAATCGCGGCAAGGTCCCCAACGCTATTCGCCCTGCGGTCCGCAAGACTCGCAAGAACAAAGGTGTGAAACGCAAAGGTGGATTTGGTGCTCTTGTTAAACGCCATGCAAATAACGTACCAAATATGATTGTCAACCTTCCCAACCTTCCCAACAACAACAACAGCCGTGGTTTTGGTGGTCTGGTTGCAGTAGGCCCGAACCCAAACAATGTTATGATGCCCCGTGTCCGCAAAACTCGTTCAAACAAAGGGGTCAAACGCGGTCCACGCAAAGCTAAAGCAGCTGTTTAATCAACTTTTGCTGCCAAATAGAATTTGAGTTCACCCAAATCGGCAATGTTATATTTTAGAACCAGAAATCGGTTATCAAATTCTTGCATGATTTGAACTGTTGAACACATCCCCGTTGCCTTTGTAAACATGTTTAGATATTTCAGAGAATACCGTCCCTGTATAGTTCCTTTGAATGGTGTTTCATCTGCGCATTCGATAACTGTTTTTTGGTCTGCAAAGTCGCCTTCACATTGAATTATGAATTCATTATCTTTGCGGATAATTTCAACATCCGTTGCCAGATTATTCATGTCTCGGCAGATTCTCTGAAAGTTAATAGATGGCATAGTTGTTACACAGTCCATTTTAAGTTCTGGTTTTTGGATTTGGTCTTCATCTATATCCAACAACTTAAGACTAAACTGTGAATAACTATTTTTTGATTTATTTTCAATTTTCATTTTGAAAAATTCACTGGTTTCAATTTCTCCTATAAGGATATCGTTATTCGAAATACTTTTAAGAAGTTTGTATGTATTTGAAATATTAAACCCAGCACTCAATTCATTATCTTTAAAAATATATTCTTCAAAGTTTTCTGCATTAAGACGTAGATCAACAAGAGCTGCCCGAGCTGTATCCAAAGTCAAAATACTGATACCATCCTTATTGAAATAAATATTAACATCATTGAGAATATCCTTAAGAACTTCAAATACAGCCTTTACCGCCGTAGCCTGAACAGTCTTAAACTTCATTATATTTTACGTGTAAAATAAACATTCTTTTTAACTGACCTTTTTGTTTATTTTATCCTGAAGTTCTGGTGTCATTGCAGGCTGTAAGGCCATTCCATAATTATTTAAATTAAACAAATTTCCCCCTTCTTCGTCTCCTCCCTCAAGTGAACAACACCCACTCCAGCCGCCACCCACTTGACAATGGGATATTTCTTCCGGTGGTATAAGAGATTCTAACCATTTTTTACACTCTTGACCTACTAAAATCTGTTTTTTATTTGTAATTATGGTTGGGACACTTGTGACATACTGTTTATAATCGGGTGGTAGACCATGTGTATCAACACAGTGGAGTCGTGTAATTTGTTTTAATTCTTCATGAGAGTTCAACAGGTCCAATACATTTCTTGAGTGTTTGCATTTATCACTGTATATCAGCAGAGCCATTTATTATTATTACTATTTCATCTTTTTTTTGTAAAAAAAAATTAACGCATAGTAATAATAATGAATAAAGATATCCTTGTCGTATTAGGTGTAGTTGCTCTCTTATGTCTTGCCACCTCAAAAGAAAAATTCACTGAAATTTTTGGTCTAGCTGGATACTCAAAACCAATTTTAGATGTAGAAATTAACAAAGAACTGAGTGGTGTAGAATACTCACAGTATGATGAAAAGCAGGCTCATGTATCACCTGATACATTACAGGAGATTATATTTACAATACAAAGATACATGGAAAGCCAGGGCGTGGATTGGACATACGCAATTGAAACAAATGACGTTAAAAAATTTGTAAATAAAACTGATCCAAGCAAAGTTGTTTATAAATGTAGATTTATGTTTATGTATACAAAAGGATTTCCATTTGGTTTTGGTGTAACAGCAGACATCATGATGGCACCTAAACCAACAGTTATTGGTATCCAGACCCAACCAATGGCTAATCAAACCAAACAGCCTATTTCACCATTTAATGCGGATCTTAATGACAATTTTGTGAATTATCAACAAATTGTAAAATCTATGTAGTTAGTAAAATATGATTATTGATATCGACAAAATAAAACAGATTGAAGAAACACGAAAAAAAGTAAGAAAAGAAATTTACACTAAAATTTATGAACAATTTTCAAGAAAAATCATGTATGCAGTACATAATAATCAAAAACAAGTTTTTTTGACTGTTCCCGGATACATGATCGGATATCCAGTTTTTGATAGAAATCTTGCGACAAATTATCTCAAAAGACAACTTGAGCGCAATAAATTGAAAGTTATTCAGATTTCAGATTTTGAATTTCATGTTTCATGGGGAAAGAAAAAAAAGAAAGAAAAAGAAAAAAAAACTGTCGATTTAGATGACGATGAAAATTTTCCATCATTGATTAACTTAAAAAAAGCTGCATCAAAATATAGACCTGCGTAATTATTATTTTAGTTTTTTATATGTGTAAAATAATAATGGATAATAATAATCTTAATATTTTGGTTGAAGCAAAGAAAGAGTACATGGAGCAGCTGGGATTACTGATGTGTCCACTTATGATTCAAACATTTTTGGATCTTTATGAAGAATCTTATCAAATGGCTAAAGGTCGTCAGGCTTTAAAACAATACCAGAAACTTCTAAAAGAGGTCCCAAATTGGAATAATCATATAGTAAAACAACATACACAAAAACTAACAGACTGTTGTTCATGGTTTAGTGATTTATTGGCCGCAGTGTTTGTAAGTAATGTTAAAATTTTATCATCCGTTCGACTTAACTCACAGAATAAGAAAATTCAGATTAAATTGCCGTCCAATGAAGTATTTGTTCATGGTTGTTATGTAGCAGCAGCGAAAGATTTGTACAAAAATCCGTTTATTTACCACGAAGATAATACAGAACACGAACGTGACACCGATTTAACACCTCGATTCAAGACGTCTATAGAATCTACAGTAAAAGACATGATACCAGTCCAACAAATTTTACATACTTATATTTCTCAAGGTGAATCGATGGAAGATAAGAAAATTGATTTTGACAATGAAGAACCACAAGACACAGAAGACCCAGATGTAAATGAAGAAGGTGGAGAACCGGAGCCAGAGCCAGAGCCAGAGCCAGAGCCAGAGCCAGAGCCAGAGCCAGAACAAACGGAAGAAGAACCGAAAAATATACCTGTTACATCTTCTCTTTTAACACCAACTCCACCACCACCGACAGAGACAAAACAAAGCGAGGACAAGGACGAGGACGAGGACGGGGATGTACTTTTCCCCCGGGCTCCGGAATAAAAAAAGAAAACCTTAGGTAATTATAAAAAAAACAAAAAAATGGATATTAGCGAACAGTTAAGAGATCCATTTGGCGCTGCAGTAATTGCTGGTGTTATTACTGCTGGTTATATTCATTTGAAAGCAAAAATGAATAACGAAGGTGTATTACCCACAAGTTCTTATACCAAACCAGCCATTCTTAATGCTCTCATGGTATACTTTATTATTTCAGGTGGTTTAGGAGCAAAAGAGAAAATATCATTAGATCCATTTTAAAAACTTAAAGACAATAATCCAATATATTTTAATACTACCTATGACTTCTGTAACAGCTTTTAATGATATGATGCTGCAGTTTCTGTGTGAGCTCAAAGATACTTTTCCAGAAGAAAAAGCGATCAAAAAATATGCTGCATCATTTGATATTATGAGGAAATCAAACCCGCGAAAATGTGTAGAGGTTTATATGGCCGAGATTGGACCATTTTCACAGCGTGTCACATCAAAAGACGAGACTTTGCTTGATGAAGAAAATCTTACATTTCTAAATGACATAAACATTAAAAAGCATTGGACATCTGAATTGTCTAATAATACAAAAGATGCTATTTGGCAATATCTCCAGACACTTTATATGTTGGGTACAACAATTACAGCATTTCCAGCCGAAACACTTGGCATGATTGAGAGTGTTGCTAATAGTATGGCTCAGAAAATCTCAGATGGTGGCGATGGTACTACTCCAGGGGGACAGCTTGACGAGGCTGCACTTATGAATAGTGTACAAGGACTTCTCGGAAATCTGGGAAATCTGGGAAACATGGGTAATTTAGGTAACCTTTTGGGTGGGGGTGGGAAGTAGAAAAAAATTTTTTAATAAAAAAAATTTTTTAATAAAAAAAATTTTTTAATAAAAAAAAATAAATAAATACTAAATATAAAAGAATACTATGAGTGAAGAAGTTTGGTTTAATGATCCTAAACAACTATTTAGGAGTGATAGAATTTTACAATTTTGGCCGACAAATAATCAATCGTCGGCAGAAAGAGTAAATTCAGCAACACGGTTTATACTTTATTCCACGACTCTTTTATATTTACTACGTAGAGATGTTAGAATTATAATTTTAGGTTTAATGATTATCAGTGTCCTTTATGTACTGTATAAAGGTGATATGGTAAGCGAAGGTGTTGTCCGCCCAGTTAGGTCTGGAATACATGGTTCGGGCTCATGCCAACTCCCAACACCAGAAAACCCAATGTCAAATTTTTTGTTAGGTGATAAACCCACGCGCCCACCAGCATGTTTTTATCCAACTGTAAGTGACCAAGTGAAAGAATATTTAGACGATACAATTCCATATGATTGTGGACGTTCACGATGTTCTTTACCAAAATATCAAAGAAATGTCGCAGCAAGACAATTTATTTCAAGTCCAGTAACTACAGTAGTCAATGACCAAACTGATTTTGCCGAATGGTGTTACGGGAAGAAATTTAGCCCAATGTGCAAAGACGGTGACAATTCAGTTTGTAATCCAGATGCTCGTGGTGTACAGTTGGAAGCATTTGCTGGTTTGGATCCATCAGGGGATATGAGAACCGGGATGTCTCGAGGTGGAAGAGGGCACGGAGTAACTTCTACATAAAAAATAAAAATAAATTATAATAATAATAAAAATAAAGAAAAATGGCGTATTTACTTCAACCAGGATTAGACATTGTAGAGAACCCAGCTGTTCCTCCCAAATGTGCCACTGACGAAGTTTTTGTTTATCCTCAACCAAGTAACTTAAATTACTGTTGCAGACCGAATACAGCACTTTATGGGACTGCTCCTTACATGGCAGGTAAAGGCGCCCCCGCCAATTTAGTTATGGTTGCCGATGAACTTAGACCTCAGAGTACATCTAAATTTAATACAACTTATGTTAACACAACGAAGAAAAACACTTTTCCATGGCAAGATATGAAATGCAGTGTTCCTCTCCGAACCATTAGCTGGGAACCACAAAGTACACGAGCTGAATTACAAAATAGTTTTTTTGACCAAAGATATATTCAATAAAAAAATAAATTAATAAGTTATAAAATAAAATGGCCGATCCATTATCCATAGTTGCTATTATAGGTCTCGCTTTAGCTGGCCGCAATTTAAGTATGAAACATGAAATCCCACAAGGCGCACCGCGCCAGCAGACGCAACAAGCTCCACAGGCTCCACTTCAAAATGATAATATGACAATAATTACAAACTCCTTATCAGGACATACTACAAATGATTTAGGTGTATCAGGTCTTGGGACACAACTTACCCAAAAAACAACGCCTCCAAATTTCGCTGACATTGTACCAACTGCCACAGCTGATCCACATGGCATGCCAGTACAAGATTTTAGAGACCGCCCATATGTAAGTGGTCAAATGAATAATTTAACACCTGTCCAGAAACAATTAGTTGGTCCAGGTTTAGGATTAAGCGCGGACGTTCCTGCTTATGGTGGTTATCAACAGTTGTTTCGTGTAAATCCTAATAATGTCGGTGCCTATAAACTCACAACTTTACCAGGACGCGTTGCCCCGGCTGGTGATATTACCGGTGGTATGCCAGGTAAAGTCGGTCAGTTAACCCACAATGCACCATCTACCGTAGCATTTTTACCTTCACGTCGTCCAAATGTTGAAGGACGTGGACAAGAACTCACATCAATGACATGGAGAGGAAAACAAGAAAAAACTAAACGCCAAACAAATCGCGCAGAAACTACAATGCGCTCAGATGGTTTAGAATATGCACCAGCGAAAAGTATAGTTTCCGCTTTGACACAGGCCGAAGATCCAACGAGAAATAAAGGAGATTTGAATACCCAGGAATTTTATCATGTAGATAATCCTACACCAGGTATTGCTAATTTTATTGGCGGCTACACAAATGCACCAGGAAGTGAATTATTGGCTCAAAAGCCACAAGGTAAAGGCGCAAGCTACTCACCTGCACAATTAGAAGCTTATGGTTTTAGACCCGATGAAAGAAGAGGTAAGAAAAACAGAAAAGGTAATGCGGGGAGAATGAATGTCAGAGCGGGGCCACTTAACGCGAACGGAGCTATAACCTCTGTACGCAAAGATTCCAATAAATATGATGGTAGAGTGAACCCAGTTGCTGGTGGTTGGACTCAGAATTATGTACAGAGTGAATTTTATCAATTAAATCCTTACAAAGGGCAAGAAAATCCACGAACTTCAAACAGAGGTCTTAATATAGCCAAAAAACAATTAGCCAATAATCCACTGGCTCACACGATTTCTTGAATAAGTTTGAATTTGTAACTTCCGACAATTGTATACATATATTCTTCGTCTTCCATACAAAAATCAATCATCCCAGTATTAAGTTGAACAGTCACCATATCATACACATCACCACATAATAGATTCTTATTGATATTGATTTTGAGAGTTGCATACATCAGTGTAATTTCATCATGATCAATATCATGAATTTCATAATCGGAAAAGAGCGAATTAAGCATACTTACCTTACTTAAGTATATAATCAATTTATTTTTTATATATATTTATTTATCAATACACTAAAATGGAATATATTTTGGATATTGACAGCAGTGAGAGAGATCCATTGAAATATACATCTCCAAATGATTATGTAATAAAATTAAACAGGCGAATGTATAATGTGACCAACATTAAACTCGTCAGCGCTCTTATTCCAAATAGTCAGCTTTTAATTAACAAAGGAAACAAACAGTTTGCTGTCGGTGAAATTTCAGGTGGAATAAATGTTGCTGTTTTAACAGAAGGAACATGGTCAAATGGGTATGATTTTGCTTCAAATTTAACAGATTCATTGGTCGGTAAGAATGACGGTAATGACATATCAGTAGCATACGAACAAAATACACAAGCTTTAAGTTTTACAAGTTTTTATAATTTCTCATTTGATTTTTATAACGGGAGTAATGGATTCATAACAAATTCAAACGTTGGAACACCCGCAGAAATTTTAGGATTTCCTTTCGCCAATACAACACCAGCCACAACTTTGGTTTCAAAAGTAGTTAACTTTCATGGGCCAAATTCTATAATTTTGGGTCTGTCGTGTGGTTCGTCTGTATTTGACAAGATGGTGTATATGGATGGTGGAGAATTTAGTTTCGGTAATACCTACAACGACGTTCCCGTTACACAGCCGTTAAAAACTACCTATATGGGACGTATTCTTACAAGTGGTAAAACTGGAGACATGTTAAACTATAACGGACGAGACGACCCAGTTGACCACCGGTTCTATAAAGGGACTGAAAAGAGCATTGATCGATTGCGTGTTAATTTTTATTATAACAATGGATCAAAACTGATTCCTTATGATTTTGGTAACCGAAATCACATTTTAAAATTTGAATTTACATGTTCTCTGGATAAATTTAATACTTTAGAAAGAAATGTCACTCCAACTGCATTACCGCCTCCTGTTGAAATCCGAAGGAAGGAACGAATGTCTTATAAACAAAAACAAATGTTTATTATAATTGCTGTTGTATTATGTGTTGGTCTTCTATTGTTATCCATGTTTAAACGACCAACTGTAGTGGTTTCTTAGCGAGACACGGCGTAGACGGGCTGGGGTGGCGCCTCGATCTTCACTGAGGATACACGGCGGAGCAGCATAAATACCACGATTGATAGCAGAGTGGTCAGCAAAGCTGTAAGTGTGTAGTACATACCACCGTTCTTTGGTACGTTAACGACCTGTGCGATAACAAAACGAGCTACATCCATCCACGCGATAGCTGAAGCAAAAGCAAATCCACCAACCAGAGCATTCAGTGATTGAGATTCGAGCTGAACACCAACTGTTTTAGCTTGTGCACCAATTTGTTTGACAGCGTTCATAGTTTTTTTTATATTATAATTCAAGAAAATTATTTTTCATAAATATAATTAGTTTCTTCCTGAAGAATACATTTATATTCTTTCTTGGGTTTTGATTTTTTATAAACTATCGGGATTTTCTGTTCTGTCGCTGACTCTGTCTCTGACTCTGTCTCTGACTCTGTCTCTGACTCTGTCTCTGACTCTGTCTCTGACTCTGTCTCTGTAACAGTGTCGGTACCGGACTCTGAAACCGTATTATATTCTGAAGAATTGATATAGCTATAATCTTCTTTTTCCCAAGGTACTGGTTCATCAAAACCTAACGTATTTACACCTGCATATTCTTTCTCAAACATGTGATGTGTTTATTTATTCATTATTTTTATTTACAGCATCCTGAAGCATTTTTTCAATGGGTGAATGTGGTTCCCATTCATCCCATGTATCATAGGCCTCGTTTATTTCATTCATCAGCTCATCGTCTCCTGTATATCTGACAAAACAATGTTCCTCGTCCTCTTCTATGACTTCTATTTCATCTTCTTCGTCTGACGATGATTCTTCATTATAAATTTCTGGAAATAAACTTCCTGAATGTTTTCCTACCATTGTTCGTGCACAATATCTCATTGCGTATTTCATATCCTCACCAGTAATAAAATCTCTACCACATGCATTGGCGTATTTACCTGCATAAATAGCGGTTGATTCCATTACTGGAGTAATTACATTGATAGCTGCTTTAACCATCTGTGCTGCATAACTTCCTTCTTCAAATAAGTTTTCCATTATAATTAATTAATCAGAATTAAAATTAAATATAACTCCCGCAAGACCATTCTGAACTCTGAGAACGTTAAAATTAACTGCGTATACAGAAATAGTTCGATTTTCAGTATTGGCTGTCGTATTTATATCTAAAAGTTTGTTTGTTATTCGACTCATATTAATCTGTCCCGTTGGTAAATCATTTTCTGGATCTAAAGCAAAACTATACACATAAAATCGTCTGTTTGGTCCGCGGGTATGTGAAAGTAATGGCTGAACACCTCGAAGGTATACAGCATCGGCAACTTCGCTTGGAATATTTGTTTGACCATTAAAATCCAAACGTAGATTGTTCAGTTGTTCATACAATGGAGCACTTAGATTCTGTGCATTATCAAAATTAAACCAATCGTTACCGGTCACTACATTTGATTCAACAACATTATCATTTTGGATAACGAAAAATAACTCTTTCACTGGATTCAAGAATTGTAGTATAACTTGTTTACTGGTTAGATTTGCGTCTAACTTAAACCGAGACACTTGAAGTTGTGAAATAATGTAGTCAATTCGTGTATTGCGAAAATAGTTGAGTTCGTCGTCCGATAAATAAACATACTCTGTCACCATAGTTAAATTTTCAATAACGGGTGTGGTTTTCAAGTCTTCAAAACTATATGGATTGGAATTGATATTTACAATTAAATTTTTCCAATTTCTAAATTTAACTCGAACCTGAACTTCTTGTTTATCTATAGCTGATAACGGAATACTTAAACTATCATGTCGGAAAAAATAAAATGGTAAAGGAATCATCAAAATTCTTGGGTAAGCGCCATAATAATCACTAGTTACAGCAGCGTGTGTCAGTGGTGCGGCTGGCCCTAACCCAGTTTTTGTTCCCGTTTTGCCGACCAATAGTTCAAGACCTTGTTGTTGTGAATCACTCACAGCAACATCTGAATTAAGTTCCATATATTCACCCGTAATTCTTTCCACAGTCTGACCACCAATAATTAAATCGGCATATTCGATTAAAGCATGACCAATCGAATCTGTGTAACCAACCGGCTGTAAAAATTCAGCTGGTTTACCTAACACGACAGACACATTTTGATCAACCGTAATTGTTGTGTCTGTTACAGCTGTCACCTTGATGTTATCTTTGTTAAACGAGTAATCTATACCACCCTGATTTCCTGCGAAATAACAACCGATTGTTATACCAGTAGCATCATTAACAGTAATTGTTTTTGTATTTACTAAAGTTGCTGCTATAGTCGTTTCTATTAAAGGATATCCAAAACTCGATAAATTAACCTTGACGTACATGTTACGAATAAGGTCACCTTTTCTTGGAATAAAACATTCATTGAGTTCTCCAAAACTATTGGCTTCTTTAATAAATCCAGACTGAAGAGTTTCTAATGCAAATTTCGTATGTCTCTTAAATTTTTTAAGAAAATATGTGATTTGGGGATCACCAGTTAAAAATTCATCCTGTATACCCACACTCGCAAGCTGAATACGTCCTCTCGACATTATTTAATATTATATGCGAGAAAAATCATTAAGTATATTTTCAAAGTAATACAATAAGAATAAATATGAATATTCAATTGAAAAAATTCAAGCCTGAGAACATGGGTGATGATAAAGTTTGTGTTTTCATCGGCAAAAGAGGAACAGGAAAATCGACTTTGGTTACTGATGTTTTGTATCACAAAAAACATATACCAACGGGAGTTGTAATGTCAGCAACAGAAGAGGGTAATCACTACTACAAAGAATTCATTCCTGACCTGTTCATTTATGGTGATTATGATAAAGAAGCAATCGAAAGGGTTCTCGAAAGACAAAGACGAATAATTAATGCAGGAAAAAAAAGTTCATCTTTCATCTTGCTTGACGACTGTATGTACGATAGGAAATTTATGAAAGACACGTGCATAAGACAATGTTTTATGAATGGTAGACACTGGAAACTATTTTTCATGTTAACAATGCAGTACTGTATGGATTTATCACCTGACTTACGAGCAAATGTTGATTATATTTTCATTTTGAGAGAAAATATTGTCCAAAACAGAGAAAAATTATATAAATCTTTTTTTGGAATTTTTCCAAATTTTCAGATGTTTAACCAAGTCATGACAGCATGCACAGAAAATTACGAGTGCCTCGTTTTAGATAACACTTCCAAAAGTAACAAAATCGAAGATTGTGTATTCTGGTACAAAGCAAAACTACGAAAGAATTTTAAAGTTGGTTCTCCGGCCATTTGGGCATATCACAAGAAAAATTATAATCCAAGACACGACCCAACGATGAAAGGAGGAAATCCAAATAATGTACAACAATCCGGTCAAAGAAAAACTTCTGCACTTACAGTAAAAAAAGTAAGATGAAACTCGACGTGGCCAGGCGCCCGCTCATTGGGTATGTCATTCTGATGCTATCCAAACTCTATAACACCCATTTCATTTCGGTGGCGTCTTTAAAAGAAGAAAGAGCAATTTCAAAGACTGACGCCGATCACAAAAATACTGAAATTTACCAAGTATGAGGATTTTTTTTTCTAATATTATAATATAAAAAAAAAATGAGTGCGATTAAACTTGGTGGTACAAATGAATTTAAGAAAAAACAAACAGAACTATTTAAAAAATTAAAAAAGGAACAGAAACTTAGAAATAAATTGTCAAACAATTTATTGAGATATTTGAATAACAGCAGAAATTGGCGAATTGAATTTGTTCCAAAAGCAAGAATTACGCAAGCTAATTTGATAACATTGAAAAATATAAGAAACAGACATATTGAGGCTATCAAAACAGCAGACTGGTTTCATAAAATACATGACAAAGAAGATTTTATTCGCTATGAGTTACGCAGTAAATCCACCAATTACATTGGACATTTAATTGAGATGGCAGAGAAAGAGCTTGCACGTAAACCCCGCGTCCCCAGTCCCTCTGTGGCCAAGCCACACCTGACCGTGATGGGGGCACCGCCCCGTGTCCGCAAAACTCGTTCAAACAAAGGGATCAAACGCGGTCCACGTCCCTCTGTGGCTCTCCCTGCGGTGCCACGCCTGACCGTGATGGGGGCGCCGCCCCGTGTCCGCAAAACTCGTTCAAACAAAGGGGTCAAACGCGGTCCACGCAAAGCTAAAGGTTAAACAACAAGATATTTTTTTTACCAATTCATAGGGTGTACGGAAAGGGCCCACGAGCAGGGACAGTCAAACTCATCTCTGGAGCAGAACAGCCGTATGGGTGGGATTCTGGTGAACAATTGTGCCATGTACTTGCGAGGCGATAACCAGGTGGGTCTATAGCAGTCTGTGCGCCAGTTAAAAACGCCTGGAAACCGTAGGCCCTGTCGGTCAGTGTACTACCTCCACCCGGCCCCGGAGCACCTACAGTACCTCCCGCACCACCCCAACTGGTCCCACCGGATGTAGTCCCGGACCCGCTTGCTTGGTGACCACCTGAAGTTGGTCCCAGAAATTCAGTTCTTGGTGAAATAAAGGATAAGATAACAATGCAGACAATTAAGAAAACTACGCAGTGTAGTGACTTTTTACAGATTTTTTTAAACATCATTTTTATTTTATTAATATATATTATTAATAAAATAAAAATGATGTTCAAAAATGAAGTTTTTACTTCTGTAAAAGCTGTACTTGTTTCTGAGGAAGAAAATAATATATCTGAAATAGATCTTGATATTTCCTCAGAAAAAAGAGAAATTTTTAAAATTTTAAAAGGTCCCGCAACTATTATTGGGCAGTGTTATGATACAAATGTTGTAGCAATGAAATGCAGACACGAAGAATCATTTTTTGAATTGATGAAAAATCGTAATACTTTACCTAAACCATTCCATGAAGAAACTGATATTGTGGGTCCAATACTTCTTGTTAGAATGAACGAGCATGCATTACCAGAAGATTTTACGGTTTCTGAATATACTGTTATGAAAAATTTATTAAAAATTATAGTCTAAATATATTTAAGAAATCATGAAGTTCGTCGAAGGAAATATTGGTTCAGGTAAATCGACTTTTCTAAAACTTTTACAAGAGAATGGACACCGAATTATTCTCGAACCAGTCAATGAATGGTGCAATCTACTAAACAACAATGGAAAGAATCTACTGGAAGAGTTTTACGGAGACCAAGAAAGGTATGCCTACACATTTCAATCAATTGCATTTCGCACACGAGTAAATAACCTAAAAAATTACAATGGTGAACTTGTTGAGCGTTCTATTTTCACAGATAGAAATGTATTTGCAAAAACATGTCACGAAAATGGAAAAATGAATGACATTGAATGGACCGATTATTGTTTATGGTTTGATTGGTTAGCCGATACATTTAATATCAAGCCTACAGGATTTATTTATTTGAGAGCTAACCCGGAAATAAGTTACGAGCGTATTAAAAAACGATGCAGACCCGGCGAAGAAACAATTCCATTTGAATATTTGAAAACACTTCATCTTAAACACGAGAAATGGTTGATGAACGAACCAAATGTACTTGTTCTCGATGTAAATGATGAATTTGAAAATAATCAAGAAAAAATAAATGAAATGTGTGAAAAAGTGAAAAATTTTGTGTTTTCAAGCTAATAATATTGTAATTCTTCTGAACAAATTATAATTATTTTGTGCTGCAGAATTTTTTTTTTATTATACAATTATTCTTGTGTTGAGAATGCTTTGCGGCACATGGGGCAATTTGCGGTTTTAATTGTCCAACTACATATACAGTCTTTACAGATTAAATGATCGCATTTTGGCATTTTTACACTTTTTTTATTATTGTAACAAATTGGACACTCAATAATATTTTTTGATTCTTTGAAAAATAAATCAAAAAATGTTTTCAGTGTATCTTCTTTATTTAGTAAATGAAAATCATCGCGGTCGTGTATTTTTGAAGTAATTAAACAAGAAAGGGGATTACTTAATTTAAATGTATATAGACAGCGCCCGTAAAGACATATGAAATTGAATATTTTATCTGGTATTATTTCATTATTTTTATCGGTGTCACACCATACATTAATTATATTTTGTTCGCGGTGAATACCACAAACTGAAAATGAAGTATCGAAGCAATTTATATGATATTTAGAATTATTTTTACATCTAAATCCTGAACGAGTTTTTCCATAACATTTTATAGTTTCCATTTTAAATTTTAAATTTAAATAATATTTTGTTTTTAATTATTTTCGTTGGCTGACTCTGACTCTGACTCCGACTCCGACTCTGACTCCGACTCCGACTCCGACTCCGACTCCGACTCCGACTCCGACTCCGACTCCGACTCAGGTTCATAACCAGGATCTGAATCAAACTCGTAAATTACGAATCCCACTCCGTTATCTACTTTCTCGTATCCAGCAACTTCTTCGTTGTCTGTGTTGTAATATCCGCATATATTTTCTTCTGTAATTTCGTATTCTTCATTTTCATAATTATATAACCGTTGCTCACCCCACCTTTTTTTAGTTGGGGCCATATATTTTACTTTGATTTTTTTTTCATCATCTTTGTGTGTTATTTTTGCAAGTGCAACCACTTGGTTTTCCATCGCTACGTCAATTAGTTGACCTATCATTTTTATTATATTATCAATTCAAAACTTTAATTGTTTAAACAATAGTACCCGCAAAATGTATCATAATTATAACTTCCATAATCACGATTTGTATATTTTGGATCTATTATGTGATTATTTTTACTATCAGTTTTAGAAACATCTTTATTTCCTCTTTTGTGACTCCATGTTTCATCATTACCATGTAAACGGTAAAAATGAAAATCCTTTTTATTTTTATCCAAAACAAGTGAAATAGAATGCGAACATCCGATAGGTTGAGTATTACTTTTTATTATATCTGGATAATCACTTTTTAATAATGTATCAAAATGTGAACATGTGTAATTATTTTTATCTATTTTTCTGCCATTTGTATCACCAGGTTCTCTCTTTTTTTTTAAATTTTTATCTGGTTCATCTACTGCATATGAATAACAATTATTAAAACTCTTAAAATTTTTTGAATTCCATGGATGTGTAGAATAATTAGATTTTTTAGTTTTTAAAACTAAAACTAAAACTAATACTATAAAAAATACTAAATATTTTATTTTAAATTTCATTATTTTTAATTATAGCCAAGAATTATTTTTTTTATGAAAGTGAGAGTTATGGGTGGTCAGTTAAAAATAAAACTAATCTATATTATAAAATGCTATCAGTTGGAGAAAAACTACAAGCGTCATTTGTAAAAAATGAATTCCCTGATATCGAGACAATGACAGCGTTTAATATAAATAGTGTCACAGAATTTACCAAACTCAAATCAGAAAAATTAAGTATTAAGCAACTCAATAATATTGCTAAAATTGACAAAGATTACAAAGAGTGTGATAATTGCAGATACACGACAATAACGACCCAAAAATATTGTGAAAACTGTACGATGATTTTTAACGAACTTAAAATTATAAATCGATAATTAAGTATAAATGGATATTTTCTTTGTGGTTTTGTAATTGGTGCGTCAATTTGTTATTGGCTTAAACGTAAAAATCTTAAAAAAGTTTAATGACTTATCCGATCGTTTCGTGTAACATGAGTAAGAGCATCCCGTCGCTTCTGCTGTTAAAAGTCGCAGAAGAATGCACCGTGTGTTAATAATGACTGTATTCGGTGCGCAGAAAGGCGGTTGATCCGCCAACTTCTTAGAAAAAGTTTAAAACATGGTGTGAAGAGTCACAATTTCGCCAAATGGCTTCATCGTAAGTATGGAACTTTAGTGATATGGCGGCACCGTAAAGATGGAGTGATGGGGAATGCACTGCCGTGTGTAATTTGTAGAAAAGCAATGGAGAAATATAATATTCAGTGGATAGCTGGGATCGGCGGTGATGATATGTGGGTCAATAGTAAAAACCCAGAAAATTTGCCACCGTCGATGCCAACCAATAAGCAACGTAGATATATCTTCAAAAAAGGAAAAAATACTTAAACATTTAGGGTGTTTATATAATATGAATGACACGAACTCATATTTTAAACAAATTGAGTCAGAATCTGTATGAGACCATCAGGTCTCTTGAACTTGCGCATCAACGAACATTTGACACACACGAATTAAAAATAATAATTCAAAACTACTCCAAATTGTAAAAAAAAATGTGTTTGCAAGATTTTTTTACAATTTTGAAAAAAAAGAAATATGAAGAACTTTCTTCAATTTGTGATGAAAGTGATGAATTTAATATTTTGAGATGTTCGTATATATGGGCAAACAAGATAGCAATCAAAAATGATATTAATGAAGTCAGAATTGGAAAGGATAGAATTATTTTTGCCAATGATGAATATTTCAAGTTTGATTATATGCTACAATTTATACGCAAGTGTGAGAATATGTTAACCATAATTGCATTAGGTTTTGTGAATGACGCCGAACAACTAACCGAAGCCGACGCAAAATGCGCAATAAATCTTAAATTTACAAGTGAAAAAAACTTGGACAAATTTATAAATGATTTACATAAACATATTTTAATTTATAAGAGGTATGACACATATGATAAATCGGTCTTGAAGTTTAAAAATTTCAATAGGTAGGGGTGAATTAAATAAAGATGGTTAAGAAAAGTAAATAGAAAACGGATGGCTGGGCACCATGTATAGAATTCCTTTTCAAAATCTATATAATTCTATAGTGTAATTAAAAAATAAATGCGTTTAGTAAAGATAGATGGACGATCCCAAAGTACGCAAGAAACGCCAAGCAAATATTAAGAAAAAAGACAAAGGTAAAGAAATTTATAATCAAAAAACGATTAGAATTAAGGAGGGCTACACTTCTTCCTCGAAAGACCCAAAGTAGTTTCTAAATTATTTTTATCACGTTTGAGTGGAGTTTCTCTTTTCAATTTGAGTGATTGATTTTGTTTTCCAGATGAATTAATAATACTGCTTAATTTCCGTGTATCATCATCCACTTTTGTAGTAGAATTTTGTTGTATTGTAAATTGTTTATTTTCTAAAATATCTTTATAAATTATAATATCAGAAGGTAAATTATAGGTAACCCGCGGTGTTAATTTTGATCTAAATTCTTCAATACTTAAAGGTCCTCCAAATGTTTTAAGGGCGTACCGAGAAGGCGCCAGAGAAATATTTCCCAATTTTTCACCCGATCTTTTTCTCAAAAGTGAAATATTTTGACATGTGGTTTGTATTTTATAAGAAGGAAAATGATCTAAATTAAAAGATTTCATACATGACCATGAACAAAAATGTCCCATGGTATAAAATTTATTTAGTTTTTCGCAATATTTATAAGGTAAATGGAGAGGTTCATGTTCACATTCATGGCAACACCACCAACAACAAACCATATTTATATTTAATTAAGTTAAATACTTAACTTTAATATACTTAATTAAAGAAAAATTTATTTTTGTCAATAAAAATGGTCATTGACAAAAATAAAAAAGACAAACTAACAGATTCAGAAAAAAAGAAATTGAAACAAGCAAACAAAGCCAAAGCAAACCCGGGAAAAGCTGCAGCGAACAAGGAAAAAAAACAGGAGCGTCGCAGTAAACAAGAGGCAGAAGCTGAACGCGAAAAACAGGTTAATGACGATAAGAAAGCTCGTAAAGCTAAAGAACTGGCAGATCAAGAAAAAAGAAACAAAGAACAACTGGCTGCCAAAGAATTGCGCCGCGTTCAAATGAAACAGCAGCAGCAACAAGAATCTCTAAGCACTAACCAAACCCAAACCCAAACACAAACTCCACATATTCCCTGAACTATAAAACTCACTAAATTCAGCCAGCATGTCAACTGACTCTTTCTCATTTCCAAACATATCACAATTTGTCAAAATCTCTTTTTCAACTTCTCGTGAATCTACGTCACACACAACTGTGCAATTGTTCGTCATCACTCGTTCGGCAATTTCACATATCGATTGGTCTAAAGTACCATCACAATCTGGTAGACATTTCTGAATAAGATCACGCGTATGTGTATTTTCCTCAAAAATTACATCTACATCACGAACCGGTTGCCTCTTCTCTTTCAAACCCTCTTCAACATTAATTACACCGTCATCAGTTACTTCGTAGTTGCGTTCAGCTTCGTCGCGTTTCGCAGCGTCTTTTTCTTCAAAATCATTAATAATTTCTGGATGGATTTCACAGTCGGAACGTCTACAAGTGTCTTGTGTATCAAGAAGAAGGTCTTGTCGAGGTTTAATTAGGGATTCCCCAGTCTTTTCATCTTTGCAGTGATGGTATATTTCACGTGAATTTTCTATAACTTCCATAATTGAGTCAGGAATTACACATTCCAGTCTGGAAAGAGATGTTATAAACATAGAAATGCAATCACAATCATCTATGCAACGACTTTCTTCCACTTGCTCTTTGCGAGTTTCAATCATCCAATCTTCACAGAAAACGATTTCATCATCTCCTTTGAGAGGGCACCGAGCAAATACACACCCACGTTCTGAGATGCGGGTCACGACGCTGCCGTCCCAACACTCTTGGGTATCTTCTGCGCAAACAGTTGGTGGTTCAGGTGAAGTGTCAATTGGTGGTGACCTTGAAGCGTCAACTACTTCATCGCTTCGTGGAATCCCTGAGACAGCGCTGAACAGTGATAATCCGATTGTTAGGTACTTGAGAAACATTTTGTTATATTATAAATAACATTTAATTTTTTAAGTGTAGTCTGCATACTGATTTATACATTTCATTTGCTCCAATTAATTCTTGTTCTGTATTATCTATGATTCTTTTTGTAAAAGGCCCAAGTGTTCCATTATTACATTTCATACACATGGCTTTTAGTTTATCTACCTCATCTGCCAATGGAATAAGATATAAAATGTCACCAAATATACATTGTTTATAATCTCCATCGAGTCCAGCTACAATGATATGTTTATTCATTTCTAACACACGTTCAACAAAGTCTCTCAACTGTGAAAAAAACTGAGCTTCATCGATAGCAATTATATCAGCTGTCTGAATTTCATCTGTACAGAAAAGAGTAAGTAAATTATCTGTTTTTACACAATCAAATGTTATATTGTCGTGTGTCTGGAGAACGGCTTTGGGATTTCTGACATCTTTTGATGAATTAATAACCAAAATTTTTTTATTAATTGCCTTGTATCTTTTCAGTCGTCTTATCATCTCTGTAGATTTCCCTGAAAACATACATCCCATGATTAATTCTAATCGTCCTGCCATCCCGGCGCTTTTAAAATATAACTTTTTAATTTTTTAAAACAACTTTTGCCTCAGGTCGGAGCGTGGGGAGTACTTACCTAACAGCTGTTGAAGCTCCAACTTTTTTAGCTTCTGTTAAAGCTGTTTTAATAACAGCTTTTGAAGCTCCAGCTGCTTGAGCTTTTGCTAAAGCTGCTTTAGCTTTCGATTTAGCATATTTGGATGTCATACTAAATGTCAGTAATAGTAAACAAATTCCGATAAATAAAGGAATCCAAAACTTTTTATCTTTAAATAATTCATCTGTTTCATCTTTACAATTATCATATGATTTTTTCGAAACGAGTACTAAATTATAAAGTAAAAGAAAACCTACTAAAGTTAATACAAATATTTTTGGTTGAAATATCATTTTTATATTATATATAATATAAAAAAAATGAGTAGAGATAAAATTAATTGGCACCAACAACAAGAATCTATATTAAAAACATGGGGCGAACAATCAGCTTGCTATAGATATATGCATTTCAAAGAACATCAACGGTATAAAAAATTAAATATGACTTTCACTTTACCTATTATTATTATTAGCACACTGACCGGTACAGCAAATATGGCACAAGAAACATTTCCTGATAATTGGAGTAAATATGTACCAATTGGAATCGGTTGTTTAAATCTAATTGCCGCAATTATGACCACAATTTTACAATTTTTAAAAATTACCGAGTTGATGGAAAGTCACAGAGTAAGTTCAGTTCATTACGGAAAATTATCACGGTCAATTAGATTACAGCTTACTTTGCCGCATTATGAAAGAAGTCACAAGGGAACAGAGTTTGTTAATTTCTGTAATCAAGAATATGATCGTTTAATTGAACAATCACCACCTGTAAATACAAAAGTTTTAACAATGTTTGAAAAAGAATATCCAGTAATGAAACCACCAACGACGCCCAAATCTACAAGCGGTGGGTGTTTAACCTGTTGTAAGGAGGATGAAGTTGATACAAAAGACATAAATTTGCAATTAGCTCGACCAGAAATTATGAAATTATCTCCAATTAAATTATATGATAGTGGTTTAGAACTATCAAAAAATAAATTTAATCCGCCTCGCATAATACGACCAAAAAATGTAAATGAAACACCACCACCACCAGCCCCAGCCACGACACCGGTTCCGTTTGCTGCTTCTGCGTCTCTATTTGATGAAATGGATGAAAACGAAGAACAACCAAGCGTAGCTGATAGAGTTGCTAATTTACAACAACAGTGTGATGAAATGGATGAAAACGAAGAACAACCAAGCGTAGCTGATAGAGTTGCTAATTTACAACAACAGTTTGGCGATTCTTCGGTTTAATTTAATTAAATAGCAGACAAGTACAAGTAATAATATATTAAAAAAACTAAATACTATTATATAAGGATAAGTCCTTTTTTTTATTGGTTTTATAACCCGATCTTGTAGTGCGTCATTTTTGAAAACCATATCTATCGCTTGATTAGTAAGATCGCTCATAATATGGATAACTTTATTACAATTAAGAGAACAAAAAAAAATATTAAAAATATCTTCGTTGGTAATGTCGAAGCGGTAAATGCATTGCAAACTGCAATCACTAATAAAAAAACTGTAAACTTGTATGGCCAATCCGGAACCGGGAAAACATTTCTTATTGATATACTGTTAAAACACAAATATGTAGAAATAACACCTGAATTATTAAGAAGTAAAAATGTAACCTTGGATTTTTTAAATAAATTAAATTATTCATCATCATCCAATGTTGTTATAGATGATTTAGATTATGATTTAGTCGGAACCAAAGAAATCATAAAACTAATTGAAAACGGTACTCGAATTACAAACAAATGTTTTATTATTGTTTCACGATTTTATAAACCCATAAATAATTGTGAAGAAATCGAATTGAAAAAACTGAGTATAAATCAATTAGTAAATTTAGGACGTTCTCGATTTTCTACTAAACATTTTCATCTTCCATTTATGGTAAATGCTGCAAAAAAATCAAGAGGAAATATTCGTGATTTTTTATTAAATATTGAATTTGCAAATACAAAAGATATATTTAAAACACCAAAACAAATGATATATGATTTAACATGTTCGGATGTAAAATATCCAGAAACTCCAGATGTTAATACTTGTAAAAAAATTCATGAACACGGATACTCGTGGGGAATTGTTCATGAAAATTATTTAGATGCTCCAAGCATTGAAAACTGTTATTCAAACGTTGCAGATTATATGTCAATCACAGATACATTAGATAATAAAATTTATGAAGGAAACTGGGAATATACAGAATATTTTAGTTTTCACGGAATTATCATGCCGGCAATTAAAATAAATCATGAACTTCGTACAGAAACCATGAGACCGGGGAGTTCATGGACTAAATACAGTAACTATAAAATGAGAATGGCTAAATTTAGGGCGCTATCAAGAATTGGTCGTAAAATAACAATGGAACACGTGTATGGTATTCAAAATTATTTACTGAAAGATGATATTTCAATGGCACATAGCTATAAATTAGAATCAGCTGATTTAGACATAATAAACCATTTATGTATAAAAACAAAGTTAAAACAAAAAAACTTATTAAAATTAAAGTCGCGACTTAAAAATGAATTGGCGAAAAACCAATGATGATGATGATGATAGCGATTCAGATAATGAAAATATTATCAAAACAATAGGGAGCGACATTTATTTTCATGCAGAAGTAGATCGAAAAAATATTTTTAATCTTATTGAAAATATAAAAAAGTTAGAAATCGATTTACTGAAAAAGTCTATAGAATTAAATGGATATGTTCCCGAAATACGATTATTTATTCACAGCGAAGGTGGTGATGTATATTCAGGATTTAGTGCCATGGATCATATTCAAAACTCGAGAGTGAAAATTACAACAATCGCAGACGGGTGTTGTGCGAGTGCAGGGACATTTATTCTCTTGGCCGGGGAAAAGAGATTGATGAATCCACATAGTTATATTCTTATCCATCAAATTTCATCCGGAGGATTTTGGGGGAAATTTGAAGAACTCAAAGATGAAATAACCACATGTACAAAAATAATGGATATGGTTAAAACCGTGTATACAGAAAAAACAGAAATCCCACAGAAAAAATTAAAAACACTCATGAAAAGAGATATTTATCTTTCTTCTGCAGAGTGCCTGCGATATCAGATTGTATCCGGGCTTTATTGAATTTAATTAAAAAAATTATTTTTTAATTATTTTATTAAAATGATAGATTTAATATTTCCTATAATAAGTTTATTAATTTTTTTTATAGGATTACCAATTGTTTTTATATGCTGTTTAAAAAGTCCGAGTGAAACTAATTAAATTTATTTTTCTTTTAATAGTTCTGCACAATTTCGTGCAAGTGTATCTACTTTTTCATTTTCTGCTATACCACTATGAGCTTTTACCCAACACCACTCAATATTATTAAATTTGTCAACTATATTAACCAAAGATTTCCAGTACGTTTTATTTTTGACTTCTGAACCTTGAGATGTTTTCCAATTATTTTGTTCCCAATTGTACACCCATTTTGTTATTCCGTTTTTTACATATGCGCTATCTGTAAAAACCTTAACAGATCGCAATCCAATCATATGAGCTTTTATCAATGACCGAATAACAGCTGTAAGTTCCATGATATTATTTGTGGTATTTGGTTCTTCTCCGCCACAAATAGTAAAATGTCCTTCACAATGCCCCGCCCATCCACCAACACCTGGATTACCTAAACAACTCCCGTCTGTATAAATTTCAGACATATTACTTACTTGTAAGAAGATAATCTTTATAACGATACTTTGCATAAATCAGAGAATCACGGGAAAATCATTTGTTATTTTTTTTCTTTACGTAAAATTTCATTTTCATCTTTTAATTTAATATTTTCTCGTGTAAGTGAACCAATTATACGATTCATCAAATCGATTTCATTGTCGCGCCTGGTTGCAGTTATTGCTTCTTCTTTTCTTTTTGAATCATATGCCACGTGTTTTTTTGATTTTTTGTGAGCATTATAGGTGGACTTTGACCTATAAACAAACCCAGGATTGCAAGGACATGTTAATTGCTCAACAATTGCCGAACTCATAATTACTTATTTTATAAATGAATGATACGTTTCTTTAGGTGTATAACCTTCAAAAAAATGATTTCCATGGAGGTGACGCAAGCATACCTTCACCTAAACCAAACAAATAACGACATAGTAAATACGCGAAAAAACTGATAAACATTGAAATCACAGCAGTCGTAATTACTTTTTGGGTTTCAGATTTTCGGCGATCTAATTGTGTACGAACTTCAATCGTTAAAGCCGTGATAATTCCTAACAATATAGAATTCAAAGTGAACGCCTTGAGAATTGTCGTTGGACGCAAATCAACTACGGGTTTATAATAAGTCATTTACTAAATTTTAATATTTTTTTTTCGTACAGAAAAATATTAAAATTTGTTTTTTTTTTATTTTTTATTTGTTTTTTAAAAAACTAAAAAAAAAGTTTTTTTTTAGTTGGAGAAGGCTAAGCCACCCATACCTGACTGGATGCGCAGAACGTTGTAGTTGGTGGCGAACATGTTGAGGGTGGTGCAGTCACCAGTGTAAGTGGCACCGGAAGTAGCGCCTTTAAGAGTGACCTGGACCTGGGCGTTGTCAATACGTGAGAAATTGCAAGTGCCAGTGGGCTGGTGCTCCTCGGGTTTGAGGGCGAAGGAGTAAGAGTAGACACCTGGGTATGGGCAGCCACTGTGGTGGTTGAAGGGCTGGACCTGGTTAAAGTATTTGCCTTTCTGCTCCTTGAAGCGGTCCTGACCATTGAGAATGAGTTTGAAGGTATCCAGAGGACCAACGGACGCGTCTGCTGCAGGCGCGCCATCTTCAGACCATCGGCAGTGAGAGTTAGAGTTGGCACCCTGCAGCGCAACGTCGACATTACCAGTAACGTATTGTGGGACACCTGTACCACAAGTGGTTGATGACAGGCAGAGAGCGTTAGCAGTAGTAGCAGCCGTAACTGGGTTGCATGACAGAACAACTGAGTTTGAAGTTTGGGCGTTGGAGGTAAAGTTCCATACGGCAGCATTTGAAACTGTCCCGTCGTTGAAGCACCACACCAGCTCTTTGACTGGGTGATTGTAGGACAGGCGGACCTGTTTGGCGCTACCCGCAATGACAGTGTCGGACCCAGTGTGCTGCACCTGCTCGATGAGGTACTCGTGACCTTTCTGGGCGAAGCGGCGGCGTTCCTCTGTGTCGAGGTAGACGTAGTTACCCCACACTTTGAAGGTGGAGTTATCGGTGTAAGCAGCAAAATCGGCTGACAGATCAAAGTCGAGGCGGACTTCGTGGTACTGGAGAGCAATCAGTGGCAGGTAAAGACCTGCGTTGCGGTTGAAGAAGAACAGCAGAGGCAGGTACACGGTACCGGCGGCACCAGTCGCGTTGGATGTCATCTTGGCGTAAGTGGCTTTCTTGGACTCATCCATATTCAGCTCGGAGTACAGACGCCACCACAGCTGGTATTGTTTGTCAATGCGCTGACCACCAATGGACAGCTCAATGTCTTTGATGGCACGCTCAGCCGCCCAGCAACCTGAAAGCACTTGAGAGCCGGCACGAGCATTAACGGCGCTGGTCAGAAGTTCGATGTACATATCACCGATCAGATCACCATTGCGGGCGACGGTCACGGACAGACGACCACTGTTACCGGCTGAACCGTTGACAGTCTGCTCAATGTTCTCCATGGCAAAGTTGGTGTGACGTTTGTACACCGCCTGGAAGAAAGTTACTTTTGGGTTGCCAGTCAGGTAGACATCCTGGGCCCCGTAAGCTACAAGTTGCATAAGACCACCAGCCATTTTGAGATATTTTTTATACTATAGGCCAATATTTTATTTTTGAGTTTGGAAACACACGCGCGAAAAAACTCCATTGGTTTTTTTCTAGGTAATATTTTAAAAAACATGCCTACACGAAAACAACAAGTAATCCCGACTGAGGAGGAGGAAGAAATTCTCAACAGTGGAGATGATGACTCAGGTGACGAGGAAGACGACATGGATTTTATGGACATGGGTGGTCTTCTGAGTTCTCTGTTGACAACTGAAGACGGTGATAATGTTACAACTGCTCTGATGAAAATGTCTCTGATGTTACAGGAGCAAATCAAAACTCAGAATAAAATTTTAGTGAAAATTTTGTCTGCTCTGGAAGGAAAAATTCCTTCAGAAAAAGTTACTTAGAAAAATAGAACGTTATTAAGATAACAACTAACTAACTAACTAACTAAGTATGGTGGACGATCATGAGTATGCCACCACAATGGCACTTTCAACCGCTGATATCAAGAATTTGACTGAAGAGGAGGTATTGGAACGTCTACTTCATTTTGAAGAAGCTTGGCAACTTAATGCAAAAGGTGATAAGATTGCTCCACAGAGAATCGGATTTATTCAATACTTTGAACACGATGAGCTTGATGAAGACGGTTATCCGATAAATGCAGATATAAATCAACTTGCTGAGAAGCACCGTATCAAGATATCCAAGCTTGGAACATACTATCACCATGCCCAAGCAGAACTTAATATTATCGACAATGATTCAGAAGACATTAATGGTGACGAGTTCAAGATTTCCGTAAGAATTAATCGTCTGATTGATGTTGTTGATGATGCGTATGAGACAGTTTTTCGGTATGTGAGACAATATGACAGAATTAACCATCCCACCTATGCACCACCTGATCCAGAAAACGACCATTCCAAATTTTTTCGTTGCACAACGATGGACATTGGAAAGATTGATGGATATCAAGAGCTTCTTCTTGGTCTTCTCAATACAACGTATGTTGAAGAATTTCGTCGATACAAAGAACACTGTTGTCGACAAATTGAAACCGCGGATGGTCACAAAACAAAAGCCTGGAAGCCAGTCATGTCGATTACGGACTTTGTATACAATGTTGCACAAAAAGAAAGTCGGTTTGAAGTCTGGAAGAATTTGACATCAAAAGGCAATGCGTCCGCGAGTATCAAACATTTGAACGAATGCAAAGATATTCAATTTCCACAAATTAAAAAAGACCGTCATACTTGGTCATTTAAAAATGGTCTTTTTAGTGGAAAAGAGTGGTCTAAGGAAAAAGGTGAATATATTTGTCGATTTTATCCTTATGACCAAAACCAATTCAAGAAACTTGATCCGTGTCTGGTAAGTTCCAAATATTTTGATATAAATTTTCAAATGTCTGGAGAAGATGAAGATTGGCGGAAAATTAAAACACCGTTTTTTCAATCAGTTTTAGACTATCAAAATTTTGAATCTGAAGTGTGCAACTGGATGTACGTCATGGGTGGTCGGCTTTGCTTTGATGTTGGAGACATGGACAAGTGGCAAATTGTGCCATTTTTGAAGGGTATTGCTCGATCTGGTAAATCGACCCTTATCACAAAAGTTTTCAAGAAGTTTTATGAATCTGAGGATGTACGAACACTTTCAAACAACACCGAGCGAAAGTTTGGTCTCGGAAGTATTTACGACGGTTTGATGTTTATCGCACCAGAAGTAAAAGGTGACCTTTGTTTGGAACAAGCTGAGTTTCAGTCTCTGGTCTCCGGTGAAGACATTTCTATCGCTATTAAGCACGAAAAAGCGAAATCAGTCGAGTGGAATACTCCAGGAATTTTGGGAGGAAATGAAGTTCCAAATTGGAAAGACAACTCGGGAAGTGTTTTGCGCCGAATGTTGCCTTGGAACTTTGGTAAACAAGTTGAACACGCCGATCCACAACTCGATGATAAGCTTGATGCTGAATTACCTAAGATTTTACTTAAATGTATTCGCGCTTATTTGGAATATTCACAAAAATACAAAAACAAAGATATTTGGAATGTAGTTCCAAAGTACTTCAAGACGATCCAAACCCAAGTCGCGATGGTCACAAATACACTTCAGAATTTCTTGGCTTCTGAAAAGGTAAAAATTGGTCCAGATTTGTTTTGTCCTCAGAAACTATTCACAAGTGAGTTTTTTCAACACTGTACCGAAAACAATCTTGGTAAACCAAAATTCAATCAAGACTTTTACGCGGGGCCATTCAGCACATATAAAATCGAAGTGCGGAATGAAACAGTTACACACAATAATACTGCGTATGCTATGCAGCCAATTATTTACGGAGTTGACTTAGTATCTGATTCTGTTCATAATTTTAGTGGTGATATGTAAAAAAAAATGTATATTATTATTAATAAATGAATATTAATGAATGACTCAAATAAAAAAAAAATGATTGCGCAAACTTTTATTTTTAGATTGGGTATTCCTGATGATGTAGCCAAGGGAAAAGCTCCTACAGGATATGATCAAGAAGTTTTCCAGGCTACTTATAATTATTTAGGAAACAAAAGTGAAAATCATGTCCAGACTTTAAGTAATATTCTTAAATGGCCAAAGAACGCTATTGATAAAAATCTTGAAGAAACTCAAAAATTTGTGAATACTTTTACAAATAAAGAAAAACAATTTTTAGGACAAAAAGGAATTTTCAATGTGACCAAAGGTGAACAGGCATTTTCTTTGTTAAATAAGTTAGATAAACTAGCCCGCGGAGAACTTCAGGAAGTCGAAAGTGAAATAGAGAGAAAGTGGCACAAGGCTCGCCAACTCATGGGAAATTCAGTCAGTGCACGCAACCGTCTTCTTTTAAATTTTAAATTTGCCAAAGATACACCGGTGGTACCACCACCACCACCACCAGCACCAGCACCGGCACCCGCGTCACCGGAGGAGGTATTTAAAGGTAAACACACACCTCTACATTTATCAATGTATAACGGTACATTACCAAAAACTGTCCCACATGAAACATTGGATTTAACGAAAATATTACGCTTAAACAAATCATCTATATTTAAAGATAAAAAATATGATGAATTTTCTGTGAAAGTAACTGAAATTACGGGACGTTCAAAATCAAAATTTCAAAAAATATGGCAGATTAGCTCCGAAACGCAGAACATGAACAAGTTGATAAATGGTTCCGCCGGTGCATCTACTGGTTCAATTACATTTAAAGCGAAGGTTACCAAAGGCGAAACTACTGTCGGTGCGTCTTTAACTCTCCACATGTCTGGTGCGATACGTATATCTGGTGGATTTATAGATGTTAATTTAAATAAATCAAATACAAATTCAAATTTGGATTCGGCTACAGCTCAAGCTATGTTATTAAAAACTCATATATTTGATTCATATATTATTAATAGAAATAACTTGAGAAATAAACCAGTTGATTTTAATAATATTTCTGGTAATTTCAATATTAATTATGCAATTCGTATGCAAGAAAGTGCGATAAAAATTGGATTGATGTATGATCCAGACTTATCTGCTCAAATTAAGATTCCTTTGTCAACTGGTGCAACTATGAGTGTAAGTATAAGTGGGAAGATTCAACTTGTTGGCATAAAAGGCATGAATGGCGTATTACCTTCATTTAGAGAAGCACTTGATAAATTAAATCATTTAATTTATCAAAATAATGAATTACCAAATTTCAAAAATTACAAACCTACGCGGCCGACAAAAGTAGCCCGCCGGGCGACCGGACTCCCTGCTCCAAATATCACGAGACGTGGGACAACATGTCCGAAAGAAGCTCGGCCCATTCCTTACAGTTTCCAAGGTAAATGTCAATCAAGAATGTTCGGAGGGAAAATGATTGACGGCAGTGAATTTTATGTTCGACCAAATCCACAAGGCCAACCATGTTGTTACAGAAAACCAAGAAATACAACCTTTCTGAAAAATAAAGTTGCACATAGATATCACCAAGCAAATGTAAAAGTTCCAAATAATGTTGGTAATCTTTTTAATGTACCAAATTCAAATTCTGTAAATAAAAATAAAAATAAAAATGTGGCGACGGCCGCACCAAATATTAAAATTGTAAATGGTCCCAGTGGTCTTAAAATTGGATCTCGGCAATGTATGCGTTACACAAGAGTGCGCTTATTTGAAATTGCGTCATTACTTAAAGTGAAAAATTTGAAAAAAACAGACGGAAAAGAAGCTTTATGTAATAAAATCAAAGAAAGAAGTAAAGAACTTGGCCTCAATAAAACAAAAAATGTTGTGGGTAATTCAGCTATAACTATTACAAACAATAATGGTAAAGTCTATGCAATTACTGGCCAAGGTAAAAATCTGCGTTTAGGTAGTAGAGTTTGTTCAACGTATGCAAAACCATTTTTAATCAAACTGTCTGAAAAGATGGGTCTCGCCGCCAACGTCTCCCAAATGACAAAAGTTCAAATTTGTGAAGCTATTGAACAAGCCAAAAATTCAATCAGGACACGTCGTAACAATTTAGAAAGACAGAGACATAACCAAGCGAATCGTAATAGACAAGAACGACGCAGACTTGCGAGACAAAGAAACGAAAGACTTCGATTACAGAAACAGAGACGTCAGTTTGAAGAACAACGGAGAATTAATCGTGAACTTAGAAATAAATTAGGACTTGACAAAAACGCAATTCGTGCTGAAATTTCAAAACTTTTTGGTGTTGCATTTATGAAAAAATACCGCAATAAAATTAATCTCAATGAACAAACAAATTTATTATTTCAAAATTTAAATTCTGCTATTAAAAACGGTCGCATCGAAAAGGGTACCAGAGGAAATCCATTAAAGGTCGCGGTTGTAAATTTCAAACGCACATGGATTAGCAAAAAACGAAACAGCATGAAAACTAAAGCTCCTCCTCCTCGCCCAGCGCCCGCGGCCTTTAGTCCACTCAATGATATACGTAGACATTTAGGAAATGAACGATTTAACAGAATCAAAAATTCACTTACTCCGCAAATACTTCAAAATTATGCAAATTTTATTCATCCTAATCCAAATGCTAACAAAAGAAACACATGGATTAGATTAAGAAAATCATTCGGTATGTTACCAACAACACCGAATGTTGGTGGCGGTGTAAATGCGAACGTGGAGGAAATTTAAAAGACCCATTTAGTTTTAGTACCACCGTCATAAGCATACGCAAATCCTTCATCAATAAGAGATTGATTAGCGGATTGATTATCATTAAATAGTGTAACTAATAAGCGTCCGTATTTATCAAATTCATCGCATGATGCGCGAATAACAAGATTATTAGTCAAAAGTAATTTACGTATATCAGATTTACGGTAATGTTTATCAATATCAATATCGCAGTTAGTAACTAATTGTACGAGGCGATTGCGTGCGCGCTTAGCAGCTTTTTTTTCAAGGTCACGATTAGGTTTGCTCTTAGATGGTTTCATTTCAGGTGTATCAATACCAGTAAGGCGACAATTAAACTTAATAAATTTATTATTAAGAAAAATAACAATTTTACAGGTATCAGCGTCATAAATATCTACAACCTTAGCCCAAATTTCTTGACCATCAAGAGAGAATTCAGGAGTAGAATTATCTTGTAAATATAAATCGCTGTGAGAGTTTTCCATTATATAATATATATATATTTTTTTTTATTATTTTGATTGGCAGGCCCAGGCGCTCACCACCAGCCTGAGCGGAAGCGGTGGAAGTTAGAAACGAATTCCACAGCACTGGATTATTGTGTAAAAAAAAAATATTTATATAAATATAAATAAAAATAAAATGCCACAAAAACGACCTCATGCTTCAACAAATGTTATACCGTCTAATGTAATGCGCAATATTATTAGGAAAGCCGCGCGGACAAAGATGCAAGGCAACAGACAGGGAATTGTTCAGGGTGGAACGGGTTTAAATACTGAAGAAATTTTTGAAAAAATAATGACCGGTAAGCGTGTAACTAATAATGAAAAAGCTCATTTAAATGAAATTAACAGGCAACATCTAATGTATATTAGTAATGAATTAGAGTACGCTTTACAAAATAGATATATATTTAATCAAACTAGACAAAATCAACTTGTTAGTATTCAAAGATTTATGAATACTTATTATCCAACTTTATCTCTCAACAGAATCGCTTATTTAATGCAAGAACCTAATAGGGCACGTAATATGTGGGACAAATTTGCAGCTTTAAAAACAAGAACAAGTGTGCGGTCTTTTAATGCACCTAAAAGACGCCGCCGCGCCCGCCAATGACAAAACCGTGTCCCGTCTGGAAGTGGACTTCTAAATAAACCGATGAGGCTTCCTTCTAAGTAGTTAGTGCATCTCTAACATTTGCCGAGTTCCAGCTAAAAAAAACATTTTAAATGTCGATTAATAAGTTTATTTGGTTCGGAAATTTGTTTGATATGAATATCATGATAATCAAAATTATAACCTGGAAAAGATTCTTTAATTTGCTGAGATAATTGAATGGCATTATATTTTGTGTCAATATTTCTGCACACCGCATCTTTTTCATATCCTAAAAACTTGTCTTCCATGTTTGCAAATTTAGCAAGAACTTCATCTGAATTCTGACGTTTATCAAGTTTATGCCATTTATTTTGCCACATTATTTCATTATAAATGTCCATGGAATTCCCATTGCTTATTTGAAAATTCTGTGTTTCATATCCATTTTTTAATCGCACCTGTTCTGATTTGAAATCCACTTCCATGGTTATCATGTAGACTATAGCGAGCACAATTATTATTTTCAACATTTTTTTTTAAATTATATTATGTTGATATAATTTTTAAAACATCAAAAATTTTATAAATTATGTTGTAAAGTTCAACAGTATCTTTGACTTTTGTTGGATCCACAATTTCAAGTTCAATTTGATACTGAGCTTCGTCTTCACAATCGAGGTCTGTGGGGTCACCCGTTACAATTGTCATGTCAATTGACAAATTCTTACGAATAAATGAAATACGTTTTTTAAGCCGGACGCTGTCACATGTATCATCTTCTTCAATTTCAGTAGGTATTTCTTTTGATATTGAAAACCGAACATCATAGGGTTTATTTTCAATATTAAAATTTTTCTTGAGGATATTCTTTTTGAATATACTGATAGATTCCTCTGAATCTTCATCTACGGAAGTTCGTACATTATCTTTGTAGTAAACAGATGTAGTTGTTTCAACAACATCTTCCCAGCCCTTGTATTTCTTAAGGCCAATTAGAATTTTGTTAAAAATACTTTCGCCTACATTTGTATCAAAACTTCCGGTGTTGATTTTTCCTAACCGCATCTCAAATTCAATGTTTTCTTCATTTTGATTTTGTTTAAAAGGTGTTTCGATATTCTTGAAAAGTTCAGAACCTTCAGAACCTTGGTGCAGCAAAAATGTGTTCATTTTATATTAAAAAATAATAAACTTTATTTTTTAATATGAAAGGAATTAACAATTTAGGAAACACTTGTTATTTTAGTAGTATACTTCAATGTCTTTTACAAATTCCACAACTTTCGAATTATTTTTTGTTGAAAAAATACGAAGGGAATTGTGAATTTACAAGAGAGTATCAAATTTGTGTTCACACAATATGGAAACACAAGGAAACGTTTAATCCACACAATCTTCTAACAATTTTCAAAAAGAAATATACACAATTTGACAACCGCGGTCAACACGATTCTCAAGAAGCGTTTCTCTGTATAATAGATATACTCGAAAAATCTTTATCTGACTTTATTAAAAAACTATTTTATGGAGAAAACACACAAGAAACTATATGTAAGTCAGGAAAATCAATAAAAAAAGAAAATTTTAATATAATTATACTTTTTCCAAATAAAGAACAAACTCATATAAATGATCTTTTAAAAAAATCACAGAAATGGAATGGTATAAAAGATTATGAAGATAATAACGGCAAAATGTGGAACGCCGCTGCTACAAGAACAATTGCATCAGAATTACCGTATATATTAGTTATTTCTTTTAGAATGTATGAAAGAAAAATAAAGATTCAATTGGAAGAAGATATTGATTTCTGTGGTACACAGTATACATTATTTGCAACATCAAATCATCAGGGTTCGACCCCCAACGGTGGTCATTACATTGCGTTTACTAAACACAAAAATATATGGTATCTAAAAGATGATGAAATGTGTAAACAGCATGATTTTCCTTTGGTTGAATATCATTATTTAAGTTTTTATAAAAAGAGGTAGTGGTGGATAATTTGCAACAGGTTTAGGAAAACGAATGGCGTATTCTGCCTTTTCACCTGGTATACCTTTTCTCTGTATTCGTTCAAACAAACTTAAATTTTTGGTATTATTTAGAAATTTTCTCATTAGATTTAAATTTGTCTTTGTATTTTTATTTATATGTAAATTATATCCTCTTTTTGTTCCGAGGTAATATGCTAATTTTTGATTAGCAAACTCTGATACTATGATAGTTGTTTTAGTTCTATCACAGTATTTTTCAATGCGACCTAAAATATCGGTGAAAATCCCCTGACCTCTAAGAGATTCATTTATTCTCAAATCATAAAAGCGGATAAAATTTTTAAACACTTTTGGTTTTGGATTATTAATTTTTAAATTTAGATACCCATTTGGGCTTTCTGTAACTATCCTATACTTAAAGCTAACTAAAATGTCTGGATTATTTCCAGTTGTTGTAATATGTGAATCAAAACTACGGGAATTAGTAGGTTTGATTAGTAAAGATGAGTACAACTTACCTAAAATGTCATTGGAAATTGTGTTAATTATAGTCGAACGATTCATGTGTGTATATTATTAATATTTTTTTTTTCAAGCAGTTAGTCTATGTTTTAGACATCCTGAAAACGGAAGATTACCCACATGACCTAAAACTGTATTTACATCTGCATAAATTTTACCACCAGCTTGTTGCCAGCGTCTACAAAAGGCGTAATCTTCAGAAAGGTATCTTTTTGTGTCTGGATCAATCATACAATCAAAAACTGCATGATATTTATCAAAATCCCTGTTTTGGTGGTCATTCACACACCATAATTCTGGAAATTTTTCTTCTAGTATTGTGAAAACTTCTCGTTTTATAAGCATAAAACCAGTTGGTCCATCCAAAATTGGAATAAAACCATTTTCAACTTGCAAACATGATGCTCCAAAATTCACAACCAAAGATGCAGATAACATTGCCATATTTCGGTCATCATTTTCCGCAACAGCTTTTTCTGCTTGGTCCCAAAATATACTTTTTTTGGGATAACATGCAACGGATATATCATGTCCAGATTCAATAAGTCTCACAACAGATTCTGGATCAAAATCAATGTCTGCATCTACAAACATAAAATAGTCTGCATCAGATTTTTGCATAAAACGTCCAACAGAAACATTGCGTGCTCGATGAACTAAACTTTCATTCTCAGTTGTATCTATATAAAATTGAATACCTTTTTGTGCTAAAAGTACTTGCAAACGCAAAATACTGGTTGCATATTGTTCAAGACAAATACCACCATAACATGGTGTTGAAAGAAATATTTTTGTCATCTATCTTTGTTTAATTTATTGATAGGGGTTATTCTCTAAGTATTTATCTACAAGAAGCTCAATTTTATTAAGCGTGGGTGGTGATACATTACATGTTTCACACATTTTTTTCTTTGTAATACCAAGTTCTTTCATAATGACTACATAAGCAATACTTGTTGGATTCTTGCCCATTAGCTTCACACATTTCTCAAGATGATTACACATTTTGGTGCATTTAGCTGACATCTTTCTCCTTTCACCCTCAAAAGAAAATTCTTGTAGAAGACGTGGACACACATCTGCAGGTCGAGACATAATAACAGGAGGAGGTTGTTCATTGTTGTTGTTGCTGCTGGTTGCTGGTAAATTTTCCGTAAACATTTGTGAAGTTCGGCTTATATCTTTTGTTGGAATTCCAAATGCAGTTGCCACTTCGTGTATAGTTCTGGGAATATTATTTATTTTGCATGCATAGAGAATACAATTAGCCTTAATTCCTGTTCGTACTGCTCCACGCGTCAGTTTTTCTTCATTAAACTTTCTATACATAATTTGAGCAACTCTTATTATACCGTCGGGTAAATTCAATTTATCTTTTGCAATTTCATCCATTCCCTTGTATGCGTGGTACAAAGCACGGTCCCGGTGATTCATGGACATATGAAAACTGATTTTCGCAAGTTTTCTGTCTCGGTAGGTTTTACCACCGGTAATAATACTTGATCCACCCCATTGTGACGAAAAACGGTCTAAGTCTTGTGGCGCACCACATCGTGCAGCATCATTTACTTTACCAGTTTCATCTACATTACTGGACCACTCTGCTTCGTTTATCGTATAATGTTCGTCGACAACACCACATTTACTACAAACGGGTGTGTTTTCTGGATAAGCAAGTTGTTTCATACCACCGCATGAACAAAAATCTGGATTGTTGGCAGCTGTTTTTTTAATTTCTACTTCAGGTTCGTTCATCTTACGAAACATTTTCATCTGATGCCACATAACATCAATTTCACACATAGTTAATCAGCCTTTGTATTAAAAAGATTATAAACTTTATCTGTTGTTAAATCGCAGTTCGAACACGATCTTAGAGTTATTCACACATGTATTTTTTTTCATCACCTTCAATTTTAACAGCGGCTTCAATTTGGTCAATTTTTTTTTTGAACCTTTTAGCGCTCGGTGTTGTTGGACTCCATTGATTCCATGCTTCATCGAGTTCTTTAGCATCTGGTGGTAGACCACACATCTCTTCTGTATCAGAAACTACAAAACTATCGTCCTCGCTCTCTTCAGAGTCCTCAATATCTTCGATTTCGCTATCACTCTCTGGATCAATATTATCTACGAATACATACATATTTTTACCAACTTTTTTCATTGCAAACCCTCCTCCATCATTATAGTGCTCCAATATCGATTCGAAATCAACACGCTCCGCTTTTGTTTCAAATGAGTAAACCAATGCTGATTTATATGCTTTACCAATTGGAAGTAAATAAGATACAAATAAATAATTACCTTCATTTGATAAAACTGATGCAAAGTATTCGTCTTCGTCTTCAACAAGTACTTTAATATAATCTCCCTTTACAATTTCGTTCGGTACAATATCTCCCATTTTTTTTTTTTCCTTCATATTTAAAAACAAAAATATTTACTATATTTAGCACAGTTGTTATGAAAATTGAAATTTTATCCAAAGATGGTTGTAAATATTGTGACAAAGCATGTGAATTGTTAAATAATAAACACATTTCTTATACAAAAATAAATGTTGATAAAAAAATATTACAAGATAGAACAGACGGTGCCGCCACAACTTATCCACAAATTATAATTAATGATATTCATATAGGTGACTATTTCGATCTTGAAGAATATTTTGAATCAGAGAACGATCAATTATTAAAACCAAATCCAAACAGATTTACGATTTTTCCAATTAATTACCCAAATCTATGGGAACTCTATAAAAAAGCACAAGCATCGATTTGGACTGCTGAAGAAATTGATTTTAATGAAGATATGAACGATTGGAATTCACTATCGGAACATGAACAACATTTCATAAAATCTATCTTGGCATTTTTTGCTGCATCAGACGGAATTGTTTTTGAAAATATAAATAATAATTTTGCTCAAGAACTTCAAATTCCAGAGGCAAGGTCGTTCTATGCATACCAAGAACATAATGAAATGGTTCATGGTGAAACATACAGTTTACTTATTGAAAAATATGTAAAAGATCCTGTCGAAAAAGATAAAATTTTTAGGGCTATTGAAACAATGCCATGTATCATGAAAAAAGCAATATGGGCGATGAAATGGTTTGATACAAATATCCCAATTTGTCAGAGACTGTTTGCATTTGCATGTGTAGAAGGCGTCTTTTTTTCAGGAAGTTTTTGTGCGATTTTCTGGTTGAAGAAGCGCGGTCTTATGCCCGGATTGTCTTTTAGCAACGAACTGATCAGTCGTGACGAAGGACTTCACGTAGACTTTGCAGTTGAACTTTTAGGAATGTTGGAAAATAAACCATCCGAAAAAGTAATTCATTCTATTATGAAAGACGCGGTTCAAATCGAAAAGGAGTTCATTTTAGATGCTCTGCCATGTAAACTTATCGGCATGGATTCATCTAAGATGAGTCAATATATCGAGTTTGTGTCTGATAGATTACTCAAACAATTAGGATATTCAGCTATTTGGAATTCTACAAATCCATTTGATTTCATGGAAAATATTTCATTAGATGGAAAAACAAATTTCTTTGAAAAAAGAGTTGGGGACTATGGAAAACTATTGTCTGAAAAAAATATTATTTTTGATGAAGATTTTTAGTAGCCAACAAATTTCTTTGAAAAAAGTAAATTTTCAAATCAAGGGAATTGATGAATTTTAAAAAGGACATTTAGTTCCTGTTGGTTTTATACTTCCTGTGCATACTCCTTCATTAGGATTAGCATCTGATTTTTTTTTATTGCCTGGCCAGTCACTTTTATCTCCACTACTTTCATTTTCTGATTTATCGTATATATAATTTATGCATTGTAAATTTATTTTATTAACATATTTATTACAATTGTCACAATCAATTTTAGTAGCTTTTTTTATCGGACTTCCTGTTTTAGAAAATACATATCCATTAAAAATATCCTCACCTTCAATTTCACACTGTGCTCCTGAAACTGTAGGTGTGTCACCTTTGGAACTATCCTCTGATGTTTTATCTAAAGAATCTGTTGAGGAACCAGGTAAGAAGTTCAATATTTCCCTGTAATCTACAGTGTCTTTTGACCATATTATGTAAATTAAAATTGATATTGCTACAATTACACACAAAAATAAGATATCCACAATCATCTTATTTTTTTTTTTAACATAAGTCTTTATTTTAATACAAGAACTTGGCCACCGTCTTCACATCCACATTTCTTCCATGAGGAACCGGACAACACATGTGTCATATCAACAGGGGCTGATGGCGCTGTATTGATTGGTTGAGCTGTCTCGAGTAGAGCTGTAGATGTTTCAACTGATGTAAAACTTGAATTTGAGCCATCTAAGTTGGCGCCTGTAATAGAGCTCATCTTATTTGAAGAACTATTAATTGGTTGTTGTACCAGAGCGGTGTTAGCAGGTTTAGCAGGTTTAGCAGGTTTAGCAGGTTTAGCAGCGTTAGCAGCTTTAGCAGCGTTAGCAGCTTTAGCAGCGTTAGCAGCTTTAGCAGCGTTAGCAGCTTTAGCAGCGTTAGCAGCTTTAGCAGCGTTAGCAGCTTTAGCAGCGTTAGCAGCTTTAGCAGCGTTAGCAGCAGCGTTTCCTTCTAATAGCTCACGATTACCTTTCATAAGAAGATAGGTAATTACCAAATATACAATAGTATGTAAAATTAAACCATTTGTTGTTGGACATCCTGTAGGACTCGCAACCCAATCACCTAATACACCTCGCATGACTTTGTAAGTTTCTGGATTAGCAACAATAAAAAAGATTAGAGCGGCTAAAAGAGAGATGCGAACTTTTGTACTCAGCATTATTGTTTTTTTTTTGTTATACTGTACCACAACAGAAAAAATTTACTTAAAAGAATCCGGCGTTACTATAGTATAACAAAGAAACAACAACAATGGCGCAACAAATCATGAAGTCTACCTCTTTCCAGCCATCTACTATGACCTTCTCCAAGTTTCGTAAGAACAAGCGAGGGGGTGGAACTCTGTATATTAATGGTCCTGAAAACAAGAAGAAGTATATCCAGCTACCCTATATGCGTGCTCCTTTTGGTGTCAGCAGTTTTACTGATGATACTACTGGAAACACATCATATAGCCTCAATCTGTCTTTTGACAGTAACGATCCAGCGCTGTGTGAATTCCAAACTAAGATGGAAGAATTTGATAACCTAATTTGCGATATGGTTGCAAAGAACTCAAAGGAGTGGCTTGGTAAGCAATACAATATTGCTGTTATCAAGGAAGCTCTCTACAAGCCGATGGTTATTCAAGGCAAGACAGTTGGTGACACGACCTATTCACCAACCATGAAGCTCAAGGTTATGTACAATAAGAACAGGGAAGAATTTGAGTCAGAAGCCTACAATGCAGCTCGTGAACGCATTCCAGTTGATTCAATTGAGAAGAATCAGAAAATAATGACCATCATTGACATCAACCAGATTTGGTTCATTGATAACAAGTTTGGAGTGAGCATGCGTTTTCAGCAGGGTATTGTCGAGGAGTCTCAGAAGCTTCCTTCATTTGCTTTCCAGGGACTTGATGATGTTGGTGATGATGATGACGGGGTAGATTTTGAGTAAAAAAAAAACAATAAAACAAAAAAATAAAATAATAATAAATATTATTAATACAATAAATGGGTAGAAATAATATTTATAACAGGAATGTTGGAAATTTAACAAATGAGATGTATGAAAATATACCGAAAAATAAACGAGTTGCATTAGGTGCTGAACTTGTTGCAGCGTTAGGTGCTGATGGGTGCTTCCCCGAAAAAAAACTATATAAAATAACCAATTCAACCGGTAAATCTGGCTTTAAGTTACGTGAAATTATCACAGAAACGCCAGTTAGATATATAAATTATGCCAAAGGTTCAGTCCGTGGTAAAGGTACAGCAGAAGTTGCGTCTGGAAATGAAGGTATTGTTTATATTGGTTGCTTAGATGCTAATTGTGAAAAAGAAATTGCAATCAAAAAGGTTCCCAATCCAGACGTAGGTGGTAACTCACACGATGCCATCGTGGCTGCCGAAAGAGAATTTGATAATTTAAAGAAAATTCATACATCATCTGATCATGTTGTTACTCCGTATTTATTTACAAAGTGCGGCAATTCTGCTTACCAATATGTAGAATATTTTTCAGGTGGCGAATTAAAGAAGTGGATGAATACAAACAGATTACGCCCTGAGCATTCTAGAAATATTGTTTTTCAAATAATATTTGCTCTCAAACAAATACAAGCAAAATATCCATCATTTAGGCATAATGATCTTCATGTGGGAAATATTTTAGTCAATGATAAAGCAAGTGCAAGTGGATATACTATATATGACAATAAAAAAGTTAAAAACATTGGAGTAAAAGTTGCTATTGCTGATTTAGGTTATTCATCTATTAATAATAATTACGATTATGACTATAGACTAAAACATCAATATGGTATGAGCGGCGACAACAATAAAATGTATGATTTACATTATTTTTTAAATGCTCTTTATGCGGAATCTAAAGATCCACAGCTTAACGCATTTATTAAAGATGTAATCGGTGTAGATTATTTAGGACGAGGTTCCCCAATGTCAAAAAAGATTCGAGAGTGGAGATTGGCATATCCATTTACAAAAGATACAGTTTTTCTATCATTTGATGAAATTTTGAATCATTCATATTTCGACGTGTACAACAAACAAAAATCCCCGTCACCGGTAAAATCCCCGTCACCGGTAAAATCCCCGTCACCGGTAAAATTTAAGCGCCCAACTATTAGACCAAGGCCAAAACAACCAACTATTAGATATAACAGAAACACATTATTGAGACTACAACCAGCGGGAATAGGTAATCTTAAGTTACCTCTTGGTTTAAAACCAAATAATCATTTATTATTATTTCCTAATCTACCAGCTCCGAGACCGCCAGCTCCGAGACCACCAGCTCCGAGACCACCGAGACCGCCGCGACCGCCAGCTCCGAGATCGCCAGCTCCGAGATCGCCAGCTCCGAGAAAAAACACGGCGGCCAGATGTAAGCCAAAACGACCCGTGAGTCTATGTGGGAAAACCGTGAAACCTCAACACGGTATAGGTGTAGAAAGAATGACTGCGCGCGAGATGGCGGTCTTTATAATGGAGCATGCACCCGATGATGTTAAAGATAAGCTCCGTCAAATGAATAAAGCTTCGCGTTCACAATTATGTTTTTTACTGCAGCAGTTCTCTGAAGGTAAAAAATTAATGCCGCCACATAAAATAAACCAGAACCGCCGCCCAACAACGCCAAATAATGTAAGACGTAATAGATTAATTAAAATGGCTAGAAACCATATTCAGATGACCGGTAAATTAAACAGAAATACAATTATTAAGGTTCAATCATATCTTTCTAAAGAAGAGTTATGTAAATTTATACAAGACCAACAACAAATACTCAAAAGAAAATTAGCAAGTGAAAAAGCTGCAAAGCTTCTGGTTTTTGCACACGGGAAAAAATCTAATCCTACATCCAGAAAAAATACTAAAACAACATTCGTTTTACCAAGTAAAAATAATCGTTTAACAAAAAATAACAAGGCCGCTGTAGAAAAACTAAAATGGGAAATTCATTCTACTTTATTTGCTAAACTAACAGCGAATGCTACAAAAGCAGCCAATAATGTAGCCGCTGCAGAAAAAGCTCATGGAAATGCAAAAACTAAAAATACTCAAGCTATATTAACTGCTGCAAGAACAACACAAATTCGCGCAAATGCAAATTTACAAAAAGGTCAAAACGATTTAGAACTCCAAATCATGGCTGGAAATTTAGCGAAAGCGCAAATAAAAGAAGAAAAGCGTTTAGCGGAAGAAAGATTAAAGATAATTTTTAAAAGGACTGGTCTCAATTCAAATTCTAATTCACCTAGTCCAGGACCGAGAACACCCGGTCTGGAAATTAATTCAGTTGTAAATCAATTGGTTAATAATGCGTTGTTGGGAACACCTAAAAATTTATCACGTGTTGTTGAAAAAATTAAAGGATTAAAAAACAAAAAACTAAACCCTTTAGCATTTACTGTTGGTACACCACCCGAAAAACTTAATTTGAAACCAAATCCAGTTGCACCTCGCCCGGTAGTTTTTTCTCAACCAAAGAAAAAGACAACAGGAAAGGGAAGTAAATTAAATAAATTTCTAAGAGGAACGACCAAAAAAACAACAAAAAATGTTAACCACATTTTGGTAAAACCAACTTCTAAAACTACTTATTCAAGAAATAATAATGGGAGAATTAGAATAAATCCACCAGGTGGAAGAAGTAGACTATGTGAAACTATGTCTAAACCGGAAATTGAGGTGTATCTGCGTATAAAAGGTATAGTAATTCCTGATAAAATTAATGGTAAAAAACCTACAAAAGCTAAGTTGTGTGAATTACTAATGGCATAAAAAAAAATATTTATTTATATAAAAAAAAAATGCGAATGAATTGGGAACTAAATTTAGACTCGGCAAATCTTAGAGATGCACGAACTTATTTTAACAGATATTGTGAACTACTTAGAAGGAATCGTAATTATCGAAATATACCCCTATACCCAGTAACTTATTTTATAATGCAAAGAGATCCCGTGTTCAAGAATAATTTAAACGGTGATTCAAAAGGCGCTATCCTGGAGTGTTCAGGCGCCCCCCTCGTAGTTTCTGCAGATTTTCAAATTTATTTAATATGTGTGCTGGATTATATACCGCCGGAACGTATTAATAAATCAAATCCCAACCCAATTACCCGAACAGAATTAAAAAAAAACCCAACCAAATTTAAGAGAGGAACTAATCATTTTATTTGCGCTGTAAAAATGTATACTAAGTTATATTGTTTTAATTCGTGGGGAAGCGGTAGTTTCAAGATAGATATAAAAGCATACGAGGCGGTTAAGAATTATGTAAATTCACGCCCCTTGTCATCAGACAAAAAAATAAAAGATATTGTGGTGTATAATGGACCGTCATTGCAGTGCTTCCAAGGTTCGGCGGCTAATACATCTTTTTTATTACCTAATACCAATCAAGAAATTAAAGGTGGCTTCTGTGGAATAATATCATTTGATTTTATAATTCTTATGTCACTTTTGTATGCTCAAAAACAAATACCTAGAACTAAAAATGCTTTCAATAATTACGTTTCTCAATTAGGTGTGCACGGTATTATGTATGGAGGAACAGAAAGGGCCACACCGGCATCAAAAAATAAGTCTGCACCTATTGCTCGATTACTTAACTTCTTGGGCCAATCAAAAATGTTTAGTCCAGACAATCCAAAAGCGCGTATAGCTCGGAAAAACGTTAGACCATTAGCTAGTTTTATATCAGCAGCACCAGCACCAAACACAGCAGCTCGCCGAAACACACCACCAGCACCAAACACAGCAGCTCGCCGAAACACACCACCAGCACCAAACACAGCAGCTCGCCGAAACACACCACCAGCACCAAACACAGCAGCTCGCCGAAACACACCACCAGCACCAACCCCTAGGGAATTTATTTTGACTATTCCGACGTCTCGAGGTTCTGAAGCTGCTTTTGTACGAGTGCGGGGCGGGAAAAATGTGGTAATGGCCACATTATATAAAACAAACTACAACAAATTAAAAAACAGTACGATTCGTTCTGTGAACAGACGAGAACAATTTGAGATTATATATAATAACAACAGATTTGGGGGGGATTATGTTGTTCCATTTAAATCTATTTATAGAAATATGAACAATGAACGAATTCCAATTATCAATTTCTAACTTCCACCGCTTCCGCTCAGGCTGGTGGTGTATCAACACAGGCGCTCGAGCGCCTGGGCCAGATATTTACTGCCAATCAAAATAATAAAAAAAAATATATATTATATTTTATATAAAAAAAACATGAAGAATCAGAAATTATTGATAGTTGTATTAATAGGATTAGTATTTCTTTATTTATTAAATTTCCGTATGACAGCTTGTAATTGTGACGGCGGTAGCGGTAGCGGTAGCGGTAGCGGTGAACACTGGACTGTTTACGGGACCAACGGATGTGGATGGACTCGTAAGCAAATAGACCATATGAAATCAAATGGAATACCGCATACATATATTGAGTGTGACAAAAAAGACTGTGGTGAAATCACAAGTTACCCAACTTTAAAAAATTCAAGTGGTAAAGTAATGGTGGGATTTAACAAGATTTGATAAGACCAGTGATACCGATTCCACATAGTTGCTCTCTCAATAGCTTTGGCTTGAAGTAACTTCAAGTTCTAGTGGGCTGGTCTGGCCTTCAGCAACTAAAAAAAAAATATTCAATTAAATTATAAAAAAAATGGAGCAATTAACTTTAGGGAAAGTATACCCAGCAGGAGGGCGAGGGCGTTACAAAAAAGGTGGTAAAATTCCAAAAGCCGGTCTTTACATACTCCATAAAGGTGAAGTGGTTGTCCCTGCTCACCGTGTCAAGACTGTTGACAAGGCTTTGAAAAAAGACGGTAAAAAACCACTCAAAAAAGTATGTAAAAACTGTGTACTCACTAAAAAACAATTAACGGTGAGACGCGTTTCTTCTACGAGAGCGCGTCGGTAAAACCACTAAATAAAGAGGTTAACTTTGTTTTGTTGATTTTTGACAGACACGAGTTCCTTTTGGCATTTTTTTAATATTTAGTTAGTTTTTTTTTCCTGGTATAATATTAAAAATGAAAAATAAAGTAAAAAAATTACCAACGTCTGGATCTGAGGCATTATTTGTATATGATGATTGGATTAATAATAAACGAGTAAATAATTGCTATGCCTATGCTGTAAATGACCTGAGAACTTATAGGGCGCGTAAAAGTGTGCCAGGTAATCGGTCTGGGATGTCGAATCTTCCTCATACCTATACCCATTGCAAAGGTTTAACCAAACGTGTTATCTCTGACAATCCTAAAAATGTCTACAAAACAAAAGCTTGTAAAGCATGCAAACCAGGATTTTATAAAATCATGATGTTTACTGCTAAGAAATCTAAGAATTCATTGCTCAATGATCCATATGGTGATTTTCATTTTTTTAAACAGCATAATGAAATCAGATACAAAGTAAAAGATGGAGATACTGCCTATAGCATTGCTAAATTTTTCGATGTCCCAATCAGTAGAATCAAAAAACATGCCCCTTTTATTGCTGGTAAAAAGATTCAATTTAAAGTAAATACATGGAGTCACAAGATGGGTTGGGCAACCGGACCGTTGCTGACGGATGCGTGCGGTAAAGCAATTAAAGATCCTCGCAAAGCGTGTAAAAACTATTCTTTCAATTACAAAAATTATTGTAGTTCAATGTGTGTTCGAAAGAATGCCGTTAAGGCTGGAAAGAATTCCCATATCACTCATCAAAGATTCTAAATCTTCATCTTCGTCTAAATCAAATGTGATGTGAGACATGTATTCATCTAAAAAATTTTCATTCTGACCTATTCTATCCAAAATGGTAAAAATTGTTTCTGGGGAAACGTTAATTAAATTTGAAGTTTCTCGTCTGTTGTCTTCAATTTTTATAGTCACGGTATATTTTGAAACGTCAAATTTTTTTCTACAGACTGGGCATGTATTTTTTCCAATTTCTTTCCAATCGTTAATACACGAAGTATGGAATAAATGTCCACACCAAAGTTCCCGTGTTCCCCGTGTCCTTTTAATTGAATTTAAACAAATTGCACAAGTGTTTTCGTTGTTTTTATTATGTAAATGACAATTTTTACCATTTTTACAAGGAGTTCCATTTTTTGTCAGGGATTCACAATTAGACATTAATAGATATAAAAAAGTTTTTATTTTATTTTTACAATATTAACGACGTCGTCGTCTTCCTAATTCATACTCGTATGTAGCCATCACGTCTCTATATTTGTCTCGCATTTCATCTTCTATTTTGTTTTTAAATAAAATAATGTCATCTTTTATTTGGGACTGTCTACAAATTGGGCATTGATCTGAAGTAACAAACCAATTTAAGATACACTTTAAGTGATATGCGTGACCACAATTGAGACGTTTTGTTTGTGCAGAATTAGTACTCGGTACTTTTTCAAAACAAATTAAACATGTCTGTTTTAGATGTTTTGAACAGTAGTTATCCATTAAAATATTATTCTTGCATTTCGCGCCATCCGGTTTAATCCAATCACATGACATATTTTTGAATTATATTATAAATGAGTTTATTTATTTCAATTTCTGACCCACATCCATCTACAATGTATTTGTCACATAAAACTTTTTCATTAAACATTTTTCTATATTTTGAATCAAGGGATTCAAGATATTCATAACTAACCGATGTATCACCTTCTTGTTTTCTATTTTTGACACGTGAATAAGCTATGTGTACTGGTGTATCAATATAAATATAAACGTCTGGCATCCATGCATTATTATTAAAAGCTGTTGTATAGACTTTGTCTTCAAGTTCAGTTTTTTCCATAATTTCCCAGAAAACTTCTTTTGAAGAAAGAGGACTTCTCTCGTAAATTGCAAATCCTGGCAAAGTTTTCAAAGTTTGTAAAATTAACATTTGAAATAAAAACCCCCATCGCGCTGGGTCACTATAATATAAATCAAGTGGCCACTTTTCAAGTGGTTCGCGTTGGACCGTAAAACCCCTTTTTTCAAGTAAATTAAGTTGGGTTGATTTACCTGATGCAATATTTCCATCAATTACAATTTTCATTTTATTTCAAAGAAAGAGTTTCAAAGAGTTATTATTATTTCAAAGAGTTACTTTTTTAACTAACTACCTACAGTCTTCTAGAATACAAATTTTTTTAAAGATACTTACGATATCTTGGTGGCGCAGCTCTTTTTAAATTTGATTTTTTTCTGGAAGAATTTATGTTAAGCGCCGGAATAATTTGGTGATTGGTTATATATTTTGGTATTGGGCTTTGTTTGTTTCGCAACAAACCAGCTTTTAGTCTATTTGTATTTGTTTTAATTCTTCTTTTTTGGGAGAGAAGACGTCTGAGCTCTGTTGAATTCAATATTACCCGTAAATTGCTGTTATTTACAGGGTTGTTTTTGTGGTATACTTTTAAAACCCTGTTCCACATCGCGCGTTCTTGTTGCGGAGTTAAACGAACCATACGCACCGTTGGACATTCCGCCGTCTGATTCCATGTGGTGATTAAACTCTGAACATTTTGTTTGGACCACTCGAGTGGATATTGATTTCTGTAGTATTTTCCCATTTCACGAATTAATTTGTTCTGATTCCCTCCAACTAAATACGCAAGTGGACACTCTCCATTATTACGCAAGTCTACTAAATTCTGTGCTGTGTGTTTTTGTAATCTTCTACGAGGCAAAATAAGATGATTCATGTTTTTTATAAAATAAGAAAATAAAATAATACTCTTTTTAGTCAATCTCAATTGGTTAATTTAGTAAGTATCTGGTGGTACCTTCAATAAAGGTTTGTTACAGGATTGACACTGGTTTGCGAAGTTGTTGGGACGTTTCACCTGACCAGTGTGTTGAAGATTTTCAATCTTCTGGACAACTTGTGGACCCTGTTGTTGTAAAAGTTGACGATACGCATAGTTATCTTGGTAAGCAATGCCATGAGTTTTCATGACATAATCATTTAAAAGTTGAGCAGATGTTCCAATAGTAAAACATCTTCCATCAGCCATACCTAATCTCTGTGACATTTTTTGCGTTGTTTTTATATTTTATATTTATATTTTTTTTACTGAACTATAACTGAATTTTATTGTTGGAACGAGTCAATTTCCAAGAATGAATGTTTTTATTTTGTAAGAATTTGACAAAGTCTGGAATTTTGTAACCCAAAAAAATATCAAAAAGTTCAGAATTTTCTATTTTTTCAGTTTTGATTGTATCTTTATTTTCAAAAATCACATGATTGATGATGTTGTATGCAAAAACAATCTCCTTGAGGGTTTGTGCACCTGTAATAATTATTTTACCTGTACTGAAAATACTTACAGTAATTTGTTTCATATCTGCAGCTGGCTTAAACTTGATGATGGCTGCAGAGTACTTTTCTGGATTGTAGGTTACCTTAAACATGTGTTGATTCGAAAAAACTCTAATCACTTCATAAAGATTAACATTGTAATTAAGACTGAAATTAGTATTAATTAACTGAATTTCAAAACGATCACTGGGGATATTATCATCGGGTTCTAACTTTAAGATGAATCCCAAAAGGATTGAAAGTTGCTTTATTATACGTTTACAGTCAAAAATATCACAGCACCCTGCGACTTGAATACTTCCATTAGGAAAAATCTTGATCGATTTTTTGCTATACACATCTTGATATGCTAAAGTAACCTGATTGTAAAATGCAGTATTTTTGATTGTCCACTGTATGCCTGCTTGTTCACTACTACCTTTTTTACGGATGGTGATACCACTACTACCCATCGCCGTAAAACAGGAACGAATTTTGTCAATATCATTTTTTGAACATTTAAAAAGCTCCTTTGAAGTCATCGTTATAGTTGTTAGTTTAATAAAAGAAGGTTTGTGTTCATCTGGATATATAGACCTGAACTCATTCATGGTTAGCATATAGCTGAACATGTTGTTTGCAAGACTGGAATACGGCATATTCAGTTTTATTGTAGAAAGTATGTCTGTCTTAATTTCTTAAGCTAATTTAAACACGAATTTTTTTTCTACTTATTAAATAAGTTTGCCAAGTTCAATACTTCTTCTTCTTCTTCGTTAGAATTTGAACTGAGTAAGTGTAATTGTCGGAGCCAACTCTCATTTGAGTTGTAACCGTTACTACCTGGGGACCGTGAAGGGCTGCGACGGTTACTACTTGGTGACTGTGAAGGGCTGCGACGGTTGTAACCGTTACTACTACTGGAATAGTTTGGAGAACGATAGGGTGAATTCAGAAGATTTGGATTAAGATTTAAATTTAAGTTACTTGGTGACCGTGAAGGGCTGCGACGGTTGTAACCGTTACTACTACTGGAATAGTTTGGAGAACGATAGGGTGAATTCGGAAGATTTGGATTAAGATTTAAATTTAAGTTACTTGGTGACCGTGAAGGGCTGCGACGGTTGTAACCGTTACTACTACTGGAATAGTTTGGAGAACGATAGGGTGAATTCGGAAGATTTGGGCCAGGTTTATTTGAGTTGACCCATTTACCGTTTAGATAATTCCAGGTTTGGCCAACTGGGGCGCGTCCAAGTGGTCGTTTAATCCAACCGTTAGGTAAAACTGGAGGTTTTGGCGCCCCTAATTTCACCATGGTGTTTCTGTTACCGTTGTTATTACTATTACTGTTGTTATTAGAGAAGAAGACCATAGGTTCTTTCCCTGGTCTGTGTTTACGGGGTGAAGGTGAAGGTAGTGATCTAATTGGTGGAGACGGAGATTTTGGTTTTGGTCCAGCTTTATTTGAATTCAATCTATAATTTCTTTGAAAGTTGTTAGGAGCAAGTGCTACAATACCACCAAATCCGCGATTATTATTCATATTCATATTCATATTCATATTCATATTCATATTGTTTAAAATTCTACGTCTCAAATTGTCCATTTGAGATTTTTTGTAGACACTGAAACCTTTGATTTTACGTTTACGGGCAATATCTTTTAATAGTGTTAGAGTCTTTGCTGATACTACTTTATTTCTATTACTTTGATTTTTTGCTGGTGACGTGGCACCCGCATTCCTATTATTCATAGAATTTAATACTTTTTGTCTCAAATTTTCCATTTGAGCTTTTTTATATGTTGTGTAACCTTTCACTTTACGATTTTTCGCAACTTGCTTTAAATCTTTTAGGGTACTCATTCTCCTGACATTATTTTTCGTAACCATTTATTTAATTTTATAATTTAGATAAAGAAAAAAGTTTTTACTTGAGTAAGAAAACATGGCTTCTCATATATATTTCATTCTGGATCGGTCTGGGTCTATGAACGCATTTATTGACGATACAATTGGAGGATTTAATTCGTTTATAGCAAACCAACAAAAGGATAACGCAGACGGTGTAATGTCATTATTTTTGTTTAATGAAGACGTAACACCCATGTATAAAAACAAATCAGTCAAAGAGGTTGAAAAGTTGAATTCACAAACGTATTTTCCCGCGGGAACAACTGCACTATGTGATGCGATTGGAACAACTATTAAATACGCTTGCACACAAGACGGTGGTGAAAAGATTATTGTAATTCTTACGGATGGTGCTGATAATATGAGCAAGAATTACACAAGGAATCATGTCAATGATTTGATTTCTATCAAGAAGAAAGAAGGATGGCAATTTGTATTTTTGGCTGCTAACCAGGATGCGATTAATACAGCTACACAATACGGGATTGGGAATGGTGCAGCAATGACTTTTAATCAAGAACATACAGAAGATACATTCGAATGTCTTTCAGCGGCAATTGGTCGTCAAGTAACTGGTGAAAGTCAAGATGTCGAATTTACTGGTCTTGAAAGATTGAAAAGTTGTCCTCCACAACCACAACAGGTGTCTTCGGATGTTTTTACTAATGTAGTTCATGATTCAGTTGTTGGTCTCAGGCGTTGTTAAAAAAACATTTTATTAGTGAATAGTAATAAAATGCCCAAAGGAACTCGAGTTTATAGATGTGTCAAAAAATTAACCAGAGGTAAAAAATTTACTTATCCAGCAGCTATAGCTATTTGCCAAAAATCAACAAAACAAAGCTACAAAACGGGAAAACCTCTTTATGTAGTAATTTTTGATCAAAAGACACCGAGGTCCCGACTGCGTAAAATGGCTTAAAGATTTTTCCAGTATATAGTATATAGTAAAATGTTCCAGGCCATTAACTCTAAAGTCAACAAGGAGGTCGACACCGGTGCCTCCAACCATGCCGGTTGCGACAAGTTCCCGAAGTGCCCGGGCTCGTCCTACAACGCCTTCAAGGGCTCGTGCAACGCCCCGAACTAAGCACTGATTTGATATTTTTTTATATATATATGCCCGAGTGGGACTGATTTTTTGGTAGGATGCCCGAGTTGGTCTAAGGGGTTGGTCTTAAGCACCAATGTGCTCATGCACGCGCGGGTTCAAACCCCGCTTCTACTATTCAATAGTCCTCATAGCTCAGTTAGGATAGAGTAGCAGACTTCTAATCTGTTGGTCGCGGGTTCAAATCCCGCTGGGGATATTTGCTCCTATAACTCAGATGGTAGAGTGACAGGCTGTTAACCTGTAAGTCAGAGGTTCGAACCCTCTTGGGAGCGTTTTTTTTTTAATAATTATACACTAATTATTAAAAAAAAATTGACTTAAAGATTTGGATAAAAATTGATGTATTTATTTTAGGTGAATATTTTAGGGAGAAAAAAAAAATGAATAATCATCCACCGGTTATTGATTATAATCGTTTAAAAAGAATTTCACCAATAACGGATCCTTTAAATAAAACAGAGTTCAATAAAATTACTCAAGTGTGTATATTATTTATATTTATCGGCTTTTCGGTTCTTATAAAACGTTTCAAGGATAAAAAAGCCCAGAGGGACAAAAAATAATACGTACTACTATTAAATATGCTGTCTTCTAAATTTTTAAAAACATATCATCTTCGTTTATTAGATGTACTTTGTACAGGTCCAATTCAACTTTTGGTTTCTAAATATGTTGATAATGATTTATTAAAATTGTTTATGATTATAACTGGATTAGGTACAATTATTTATAATGGACATAATTATTTGTATATAAATAGAGACATCATAGATAAATCGATACCTTTAGTACACAATATAGAGGGAAAATATCAAATCCATCGTCTCTATAATATATTGATTATGTATCCTATTTTTAATTATATATACAATACGACAAAAATACCGCAACCTTTAAAAAAATTATTCAGAATCAATATGATTTTAGGATTTCTTTATAATTTATATTATTTAATTGTTCTGAACAATTAGTCGAGTAATGCTATTGTTTCTTAGGGAGTACACAGTTTTTACATACTTTTTTGAGTGGTTTTTTACCGTCTTTTTTCAGAGCCTTGTCAACAGTATTGACGCGGTGAGCAGGGACAACCACTTCACCTTTATGGAGTTTGTAAAGACCGGATTTTGGAATTTTGCCGCCTTTTTTGTATCGAGGTGGAGTTGATGGTGGGACTGGTGTTGTGTATACAGAAACAATATGAGACGATGGGACCCGCACGTGTTGATATTCGTGAATACTAGAGTTCCAATAAGATACTGGCACCTCACCTCTCTGGGGGGGTCCATTAATTCTAACATTTTGACCACCTATTAATTGTGCTCGTACTTCAGCCATTTTTAATTTTATAATTTAAGTTAATATTTTATTTTACAGTTTTTACATACTTTTTTGAGTGGTTTGCGTTTCGATTTTTTCAGGGCCTTGTCAACAGTTTTGACGCGGTGAGCAGGGACAACCACTTCACCTTTATGGAGTTTGTAAAGACCGGATTTTGGAATTTTACCACCTTTTTTTAAACTCCATGTTGGAGACGGAGGTGGAGATCCACCAAATGAAAATAGACCACCCCCCCCTCCTGGTGGGGGCATTAATTCAGCAAGATTTTGATAATTATTAGGATGTTGGTTTATTTTAAGGAAGGCTGATTCGTATCTTCCTTTTAGATTATTATATTTTTGTTGTTGGATGAGGGTTACTGGGACTCCACCAGGAGTCATCCATATATCACCAGATTTAAGACCCCTGCGTGCTGCACCACGTTCAAGTGTAACGTGAGGTATTCCACCATGCACTGATATATGATTCGCCGCAATCTGATCGCGGGGAATCCCTTGCATATTTGCACGAGTAGCATAATATCGAGACCCAGATGGTGTCGTTTTAACTAAGTATATTTTGTTATTCATTTTTTATAATTTATATATATATTTTTTTTTAGTTGCTGAAGGCAACGCCGCCCATACCAGCTTTAATTCTAAACACGTTGAAATTTACCGCATACAGGTAAAAATTGGTCGTTGGCACACTAGACGATGTCCCCATAATAATATGAGCATTGTCGAGACGACTGAAATTGCATGTGCCAGTTGGTTGGTGTTTATTCGCTTTCATGGCAAATGAATACATTTTGAGACCGCCTCCGCCAGTCGAAGCGACACTGGCTCCTTTAAGTAATTCGGATGCGAATTCTGAATGGTAATACCCTTGAACCTGTGTAAAAAATTTATCAGGTAAAGGCGTCCCAAAGAGTTCATTACCGTTTAAGTAAATTTGAACATCGTCAGTTATTAAAGTTGCCTCATCTGGTTTACCCCAAAGTAGGCATTTGACGGGATGGTTGAGTAAATTCAAATCAAAACGTGGTGAATCGGTATTACCATCTGAAGTGATTCTTTGAACTTGTTCGATGAGGATTTCGTGTTCCGTGTTTACAAACCAGTCACGCTCGTCGGTGTCCAACATTGTGTAAGTGGCGTAGTATTTGAAATCTGATGTGTTATCAGTACCCGCGTACTGAATTCTAATTTCGACTTCGTTGTATTGGAGCGCTAAGAGTGGCAAACCGTTATTGTCACAAAAGAAAAAGTGAAGTGGTAACCATTTTGCGGCTAAAATATTTGTCAAAATGTCGTCATCATTGTCAGCATTTTGTGTAGCCATAGCTTTAGCGCCCGAATCCACTAAGAATTTCTGCCAGAGCTGTACCATGTAAAATGCGTCCTGACGGTCTACCATTTGTCCACCAATCCACAGTTCGAAAACAGCTGGGTTTTCAGTATTAGCAAAATTTGCATTGACATCTCCTGTACCAACAGTAGCTGTATCACCTAAATCGATCCATACGTTATTTAAAAGGTCACCTTTATTTGGGATTTTAATAGTGTGGTCTGTTCCTGACCCCATTGGGTTTAAACGATTGGTTTTAAGTGCGAAGTTTGTATGACGTTTATAGTTCTGTCTAAAAAATGAGACTTCTGGTGAACCAGTTAAGTAAGCATCCTGAACACCTGTTGCGACAAGATCGATTAGGGCTCCCGACATTTAGTTTATTTATTATTATTAATAAAGAAATTATATATTAAAAATTACGCTCCTTATATTATTAAGAAAAAATATGGTCGTCTTCCAGGTTCTCTCGTGGGAAGCCAAAGATACTGAAGAAGGAGACGAGTATCAAATTAATATTTTCGGTCGTACTAAAGCCGGTGCGTCGGTTTGTGTAACGACTTCCTTTGCTCCATATTTTTTTGTAAAATTGTTTAGAAATGCCAAGCCACCTGATATTTTTAAAAATATAAAAAATGTTTTTTCTGGCATTGTTGGCTACGACTTGGTGAAATGCAAAGATGTTTGGGGATTTCAAAATAATGAATATTTTACGTTTATGAAACTGAATTTCACCACTATCGCGGCAATGAAGAAATGTGATTGGGCGCTCAAAAATCCGATGGTACTTTCCACTGGGGGCGGTGCAGTTCGTCCTAAAGTATTTGAGTCAAACGTAGAGCCTCTTCTGAGGTTCATGCATCGCACAGGGATTCAATCGACCGGTTGGATGGATACCGGTTCTGGGTGTTCTCGATCATACTTGAGTCACTGTGACATTGATTTATTCTGTAACAATTGGAAAAGTCTCAAGCCCGTTGTAGAAAGAGATGATATTGCTCCATTTGTCATAGCTTCATTTGACATTGAGTCATATAGTTCTACAGGTAAATTTCCTGAACCAACAGTTGAGGGAGATGCTTGTTTTCAGATTGCTTTTACTCTGAAAAGATACGGAGAAAGTGAAATTTTTGACAAGACCTGTCTGTGTTACAAGAAAACAGATACTGAACTGGAAGGTTGTGACATCATCAACTACGAAACTGAAAAAGATCTCCTGATGGGTTTTAGTGAATACATCCGTAAACACGATATTGATGCTCTTACCGGGTGGAATATATTTGGTTTTGATTTGAATTATATTTATAAGCGAGCAATTTTGAACAATTGTCCAATTGAATTTTATGAATTAGGTAAACTCAAAAAAAAGGTTTCTAATTTGGTCGAAAAGAAGTTATCGTCGAGTGCTCTTGGTGACAATCTGTTCAAACTCTTGCCTATGCCTGGTCGATTTATTTTTGATTTGTATCATGAGATAAAACGGCAGCATAATTTGGATTCTTATAGTTTGAATTCAGTTTCACAGACTTTTCTTGGTGATCAAAAGATTGACATGTCTCCCAAAGAAATGTTTGCTCGATTCCGAGAAGAAGATCCAGTCAAACTGCGGGAAGTGGCTGAGTACTGTATTAAGGATACGATTTTGCCTCATGCTTTGATGGACAAGTTGTGTAATTTTTTGAATCTGGTTGAGATGGCAAAAGCAACTTGGGTTCCTATTAATTATCTTTCTGAACGAGGACAACAAATCAAGGTTTTTAGTCAAGTAGCCAGAGAAGCGCGCGAGTTGGGGTACATGATTCCCACAATTCGTTGGGGAAGTGTTTCTGAAGCTTATGAAGGTGCGACAGTTTTGGAGGCGCAGACTGGCGCTTATTATGCACCAATCACTGGTCTTGATTTTGCAAGTCTGTATCCGTCAATTATGATGGCCCACAATCTGTGTTATTCCACTTTGGTAATGGATCCTCGGTATGATAACTTGCCTGGGGTGACTTATGAAAGTTTTACAATCGGTGACCGTACTCATAAATTTGCCCAAGAGGTTCCGAGTTTGTTGCCAGGAATTTTAGATCGTCTCAAACAATACCGCAAAAAAGCCAAGAAAGATATGGCCACTTCGACCGGAATGATGAAGAACGTATACAACGGAAAACAATTGGCCTACAAAGTATCTATGAATTCTATTTATGGATTTACTGGTGCTTCCAAAGGAATGCTTCCGTGTGTTGCCATTGCTGCTACCGTCACGTGCAAAGGCAGAAGTATGATTGAAGAAACTAAAAACTATGTGGAAAAGAATTACCCTGGTTCGGTTGTTCGCTACGGAGACACGGATTCAGTTATGGTTGAATTCAACGTTGAAGGATTGACTGGTCATGATGCAATCGTTAAAAGTTGGGAGATGGGTGAGAAAGCTGCGGCAGAGTGTACAAAATTGTTCAAACAGCCAAATGATTTAGAACTTGAAAAGGTGTATTATCCTTATTTTTTGTACTCTAAAAAGCGCTATGCAGCGAAGATGTGGGTTCAGAATAAAAAAGGTGAGATAGTGTTTGACAGTATCGATATCAAAGGTCTTCAGGTTGTTCGTCGCGACAATACACCCTATGTAAGAGAATGTTGCAAAGAAGTTTTGGACATTATTCTGGAAAGTAATAACCCGGGAAGCGCAAAAGAATGTGCCAGGCGTCGCGCGGTTGAGTTATTAGATGGTCAGGTTCCGATGGAGAAGTTGATATTATCTCAGAAGTTGGCGGATTCGTATAAAAGCAAAAATTTAGCCCATGTGAATGTGCGAGATAAGATCAAACGCCGAGAACCAGGGTCGGAGCCACAGTCCGGTGATCGTGTTCCGTATGTATTGATAATGGCTGATAGTGAAAAGCAATATGAAAAAGCTGAAGATCCAACCTGGGTAAAAAAGAAGAACTTGAGACTCGACTATCAATATTATTTTTCAAATAAATTTGTTACGCCGGTGTGTGATTTGCTTGAGCCACTTGTTGAAAATCCAAAAGAAGCAATTTTTGGAGATCTTCTCCGAAAACAAACGAAACGAATAAAAGGAGCAGCCACTTCAAAAAATATCGTGGAAATGTTTGCAAAATACGAAATTAAACATAAAATTGATAATTAATATAAGTAAAAACTTATGAATAATGGGTTTTGTTGAAGAAGTAACTAAATTATACAACGAGGAAATTAATTCTCAAGTAAATGATAAACTTACAAAATTTGCTGAACACGTTTCTAAGTCGTATGATGTAAATCATCGACAGCTTTTACGTGATTTAAATAATATTGACGGTTTGGAGATTTCGACACAAACTTCACCGGGTGTTCCTGGACAGTGTTTGGGTATCAAGTTGGATGGAAAAAGATGTTCAAGAAAAGGAAAGAATCAAGGTTATTGTACTTTGCATATTAATCAACGGCCAGTTATTAAGAAAACTCCATCTGCTCACAAGATGGAGATTGAATTACAAGAACTACTTCCAAAGCATAATCATAGTTTTCCGCCGCTTTTCAGTGCTGATTGTCCGGCTTGTATAAGAGAGTCAAGAAACAAGAAAAATTCTAAAAAAATAGACTTATAGACTTATTTATATATTAAAATAACCACATGAGTAGATCAGAAATTTTATTACAATCAATCAAAGAGTTTTATTCAACTGAAGAAAATTCTGAACATCTCAGAGATATTTTAGAAAAAAGAAATGGAATCTCTCTCAGAAATTTAGAATGGTTCATCACAAATTATTCAAAAGGAAACAATCTCACCTATACAACAGACAAAGGCAAAATGTTTACAGTTCACTGTGCCTATAAATCAAGTTTGGATGGTTACAGTAAAAAACTGTTCGATCCATTTTGTAGGACTGAAAAATTTGGATACAAGATTCCAAATTCAGAGTCAGAAGTTAACACGACTGTTGCACAACTAAATTTTATTCGTTGGTGTATAAAAAACAATATTATCGAATATATCTTAAATAATAAAAAAAAATTATTTTCTTCAAAGAAGTCTTAATTTTCCATTTTCAATTTCAATCTGCCGGTACCCTTGTGCATAGACATGCATAACATAGTCATCATTTGTACCTCCATTTAAATTACTAATGAATTTTGGTTTAATTCTATTTTTTCCTATTTTCGTAAGACCAAAATTTAAAGATCCAGTTGGTGCTGGATCCTTAGGTTTTAATGAAAATGAATACATGTATATGTTCTGCAAACCACACGTCATGCCTGACTGGAAAGGTATCATTGTTTTGTAAAATATGTCGGTGTGTACATTATTTCTTTTATTATTATCCATTTTACCAAGAAGTGGAACACCATTTAGAATTATAATTGCATCCGACATAACTGGATTACCAGTTTGGGTGTTTATATCCGTAGAGTCAGATGAACTGTAATTGTATCTGTTGAGAAATGCTGTTGAATTACCATCTTGTTCAAATTTTTCTTTTCTAAAAAAATAAAAAAATGCTTTAATTGAAACTTCGGCGGTTAAACTCATATCCGCCTCTTGTGATGAAGTGGGAATAGCTAAAGTTGGATTCTGAATAATAGTTTCTATCATCATAGAGTGTTTTTTACTTTGTAAGTAAACTCTTTCTTCAGCAGAAACTGAAATTTCTTCGGTTACGATAGTGAAATGAGGTAAACTAAGTACATCATTTGTTCCCGTAAAAAAAGTCTGTTTTTTAAATGTGATTCTCAATTGAATATTTTGATGGTAAATTGAACATATTGGAAAATATGGTTCGTAAAAATTATCCAAAAATAAAGAATTATCTGAATCACTCAAAACATGTTTTCTTCCAAAAAATAATTTAAGTGGAATGTATAATTCAATTGGACCCGCGCCTACAATCGAATCTGGAAGTTCTCCTTTATTTTGACCACCGTTGATTAGAGCTTTATTGGTTGTTTGGTCTTCACTTGTAAAAAAAAGTTCATCGTGAATAATGCCCCAATCATTTTCCACAATTTCCAAAACATTTTCATCTACTCTAAATTCTATTTTTTCTATGAGAGCTCTGCCAATTTGATCACAGTATTTGGCAAAATTTGGTCGTGTAAATCTATCTGATAAGAGAGGCAACTTACATTTAATAAACATGTTGCACAAAAGATCACCCATTGTCTGTGGATTTAATGTTACAATAACTGTATTATCAAATGGCCATGTTGGTGAAGTATTTGGATTTGTCACCAGTGTAAAGTTAGAAAATTTTGCAAAATTTGAATGACGCATATTTTTATATTTAAAGAATGAATCTTTGCTTTTGTCGTTGGTTAAATAAGAGTCTTGCATACCGTTGGCACTTAATGACAGAATGGCGCCTGTCCCTGCACGACCGCGCATATCTTTTTTATCCATTGCTAATTACTATTTACTTAGTTAATTTTTTTTAAATCACTTTTCCACATATTTATGGTTGTTGTTTCTTTTATAATTTTTATATTTTCCAAAAGCTGATTCAATTTTTTATTAATTTTTTCAATTTCTTCTTCTGTGTATTGGTATGTCGGAATACGAAGAAGATAATCAAAATTATCAATTTTATTAAATTTTAATTTTTCAAGAACTTGTTCGATTGAACTTTTCTTCTGCTTGAAAATAGTTATTTTATCATTCACCACGTGTTCGATAAATCGACATTTATTTTGGAGTTCCAAATATTCTTTCTTCAACTTTTTCAAAATATTCTTTTTCCTTTTTTGATATGCTTCCAATCTAAATCCCATAAAGTCTACCAAAATCTCTTCAGGGAAATTGTATTTTTTAATTCCTTGTGTCGGATGAAACAAATGCATATTCGAAGCATGAATGTTTTTCCGAAGTTTCAGATCTTTGACCAAGTTCGTTCCTTTGTAATCGTACACTACAAAATTAACATCTTCAATAGTGCTATTGTTCAAAAACCCAGAAATAGTCTTCTTCTCAACGAGTGTGTCCAGATGCTCTTTGTAATCCTGTGTCCATCGACCAGCTGGGAGTTCTGTAATCACCACATTCGAGTCGCCACTTGTTTTCCAAATTCCATCCATTGTCCAAGTTTGATTTTCTTCTTGCTCAATCACACCTTTAAATCCACGAAACCAAGGTTTCATGGTGATCATGTTTTTATTTTCCAGAAGACGTTCAATGTTATTTTTGATGTCGACAGGGTTGAACGGCGGGACATAACAACTAAATCCAGTCCCAATTCCTTCTGTGCCATTTATAAGAACAGGAGGCATCACCGGGATGTAAAATTCTGGTTCAATTGTAGTTTCATCTTCTTCAATATAGGTCAAGATTTCATTGTCTTCTTTGACAAACATGTTTTTTGCGGCTTCGGTTGGATATGTGTGAATATACCTACTTGCTGCCGCATCTTTTCCACCCTGAAGACGAGTTCCGAATTGACCATCCGGGAACAAAAAGTTCATATTATTCGACCCTACAAAATCTTGGGCCAAGTTTGTAATTACTCCGGTCAATGAAGTTTCACCGTGGTGATAACAAGTAAGTTCTTGAGTATAAGAAGCCAACTGTGCCACCCGTGGGTTCTTACTCCACTTTTTAGACATGGTCGCAAAAAGTACTTTTCTTTGAGACGGCTTAAACCCATCCACCGCGTGAGCAATTGAACGCTGGAGATCAGCCAAACTAAAATGGACCATATCCTTCCGAACAAAATCTTTTACTGTAAGGGCCTGGATAGATCCATAGTTTACTTCAAGACCTGATGGATTTGCGGAACTTTCAAGCAGCCATTCTTTTCTTGAATCAGCTTTCTTTTTATCAAAAGCCAACAGCATTGCTTCATCGGTTTCCTCATCCGAAGTAAATTTCACAGTCAATTTTTGGATTTGTTTAAAATATTCTTTTGCTTCTGCGGTTGTTGAAGTTCCAAGTCCTTTGTAATACTTCAATTTCCAACCACTGGTTGAGTTTTGTTCTGACCAAGCCTTAAATGCCGTTTCTGTGTAAAAGGAAATAACTTTTGTTCCCTTTGTTAATTTCAAAATCGGTGTCACCATGCTCACAACAAATCCAAGCTCAATCAAACTTGGCCAAAATACATGGATCATATTGAGAACGAGACCTTTGATGTGGCTACCATCGTGATCCTGATCAGCCATAATCATGAGACGACCGTAGCGAAGTTCACTCGCCGATGTGTACGTTTTGCCTTGTTGAAGTCCCAAAATTTTTTTGATGTCACTGAATTCTTGATTTCCCATCAATTGTTTGACGCTTGCATCTCGCACATTCTTACACTTACCACGGAGAGGATATACACCGTAATGGTCCCTCCCAACTACAGATGTGCCAGCAACTGCGAGGGTCTTTGCTGAATCTCCCTCTGTTAGAATGATTGTGCATTTAGCTGAATCTTTCGTTCCGGCTTTGTTTGCGTCATCCAATTTTGGGATACCGGTGATCTTATTCTTCTTTCCGCCGTCGGACTTTTTCAGTTCCTTCATCTCACGGAACTTGGAAAGAGACAATACTTCATTCTGAATACCGGTCTTCAAAATACCTTTGATGAAAGATTTAGGTGGTTCAAAACGACTCCCAAAATCTTGACATTTGAGTGTGCATTCGGACTTGACTTGACTGCTGAAATTCGGATTCTCAAGCATGCATTTCACAAATACAAAGAAGGTGTTTTTCACTTGCTGTGGCTTCAATTTTATCTTCTTGGCAAGTTCTTCAATTATCCCATCTGAAATCATTTTCGAAATATAATCAACGTGTGTACCACCTTTGGTCGTGCAAATACCGTTCACAAAGGAAACTTGTTGAAATCCATCAGATGGAGCAATCGATACACACCAACGATCACTGCTTGCGCTGCACACTTTTGTATCTTCATCCAAGTACATCTTCACATATTCTTCGTTCAAACACTTTTTAAGTTTTTGACCTTGGAAATATACTGAGCACTTGGGTTGAGTGCAATAATTCGCATCAAAAACCCTCTTTTCAACAATCTTGAAAAAATCTTCATCCATCCGGGACATTCCAAATCTTTTCCAATCCGGAACAAACGAAATGTTGACTTTCGAAACTTTTCCAGAATATTTTGAAATTTTGGGTTTGTTGACTTTGCTCATATTATTTTCAAAATGTTGGACGTACTTGAGACCATTCACGTGATCGTAAATAGTTACAACAAACAAAGACGAATAGATGTTTGTTAGTTTTGCTCCGTAACCATTTCTACCACCGACAATGTTCTTCTTTTGGTCATTGTAATTTGTACTTGTCAACAAATGACCAAAAGTCAATTCAGGATTGTAAACATTTTCCTCTTCGTGGAGAGCTACTTGAATGCCACCCAAGGGACCATTGTTTTCAATTGAGATTAAACCTGTCTCCTTATCAACTGTTACTTTGATGTAGGTAACATCAGTAGGATACAATGTATTTCTGTCAATTGAATTTACCAAAAGTTCATCAAATATCTTTAGCAAAGCCGGGGAATATACCAGGGATTCTTGTGCAAATTCATCACCGTCAACAATCCAGCATAATTCAGATGTTTTTGAAATTGGACCAACATATGAATCAGGACGCAGCAGAATGTGTTTCAGGTGACTTACTTTTTGAACTTTTTCTTCAGTCGTCATATTTTTCACTTGATAATATATAGATTTTTTTTTCTAAGTATATTTATATAAACAAACACAATGGACAAAAAACTTATCATGATACTTCTACTATCAATTTTAGGTGTTACTGGTGGATCAATTGGTATTTATCATGTGAACAAAGATGATAAACCAGCCAACAAGAAAATTAAACTAGGCATTTTAGGTTCACTCGTGACAGTAAGTTTGATTGGTTTAATTTATTCAGGTGTACAGATGGGAGGTGGTAAAAATGCCGTCATTAGTAAAGCTAAATCTGGTTATACTAAAATGAAAATGAAAACACCGACAAATGTGATTGAACCAAGCACCAGTGTAAATGCTCCAGTTGTAGCTTAAAAGAATTAATTATTTATTAAATAATTAGAACAAAAAAAAAATGCAGTTATGTACAATTGTAGTTACGAGAAATAAATCAGTCCATGTACGAACTCTTCATACTTTGATGAGACTTAATATTATATGCATGGGAAATAACATTCAACAGGATATTGCATTTGTAAAGGATGATCCTTTTGAAAAAAGAGATTTGATTTTGAAGAAACTAAAAAGTGGTAGTGATAAAATTTTGTTTATTGATTATTCTATTCAAATGGATGAAGCAAGTGTATCTAAAATATTTGAAAATTCAGAAGGGAAATATAATTGTTTAGTTTTTCCTTGTGTTAGAGAGGGTATTAACTGGGAACAATTCAAGACAAAAATAAAAAATAAAACAGATGAACCAATTGCGCAGTGTGGGTTGGAATTTGATACATCCGTAGGCCTAAAAATCACTGACAATATTTATAAAGTAATTGAAACAAATCCAAAGTGTTGGGTATTGGAGTCTAAACATGTACTTAAACTACTCAAAGCTGGTAAAAAAGGTGGAGAAATACTAACACTACCAGTCAAAAATGACGAAATGTTTCAAAAATTTCGTCAAAAAAATATAAAAATTGGTACATTTGTTGATGCTAATATTCAGTGTGTATTCTCACACGAATGTTTGGGAAATATTATGAATGCTGCGGGTGTTTCCCAAAAAACGAATTAAAGATTTGAGTACTTATTATATTATAAACCATGAAAGAACATCTTGAAAAGGTTGATGGTCCTACAGGTTCACCATTATATAAAATTAAAAATGAAACTCCTATACAAAATGCAACTTTGAGGTTCATACATTCTGCATGGGGGACAATACGTAATGGGAAAATTCCGCCTTTTTTCCCTGGTCCTCAACCAATTTCAATTGAGAGACAACATTTTTCATTTCTAAAACAAAATGAATACTATGCATGTGAAAAAACAGATGGTGTGAGATACATGTGTGTGACATTTAAATATGAAGAAACAAAGCTGTGTGTATTGGTTAATCGACGACTCGATATGTTTTTGCTCCCACTGAATTTACCAAAAAAATCGTATGATGGAACAATTTTGGACGGAGAACTTGTGCAAAATAATAAAAATTCAAAATGGTATTTTCTCGTTTATGACGCAGTTCTCGTTGAAGGTGAAAATGTGAGAGAACTTGGACTTGTTGAACGGCTTACAAAAGCAAACTCTGTTGCCGGTGGAATAAGAAAATTATCAAAAGACCCAGTTATTGTTAAAATGAAAAATTTTCAAAAAATGAATAATCTCAAAAATTTTTGTGAAAATCATCTAGAGAAAATGGATTTTAATACAGATGGCCTTATTTTTACTCCGGTCAAAGACCCTATTCGAGTTGGAACACACGAAACTCTCTTCAAATGGAAACCCCGTGACAAAAATACGATTGATTTCCAGTTGGTTTATAGAGAGAAAAGCTGGGGGTTGTATATTCAAGACAAAGGCAAATTGTTTTTCCAAAGTGAAATAAGTCACCAACGTGCACCTGACTGGTTTTTTGATAGAGGAATTGTTGAATGTTCTTATGACAGAGAAAATTTCAAATGGATCCCGAACGGACTACGGACAGACAAAACCTACCCAAATAATCGCAGGACTTTTTATAGGACAATGGTTAATATTTCAGAAAATATTCAAACTTCAGAGTTCTACAATCTTGTTTAGAGAGTATTAGAGAAAAAAATATAAATTAAATTATATGTTTATACTAAGTATCGACGTTGGAATTAGAAATTTAGCAATGTGTTTGTTTGATGACCAAACAAAACTTGTTAGAAATTGGGATGTTTCGGGTGTTCCGCCACAACACGCGGATGGACTGTTTCCTTCTTTAAATAAACACTTGAATGAAAAACCGTGGACACTGACTGCAGATGTTACTTTAATTGAAAAACAGCCAGATAAAAATAGAAAAATGAAAGCAGTAGAGAATTTTTTACATTCTTATTTTGTCATCAAAAATCCTGAAAAAGAAACAATTATTTATGATGCTCGTCATAAAATTCCTGATGTTGCTGGACCAGGGAAAGCAATGTATAGAAAACGAAAACAAACATCAATTGATCGATGCAGAGAATTCTTAGAAAATTCAGAAACCAATGCTCATTGGCGTGAAACTTTTAACAATTCAAAGAAAAAAGACGATTTAGCTGACACGGTTATGCAGGCGATCAGCTTCACAAAAAGAATTGTTCCTAAAAGTGAATCTAAAAAAGAAAAGAAACTCATTGGTAGAAAACCAAATGAAAACCAGAAAGACACTAAATATTCTGTTTGTAATTTGGTTTGGTTAATGAAAAATGAAAAAAAAGAAAAACTGGAAAAAGATAAAAGATTTATGAAAGATTTGAAAAGATATTATTCTTCATTTGATGAATTATTCTTAGCAATCAAATAATCCATGTTTTATCACCAGAAATTATCTCAACTGTATAAATCTTTGAATATACTTTTGAAAGATAAATAGCTACATTTAAATTTTTTACTGTGTAAGCAACTAAAATTTTCATATCACTTGTTTTAATTTTTACCATGGTGCTGTGAGACATTTTCACTCATTTGACTTGAAGTATTAGAGGATAAATTTTTTAAGTTTGTATTAATTCTATCTTGCATTACTTGTATAGTTGCTACAATTGGAACATCAATTTCATATGTAACAGATAAGCTTCCAAGACCGAGGGAACTTTCGTTAAGTGCGTTTGATATTTTTAATATAGTCTCGTGGTCTGTCAACAGGTTACACACATCAAGAGCATTGTTAACAACATTCTTGATATATGCCAAAGTACTTTGTCTACTATCATTATTTAACCATCGTCGCATGGCAGTTTGTACACCATTTGAAGTGGGTTCAAGTGATAAAAGCCCATTTCTAACACATACTTTTTGACCTTCTTTTATCATTGAAATTATTTTTAGTGACGTGAGAATTTGGTCAATAAATAACTCATTATTTCTTGTCATTTTTTTTAATATAATAATATTTTTAATTTTTAATATTATTATATTAATATATTAAAAATGTTAAAAAAAATATTCAATCCTTTAGGTATAAAATTTCGAAGTGGATTTCGTCGTCTACCCCCACCCCCCAAGAATAAAAAAACATCAGTAAGAAACTTACCAGCTCGTGTCATATATAACAACAATCCACAAATTGGAACTCAATTAATGGGAGCATTTGGTATGCAGATGCCATATCTTTTTATTTCATTTGGTAATCATAATAATAATAAAACCAAATATTCAGTTGTGCGACCCAATCCCAGTAATGGAAAAACAATAAAACGTTTACAATTTGGTAAAGTATATAAATATGGTCAGTATAATCATAATCAAAACAATTATAATATTAATAATACACGCATGGTTAGAACTGGTGTTTTGAGTAATATTAATATTTCCGATAATGCTGCACCAAAAAGTATGTTTATTTATCGATTAGTATTTTTGACATTAGAAAACCCTGGTCCGTCAAGAAATACCGTAAGTTTGGGTAAACAAGGAAAGTATGTTATATTTTTTAAATCAGAAAAAGCTGTTAAAGAATTTTTAAAAAAATCAAAAAATAATGTATGGGGTTTTAACGGACTAAATAGATCAAGTTACACCAAAATTCCTCTTGAAAAAACTATTAATCGTAATCTGTACTCCAATAACTCTATGAAAATTAATTATTTTAATATCTGATTATTCTATAGATCATGATAAATAATATTTTAGTGACAACTGCAACTATTATGGATATTCTAAAATTTTATCCACAATATACAAAAATACAAGATACAGGAGATGTGTCTGCCTATTCAAAAGAGTCTCTGATTATTGGTATATTTACATGTTTATTGTGGATTATCTATCACAGCAGAACTTCAAAAGATCCGAATGTTATTTGCACAATTGGAATTGCTGTGGCTTTCCAATTGTATATTTTGCTTAAAGTCTTCAAGTATGAAAAAAAGAAATTGAAGACAGTGTAATTTTTCTTTTTTTGTAAGAAATCCTTTTTGTTTTACTTGTTGAACAATTGCCACCGTGGCGTGACAAAGGACCACAACATGATCCATCTTAATTAAAAACAATACTATATTTTTTAATTAAATGGATTTATCCGTAGAACCTGGAAAAGAACGAGAAGTTCTTAAATCAGTTCGTGATTTGTTAAAAGATCATATTTTACCGCGTCTTACAAATTTGGAAATCGAAGTCAAGTATTTACGTGGAGTGTGTTGGCCTGTGTGTCAAGGTTTACGTGAAAAAACACAACTTTCGGACATGCAAAATAAACGGGAATTTTTAAAGGAATCAACTAATTCTTTAGATGAAATTTTAATTTTACTCATTGAAAAAGAAAAAATAAATAAAAAACTTGAAATATCAACGGGTCAATTTACAGAAGAAGAATTCAATCGATTATTTCCTGAACGGGTATCTTCTGACAGGAGGTTTGGGTTTGAGTAACCATCTCAAATTAGAATTGATTGTAGTTCTATTGTTTGCGGGTTCAAAGAGTAATACTTTGTTCCCTAATTTTAAATATTTTTTATAACGATTTGGTAATAACCACATGTTTGCGTCTTTTTCTTTAATATACATAAGTTTATTTCTAGGTAGTGAAAAAACATATATTTTTTCACCAGCTAAATTTAGTATACTATTTTGACCAATATTTTTAACCATTTTGTTTTTATATATATTTTACAAATATAATTTTTTTATGGCGCGTGCTTCGTTTCCTACCATGTTTTTGACCAAATCATCGAATGTGAATTCAGGTTTCCAACCGATTGATTCAATCTTTGCGGAATTACCAACCAGAGAGTCAACTTCAGCAGGTCTATAAAATCCCTCTGAAATTTTTATAATGGTTTTATCTCCGATAACACCTTGTTCATCAATACCTTCACCAACCCATTTAATTTTTAAATCATATGTTGTGAGAACACACTCTATAAAGTTGCGCACAGAATGTTGTTTTCCAGATGAAACAATGTAGTCGTCAGGGTTTTCTTGTTGAAGCATCATCCACATTGCTCGTACATAATCTTTGGCGTGTCCCCAATCTCTTTTGGCCTCGATATTCCCAAGTTCTAAATATTCTTGTTGGTCGCTCATTACTCTTGCCAACCCTTTCACAATCTTTTGTGTCACAAAATTGTTTCCGCGACGGGGAGATTCATGATTGAATAGAATTCCGCAGCACGCAAAAAGTCCATAGGACTCGCGGTAATTCTTAACAATCCAATGGGCAGCTACTTTTGATACACCGTATGGTGACCGCGGGTAAAACGGTGTACTTTCCGTCTGTGGAACTTCCTGAACTTTTCCAAACATTTCCGAAGTGGATGCTTGGTAGAATTTAGTTTTTTCAACCAGATCAAGTTGTTTAATTGTTTCCAGCAAGTTTAGAGTTCCGATGTAGTTAATTTCAGATGTTGAAACTGGACACTTGAATGAAATTCCAACATGACTTTGTGAAGCCAAATTGTAGACTTCGATATTGTCAAACTTTTTACAATAGTTGAAAACTTTGACGAGACTTGCTTGGTCGGTTAAGTCGCCATCGAAAATTTTAAGTTTCGGGTGGTTTAAAGACTCTTTTGTAAGATTGCTTTTTTTGATGTCATAGGTTGTTCGTCTTACAATACCAACGACGGTATAATCTTTTTCCAATAAAAGTTCAACCAAATATGAACCATCTTGCCCGGTAGCACCAGTTACAACTGCACACTTATTCATTATATTAAATATATTTATATTTAATTTCTTTAAATAATTTACATAAAGAAAGTAACTTAATATATATATATAAATAATGAACTTAAATTACGAAGTTACAGATAATGATATTGCGTATACATATGTCAATAATGTAAAAGGGTGTTTAAATAAAATGGATACAATGGTATTATTGGAACACTATAAAAACTTACCTTTTAATTCAAAATATGTAGAAATTGGTAGTTATTTAGGGTGTAGTACTGTTTTAGCTGGTCTTACTGTTAAAAATAAAAGTAGTTTAGTGTATGCTCATGATATCTGGGAAGAAAACATGAATAATCTAAAAATAGAAGGTGGTCCTCCACCTACAGAAGATAATTATTTGTATCAATTTTATGAAAATATAAGAAATAATAACTTGGAAGGAATTGTTATTCCAATGAGAGGTGATAGTTCTTATACAGTTGGTATTCATGAAGACAATTCTATTGACTTGGCGTTTGTTGATGGAGACCATTCGTATGAAGGTGTTTTGAGAGATCTTACTTCCATTTACCCTAAAATGAAATCTGATTCTATTATTTTATGTCACGATGCAACGCAAGATTCCAAAGTTCTAAAATCGATTACAGAATTCTGTAATCGTAAAAAATTAGAAGATGTAAGAGAATACAAAGGTTCAAGCATAGCGTCAATTCATATTAAAGAATCATACCTGCGCGATGCAAACTTCGACCACGAATTAAATTACATCGTATTTAAAGAATATAAAGTTTATATTCTTTAAATACGATGTTAGATACAATTACTCTATCTGAAAATTTAAATGATGAAAAAGTTAATTTTCTTGTTTTTGTGGGAGCGAATACCATGAATGAAATTGAAAATTATAATTTTTATAAATATTCAAAAGGTATTTTTATAGAAGCTATTCCACAAAATTCTGTACGATGCACAGTGCCGACACACGGTCTTTATAACGGATGCGTTTTCAGTGAACTATCTAACAATTTAAATGCTTATAATACAAAATATAAAACTCATTTCATACCTATTAATGCACTTATAACCAATAAACAAGATGGCGATTTAATTACGTTTAATTTGTTTGATAATACTGGATCGAGTTCTATTTATGATACGAACCCAGAAGAATGGGCATTTGAAGGAATAAAAAAGTGGCAGTCTTTTGATGTTCCTTCAACACGAATGTCTACCTTGTTAAATAAGTTGAATAAAGATGAGATTGGGACAGAAAATTGGGATGTCATTTTAGATGTTCAAGGAGCAGAATTGGAAGTTCTTAAAAGTTTTGATGAGAATTACTTTAAAAATATTAAAAATTTACGAATTGAAATAAGTCAAAAAGAAATATATAAAGGAGGAGTTTTATTCGACGAATTAAATAAATTTTTAAAGGATAATAATTTCGAATTACAAAATAAAGAAATACCTGAACACGGAGACATACATTACAAGAAACTTCGCCATGACCAACACGGACCTTCGCGGCGTATCTAGGAAGGAGGCGGAGGTGGAACTAAATAATTTTAAAATGTATTTTTTATCTTGGTTGAATACTATTTTTTTAATAAAAAAATAGTATTATATATAAATGAATTTTGTGAATATTCCTTTGATTTTATCTTTTTTTATAATTTTACATCATTTTATAAAACACATGAATGACAAACATCTTAATTTTTTTCAAAAAATATTTCAAATTTCTGACATTGACAACCATGAAACTTTCGCTTTATTTTTCTTAGGTATGGGTATAGGCATGAACATTAATTATTGAACCCGTAGCACCATGAAAGTCACGGTGGAATTTTTAATCCAGACGCTTTGTTTAATGTGTATACAGAGTCGGATAAGTTAAAAATTCATATTGAAGAAAACTATAATACTTTCTATATTGTAGCATCTTTCAATTTATTAATCTTATCATTTATGTAGGAAAAAATACAGAATTTAGATATTTCATTGTTTTTATAAATATAAATATTTTTTAGTTTTTCTAAATATACTTCACATTTATGGTCATCCAGTGGCGAACTTCCTTTCCCTAATAAATAATAAAAATACTCCTTTAAAAAAGTTATCCAACGAACGTATTTTATTGTGTGCTTTATTTTATCATGTCTATTAATAAAATAAAGTTTCGAAACGTGTTTAAATCTCAGTGAAAGAGGAATCATCGTAACTGGATCAGCTTCATTTACAAATCTTTTGCTGATTTTAACGTTTTTGTCAAACAATTTTTCGAATGTAGAACCACCGACCCGGGGCGATCCGTAAGTGTAGCATGATATGTTTTTAGTTGGGTATTTTAATGTAAATGCCAAACCTGCTAAAGTACACTGCGCTCCTCCTAAAGAATGACCGGTGATAATTATATTATTGAATTTAAAATCATTTATGTCTTTTTCTATGTAATCTTGAAGACTTCTGAATTGTTGTAAAAAACCATTATGAACTTTTGGTCTCTTTTCATTCGGAATGGTATCCAAATCCATAGGAACTTTAAAAATATTTAAATTTGCTAGCACATCCTCGCGGCTTTCTGTTCCTCGGAACGCGATATATAAAGTATTTTCAATATTCACGGTGAAACACTGGGCGTCATTGGCAGAATCATATTGATGTAATTTTGAATAATTTATATTTTCTAATATAATGTTATCATCATAGGCGATTTTAGACAAATAACAACATAAAACTTCTTCTGTTTTCATTTTTTTACTTAAATAACTTATTATTGTTTAATTATCTTTTCTTGCAAAATTAAATCGATTCATAATTGAAATATTCTTTCGGAAATTTTGAAATAACGTGTTTAAAATTAAATTTTTCAGGATTTTTTAGATTTCCGATGCGGATATAATTTTCCAGATCTTTTGAATATTGTTTAATATCACAATCAGTATTTATTGGATATTTAGGAAAAGGGATCATTTTAATATTTTTATGATTACACACACCAACCAGCACGTATTTGTAGCTGTTGAGGAAATTTCGGATAACTACAGCAGACATATATTCTCTTATTGTTACTCAATGATTTTTCTTTTTAATTAAAAGAAAAAGTTTATTTTATGTTAATAAAAAAAAATGAATCCCGAAGAACTTAAGAATAAATTAATTTTGCATCTGAAAGTTAATAAGTTGGATAACACGGGTTGACATATGTAAAATTGATATTGAAGGATTGCATTTACGGAACTCTGTGTTTTTTTTTTGAACATTTTTTTATTACGTAAACGTATCTAGAAGAATGAAGTGTTGTGTATATACAAGAAGTTTTATGGAACATTCATATATGGATTTTTTTATTGAACATTATATTAAATTAGGATTTGACAAAATTTTTATTTTGAAAAGTGATAATATTGAATATAAATCTCCAAGTGAATATGAAAAACAGGTTTACATACATAAAGTACCAAATTTAGGTAATGAATTATTAAGGTCATGCGAGCATTTAGTTCTGAGAGATTATGAATATGATTGGATATTATCTGTTGATACAGATGAAATTTTATTATTAAATAAGAAATATAATAATAATATTAAAAATTATATTGAAGAAAAAACAAAAATAAATCCAGATATAAATGCATTTTATTTTAGATGGGGTATGGTTGAAAAATATGATATAACCGATACAAATACATTACCATATATTTTAAATAATTATAAAATTTTTACAAGTGGTCATATTAAATCGATGGTAAAAAAATCCAGTGTAAAAAGTATTTGTCATTGTCATTATGCGGTATTAAAATCATATCATATTTATTTTGAAAATAAAATTTTAACTGCAAATAAAGCAAATCAACATAAAATAAATGAATGTACGTTTGAAGATGAAATTCTTATACATATTCATACAAGAAGTATTCATAATCTAATTATAAAAGCATTATGTACTAGATTGCATGGAAAAGCAGTAAGTTCAGGATCAAAATTAAAAGAATTAATAAATAATTTTGATATAAATAATTCCAAAAATATATTAGATGAATTTAAAAAACATGTAGGTGCAAAAGCGAAATTACCTTATATACATAGTAATGATCCATGTTCTCATTTTAACTCAGATAAATTTTTAATAACTGATTATAAATATGATGTTATTCATAATAAAAAGGAAGAAGCTATTGTTTCAATATTATTACAAGATAATAATATTAATGAAACAAAGTATTATCAATTTATAAATGAACTTAACAAAATAATAAAAAATGAAAAAAAATTTATGAAATAATTTCATTAAATTTAATAAATGATATTTTTCACGTTTCCCCTTTTCATTTTTTGATTTAATATTTTTCAGTACTCTACGATATCACGCAAAACACTTTCTACACCCCACTGGCTCAGGTAATGGTGGAACTAAAATTTTTTGGGAATAAATAATTTTAAAATGTATTTTTTATCTTGGTTTTCCCATATTTTATGGCAACCAACTGGAACGTCACCGTCATCATATTTCCAATCTTGGACAGAAAATTCTTTTGCTTCGTGAATCGATGGTTTGTATAGATACGATAAACAAAAATACATATCTTCTGATTCCCCTTGAAATGGTTTCTTACTACATAAGTCTATCATTGCAGACACTTTTCTCAATGAAAACCCACCATTCATCATTGAATATACTACATCAGATGGATGATAATCGAAGGTAGATTTTTTCCACCGACAATTTCCACATTTACATTCATCTGAACAAAGATTTAACAACGTATTATCTCTATTCACATAAATATGACCAGTGGGCGCACCCACATAATCAAAATTGAAAAATTTGTCTGGTATTTTTCTAAAAATATAAGAATCCCATTGATTCAAAAGAATAAATTCATGTTTTTCAAATAATTTCCAAAAATTTACATTTGTGAAAATCAGGTTATAATTGTCTATTGAAGACTGGTCTTCTGTCATCTGAATGCACTTTACATTTTTCCAATCATTTATAGTTTCTAAAATAATATTTCTACATACTCCACTATGCAAAATAGTAAGTGAAACATCTGTTCCCCCGTAAACATTAGCAAGATTATACAAGTTCCACGGAATAATATCTAAATTTCTGAATTCAGCATAAACTACACAAAGTTTTGCGTCTTCTGCCCATACTGTATTTTGTTGTATGGGTTTGTGTGTGTTATTTTTTACTAAACTTAAGTATTTATCTAAATTCATTTAATATATTAAAGAATAAATTTATGTCTTTAATAATATTAAATGAAGATATTAATTTATGGTTCTAAAGGGTGGATTGGTTGTCAATTTACAAAACTTTTGGATAATTTTATTATAGGAAATGAACGAATAAATTATAAAGATGAGATTACAAATTCTGGATGTACTCATGTTATTGCTTTTATAGGGAGAACCCATGGTGAAAATTTCAATAGTATTGATTATCTTGAACAACCAGGTAAATTAAAGATAAATATAAATGATAATTTGTACTCTCCAATTAAAATTGCAAATGCGTGTAAAGATTTAGGAGTACATTTCACCTATATAGGAACTGGTTGTATATATGAATCCAGTACCGATACCGAACGCAATTTTACTGAAAAATCTACACCTAATTTTTTTGGTTCTTCATATTCCATTGTAAAAGGTTTCACAGACCAAATTCTATCTGAATATTCAAATGTTTTAAATGTGAGAATAAGAATGCCACTCACTGAATATCAGCACCCTAGAAATTTTATAACAAAAATAACTAAATATGAGAAGATATGTTCAATGTCTAATTCAATGTCTGTTTTACCAATTCTTCTACCTTATTTAGTTAAAATGATGAATAAAAATATAACAGGAACATTTAATTTTACAAATCCCGGTAGTATTAGTCACAATGAAATTCTTGAAATGTACAGGGATATGGTAGATTCTTCATTTACTTGGCAGAATTTTTCAGTAGCTGAACAAAATACAACTTTATTAAGCAAACGGTCTAATAATTGTTTAGATACAACGAAACTTGAGACACTTTTCCCGGATATTCCCAATATTAAAGATGCTGTCAAATGGTGTTTAGAGAAATATAAATTAGAGAAAAACTTGTTAATAACAGGAGGTTGTGGATTTATTGGAAGCGCTTTTATTAATAAATATACAAATTATAACAATATAGTAAATATTGACGCTCTTTACTATTGTTCTAGAAGCGATGCCATACCCGAAGGTAAAAAAAACTATACATTTATAAAAGATGACTTATCCGACTGTCAAAATATTATAAATATTTTAAAAGAACATTCAATTACCCATATAATTCATTTTGCAGCTCAATCACATGTTCAGAATTCTTTTGCAGAGCCTTTGGATTATACACGAGATAATATTACGGCTTCTCATAATTTGATTGAAGCTTCTAGATTACATGGAAAGATTGTGAAGTTTTTTCATATTTCAACCGATGAAGTATATGGTGACATAAATTGTGATAATATAAAAGATGAACAGTCTATGATGTGTCCAACCAACCCTTACTCAGCTACAAAGGCAGCTGTGGAACTTATTATGCAATCCTATATTCAATCATTTAATATGCCTATTATTATTACTCGTATGAATAACGTGTATGGCCCATTTCAACACAAGGAGAAGGTTATTCCGAAATTTATTGATCAAATTAGAAAAGGGAAAAAAATAACCATTCATGGTGATGGAAGTTCAACTAGAGACTTCATGTATATAGATGATACTATTAATGGATTAATAAAAATTTTCGAAAATGGTGAGATTGGTGAAGTCTATAATATCGGGTGCGACGAAGGTAACGATATTACTATTTTAGAATTGGCTAAATTAATAATAAAAAATATAAAAAACACTGAAGAAGATTTTGAACACTTTGTCGAGTTTGTTGATGATAGACCGTACAACGATAAAAGATATTACATTACAAATAATAAATTAAAAAAACTGGGTTGGGAACAAAAGGTACATATTATTAAAGGTATTCAATTATTAAGTTGATTACTTCGGGATCCACGTGACCCGTTCAACAACGTCTACGGTGCTACCTGAACGCTGGTGATTGCGTTTTAAATGTTCAATAATAAAATATATTTATATAAAAAATGACTGATATGAATTCAGAAAAAAATATTAAAATAGTTAAAAATGGTTCAACATCATTAAGTTTTATTACTCCACATAAATTTATTAAATATATAATTAATTGGAAAAAACATAATGTATATGAAAGGGAAAAATACTTAGGGTTAAAATTAAATAAATTTGATTGGTATCCTACTTTACTTGATTATAATGATGAAAACCAGTATTTGGTCTTTAACTATTCAGGTATTCCGATAACTACAAATAATAGACCTAGTGATTTTGTTCAACAATTTGATAAAATTCTTGGTGATTTAAAAAGTGAAAATATTCAACATAATGATATTAAGCATGAGGAGATTTTAGTAAAAGATTCTAAAATATATTTATGTGATTTTGGGTGGGGATCAATTAACAATAATATGAATTGTGGTATTGATATTTGGGGATGTAAAAATACACAAAAACCAGGAGGATATTATGATGATTCTATAACTCTTCAAAGATTAAAATTATTAGAACCCCCAATATATAAAGATGAACGAAGAAAAATAGGATCACAATCAGAAACTCCTTCAATAAAAGTAAAAGACAAAACTATAATGGTAAGAGGTTATCAAAGTTTTAACATTGACATTGATACAAAAAACATACAATTTATAGGCAAACCAACTAAATTTGGGTTTATTAATAAAACTTTACATACGCTTAAAAATGATTTTAATTGTAAAAGTATTGTAGATATTGGATGTAATTCTGGACTTACATCTTTACTTGCATACAATAATAAATTTGATAATATTGTAAGTTTAGATCATGATATTGAATACATAAATACACTTACAAATATAAAAAATTTATGTAATATAGAGAATATAAAAGAGTCTCTTTTTTCCTTTGGTGATAAAATTTCTAATAAATTTGATGTTGTATTTTGTGGTGCGATTATTCATTGGATTTTTTCACTTACTGCTGATTTTAGAAATTTTGATAAAATAACTGAATATCTTTTGTCTATGACAAATAATTATTTAATAATAGAATGGATTTGCCCAACCGACCCCGCGATAAAAAGTTTAAATCATATAAATAGAAGAAAAAAAAAAGATGATGAAAATTATTGTACAGAAAATTTTGAAAAATCTATAAAAAAATATTTTACTATATTTTCTAATACACAAGTAGATGGATCAACCAGAATTATATATATATTACACATTTGAACATTTAAAACGCCGAATTACAAATATAAAAACTTTTAAAAAATTTTTATATTTGTAATATTAAAGAATATACTATTTATTTCTTTATATGAAACTTTCCTACGCTATATGTGTTTGCAACGAATCAAAAGACTTGTACTCTTTGATTTCGTTTTTAAAAAAAGTAAAAGACCAGGAAGATGAAATCAATGTGTTGGTTGACTCTGCACACGTAACTCCACAAGTTCGAAGTGTTTTGGAGTACTTCAAAGAAGACATCTTTCAAAATGATCGAAATTTTGATGGTAAATTTGCGACCCACCGAAATTATCATTTTAATTTGTGCAACGGTGACTATATTTTTTACATAGATCCCGACGAAATGCCAACAGAAGTTTTAATTAAAAATATTAAAAAAATAATTGAAGAAACAAAAACAGATCTTTTATATATACCACGGGTAAACATTTGCGCCGGATTTACACAAGAATGGATAGAAAAATGCAAGTTTACACTCAATGATATGGGATGGATTAACTGGCCAGATACCCAAGGAAGAATATTTAAAAAAGGACTTCAAATGGAAAAAGAACTTCACGAAGGTATTTCTGGTGCGGAATCACGGATTTCCCTTGAACAAAATCCAAATATAGCTTTGTGGCATATTAAATCTGTAGAGAAACAGGATAATCGTTGGAACGAAGATGGTACTTATAAACTACCCGGAGATGATGAAAATCTCTATGATTCTTTAATGTGAAGAAATTTTAGAAAAAAATGGTCGTCTATCTTTAAATTTTTTCACTTCTCAACTTTTGAGAGTTCCTAAAAAAATAGATTCCAAAAAATGTTGGAACAAATGATTCAAGAAAAAATTTAACAACTTTTCCGAAGTTGCACTCATAGATAAAAACATAGACTGTAAAATTGATATTGAAGGATTGCATTTACGGAACTCTGTGTTTTTTTTTGAACATTTTTTTATTACGTAAATAATAATTATGTTTGGATTTGTAGTTACTAGACATGTCAATTCACCTGCGACAGCGTTATTGTGGAAGGAGTGCTACATGCGAATTCGTAAATATCATCCAGACTCACCTATAATGCTGATCGACGATAACTCGAACCAAGAGTTGATTGACAAAGAGTTCGACTCGAACTGCACGTCTACCCAATTTGTCACGTCTGAGTTCCCAGGTCGCGGAGAGTTGTTAGCTTACTATTATTATCTAAGCATCAACCCATTCGAACGAGCCATTTTCCTGCACGATAGTGCATTCCTCAACTCTCCCTTGCCCACACCCGTATATGAGCTGAGCGGAGTAAACCCATTATGGTCGTTTACGCACCACTCGGATGATGTTGAAAATGAAGCGAGTATAAATGCCACACGAAAACAACTAACGGAGTTTAGTGGTGGTGATCCATCTCTCCTTCAGCTTCACAAAAATACAGAAAAGTGGTTTGGTTGCTTTGGTGGAATGGTTATTGCGACATACGACGCTATTCAAACGATGGATCGCGATGGCGGATTCAGCCGTCTATTGCCGTTGGTGACATGTCGTTCAGACAGGATGAGTTTCGAGCGAACCATGGGGGTTTTGATTGCCAACGCTGACAATAATAATATTATATATGGCCTATTGAGAGACATCCATTGTTACTGCAAGTGGGGAATCGTATACGCGAATCGTCACACAACCCAACACTTACCTATAACGAAGGTCTGGTCGGGAAGATAGAGAACTATCCCATTGCACGACGAAGTCGTAGATAAAGAGAAAAAAGTTTAATTTAAAAAAAAAGAGTATGATTCCCAAACAAATTCATAAAATAGTAATTACTGATGACGGTGATATTCCTACTTTACCCGAACCAATGAATGAAGCAATGCAAACATTTAAAGGTTTAAATCCTGAATATAAATTTAATTTATATTCTAAAAATGATTGTATTAAATATATTAATAAATATTTTAAAGATGATCCAGAAATTTTAAAATGTTTTTTAGCATTTAAACCAAATGCATATAAATGCGATGTATTTAGAATTCTTGTTTTATATAACGAAGGCGGGTGGTATTCTGATTCACGACAAGTTTGTTATCAATCTTTAGATATTTTAAATAACGCAGACAAGGAGTTTTATTGTGTAGTAGATGCACCAATTAATTCAAATTGTTTAACCCCGGCTTTTATAGGAAGTGTTCCCAAACATCCTATTCTTAAAAAATATATTGAAATTATTAAATTTAATGTTAAACATAAACATTATGGAGTGGATTGTTTGTATCCAATTGGTCCTGGTGCTTTTATGCAAGCAGCTATTGATTATTTGAGAAAGAATTATGAAAAATGTATGGTAGGTAGACATATCCTTGATAATCAAAACCAAAGTTTTTTTTGTTTTGAAAAAAAAATTTTTATTAAACATAAATACAATAGTCCTTCGGTTGGTGGAATTTTTAGTGACATACCTGGAGGAAACAATTACGGAGAAATGTGGAAAAATTGGGATATTTATAATTAAAAAATAATAAACAAACGTTTGACGAAAAAAGTATTTTTACCACAAGTGTTTTTACTCAACTTAAAAGAATAAATTGTATTTTAACTAAAACAAATATGTTTAACGAAACAACAAATTGTCGAATTTGTAATTCTAATGTGAAAGATATTTTTGATTTAGGACCACAAGGACTCGCAAGTGTTTTTCCTAAAAAAGATGAAATAGATCCAGTCACTGTTCCTCTTGTTTTGTGTCAATGCATTAATGAAGAATGTAAATTGGTACAACTAAAACATACAGTTAATAGCACTGAATTATACGAACAAGAATATGGATATCGTTCAGGTATTAATCAAACAATGAAAGATCACCTGAAAGGTTTGGTTCGGTCGATTGAAGAAAAAGAAACTTTGAATGATGGTGATATTGTTTTGGATATCGGGAGTAATGACGCAACACTTCTTAAATTCTATACTAATAAAAATCTTAAACGAGTGGGAATTGATCCAACCGGAAGTCAGTTTTTGAAATACTATGAAGATACTGACATTGATCTGTACCCAACGTATTTCAAATCAGGAATTTTCGAAGGAAAAGCCAAAGTCATTACAAGTATTTCAATGTTTTATGATTTGCCAGACCCTGTTCAGTTTATGCGAGACATCAAAAACACTTTGAGCGAAGACAAAGGTATTTGGGTAATGGAACAAAGTTATATGCCAAGTATGCTTAAACTCAACTCGTATGATACAGTGTGCCACGAACATCTTGAATACTACACACTCAATAATATCAATTACATGTGTAAAATGGTAGGCCTCGACATTATTCATGTAGATTTTAATGAATGCAACGGTGGAAGTTTTAGGGTTTACATTTCTCACCCAGGTTGTTTTACTCCAGATACTAAAAAAATTAATCAAATCATTCATGAAGAAAAAGATATTGACTTTGAAGCATTTAATAGGAGTTGTGAAGAGTCACGAACACAACTGGTATCTTTTTTGAAAATTCAAAAAGAAACGGGGAAGAAAATTTACATTTACGGAGCCTCAACAAAAGGAAACACACTCTTGCAGTATTGTGGAATTGACTCGACGCTCATAGAGGCCGCAGCCGAACGCAATCCAAACAAATATGGATGTCGGACACCGGTGACTGGAATTCCAATCATCTCCGAAGCCGAAATGCGTTCCCGGAACCCAGACTTTCTGTTTGTTCTTCCGTGGCATTTTAGAGACGAGTTTGTAAAAAGAGAAAGCGAGTACCTCAAAAATGGTGGTCAGATTATTTTTCCTCTACCTAAATTTGAAATCATTAAAGAATAAATTAGATTATAAAACAAATATGTCAGTATCTGTTCCGGTGTCTTACGGCGAACTCATCGACAAGATTACCATCTTGGAAATTAAAAGCGAGAAAATAACTTCTGAAAGTGCTCTTGCAAATATAAATAAAGAACTTTCAGAACTTAGGAAGCATGAACCATCCGGTGTCAGTGACCTTAAAATTAAACTCAAAGCAATCAATGAAGAGATTTGGGACATCGAAGACAGTCTCCACAAAAATGAAGAATCGGTGGAGAACCAAAAATTTGGTGAAGATTTTGTCGGATTAGCCCGGTCGGCTTATACAACAAATGATAAGAGATACATCCTCAAACAAGCAATCAACAAACGTCTGAATTCCTATTTGGTGGAAGAGAAGAGTTATTCGTATAAAGAATAGAGATGTTAAGGGAATATAAGTCATGAGTGACGTGCCTTCACCCCCAGGACTTGTATTATTAAGAACTACTTTTCCATCACCTGAATATACTATTTTAGGAAAATATGAAAATACAAATAAGACTGTGGAAGTTGAACATAATTGTGGACATAAATTCAACCCACGTGTTTCTCATATAGGTAGATTTAATAGGGAAATAAAATGTCCAGAATGTTTTAGCAATTTTAAGAAAGAAGAAACAAGAAAGAAAAATGAAAAAGAATTTCTTTCATATTTTGAATACTCCACGTTTGATGATGAGGATCCAGATGTGGCGGGACCGTCCAACCCTGACGGTGCGCCTCATAAATTTGTAATACGTGGAAAATTTATTAACGCGACCACTAGTGTAGAAGTAGAATATCCATGTGGTCATGTAAATAAACCAAGTCTCACTAGTCTTAAAAAAGGACATACTAGATGTAAGAAATGTTCTCTAAAAGAAAACGCTGAAAAACAAAAAATACCTGAGAAAAAAGCAATGGAAATATTAAAAAAAAGGTATTCAGAACCTGAATATGAAATAGTAGGAGAATATGTTAAAGCAGGAGATGGAATAGACGTTATCCATAATCCATGCGGAACCCTACTTAGACCAAGTGTATCAAAAGTAATAAACAATGAGGAACCAACTTGCCCAAAATGTTCAAGAATAGAAGCTGGAATTAAATCAAGAATTCCTGAAGACGAAGTAATGCCTAAAATAAGAGAAGTGTATTCAGAACCTGAATATGAAATAGTAGGAGATTATAATGGTTGTTCGGCTCCTATTGCTATATTACACGTTACATGTGGTAAAATAAATAATCCTATACCAGCAGATATAATACGCGGTAATTCGTCCACATGTAGAATTTGTAATTATAAAACGAATGGACAATATCTAAAAGAAATAAGCCAAATTACAATTGAGGATGTTCAAAAAAAAATTGATGAACGAACACAAGGTAGAATCAAAATTACTAAATTTATTGATACACACAGTGATATAGAATGCTATTGTACTTTACATCAAATACATTTTACACGCAGTTGTGGATTTATTTACAACGCCGATAGTTTTGGTTGTCCCACATGTATTGAAGAAAAAACACAACAACATTATAAGGTAAAAATTGAAGATTATACCAATACCACATCAGATATTTTGAGTGACACAAATAGACCACAACATTTTTTTGATGATGTTAAAAATCAAAGGTTAGTAATTGATAAACTTGGTAAAAAGTTAGGAATTGATACGTTGGACGATTGGTATAAAATAACATCCAGAGAAATGTTTGTGAAAAATAATTGTGTTGGTATTTTGACTAAATATAATTCATCACCGACAAATACCGTAATGTCATTGTATCCAGAACATAATTGGTCAGTTTTTAAATTTAAAGTGCACCCACAAAATTTATGGAAACGGGAAGGTATATATGAAGAGTGTGGTGAATATATTCGTAAAGAACTAAACATTAAGAAAAATAATATAAATGAAATTTATAAAATTAATTATCAAGCTATATTAAAATTGAAAATATCCCGTGCTATATATTTTCAAAACATATCTTTTTTTGATTTTTTTGTTAAATGTTTTCCTCAACATAAGTTTGAAAAAATAAAATTTGTTAGGTATAAAAGTGAATTAGAAGTTGCAGAATATTTATATGATTTTGGGTTTCAAACAATTAAACACGCATTGTGGGCAAAATCCGAATTTGTAATCAATCCAGAAAGTGGATATAAGATGCCTTATGATATTGTAATTACTGTTCAAAATCATATAATTTTTATCGAAGTTGATGGTGATCAACACTTTGAAGATATGGATTGTTGGAAGCAAACATGCGAAAAAAATCACGAACGAGATTTATTTAAACAAAATGAAGCATTATTACGAGGTAATTCATCTTTTATAAGAATTTATCAACGTGATATTAATCCAAGATTTGATTGGAAAGATGAATTAATAGATGCTATAAATGAAATAAAAATTGGTGAAGTGAAATACATATCATCTTGTGATAAATATAAAAATTGGTAAGTTTTAAACAAACGCCCAAAGATGGTCCGAGTAGGTAATCAAGACTTCCCTTTTTGTTAAATTTCCACTCGCGTTATCAAAGGTATGGTAAAAATTTTTTGAATTTAGTTCCATGAGTTCAATCAACATCGCATACGAACTCCCGAAACAATGAACCTCTTTGGCGCACTCGATTATTTTGCAGTAGTCAAACATGTTTGGGAACTCTTTATAGTGTTCATCTGGATTGAAAATTTTGAGGTCCGTGTTGTTGGGCAAATCGATGGAAATTCCTCTGCTCTTTGAATCGTGCACAAATATATACTCACCAGAAACTAAACCAAAGTGGTCAAAGATTTCATTTTCTTTCTCATGGTCTCTGTCCACTTTAAATTTTGTCTTCATGTAAAAAGGATTGAGTCCTGCTTGGATATAGGTTGCTTGTAACCAATTGCACATATTTTTACCTTCACCGACAGTGAACCAATTCCAAGCATAGGTCGGAATTTGGTAGGTTGCAAGCGGGAGTAGAGTGTATCCTTCTTGTTCATGAAGTTCATTGGCGCGTTTCCAAATTTCTTGTGGACTCGGGACCAACTCTTTCGAGTCCATAAATTCAAATGAGACCTTATCCGGTAAAAGATTCCGGTACATAAATTCACAAGTCAACTGGTGTGATTTCCGAGCCATTATTTTAACGGTGTGGTTGTGTTCCACAAAGTGTCTGACCATACCATTTAAAGTAAGTTGGTCACCAATACCTAAATGATGAATAATATAAATTTTCATTATATATATAAAGAAGTAAAACTTTATATTCTTTATATAAAATGTTTTCATTACAAGGATTCAGAGAAAATCTTAAACAACAATATCAATTTTCACAAAATGAAGTTGAGAAAACTGTAATTGTGAATTTAATTAATTTAACTACAAAATTAATTGTTGAACACGGTGTGGATGTATGTTATCCAATTCCAGAGAATAAAATTTTTTTAAATAATTTTGAAAAGAAAAAATATTCTCAATTTCAAGAAGATGGAATAACTGAAAAAATTTTTGAAGTTATTGGAACAACAAATAAATTTTACTTGGATTTTGGTGGAACCGAAACGACAAACAATAGCGAAGTTCTTCATAAAGAATATGGATTCACTGGTGTGCTGTGGAACGGAGACGATCTACCGTGTGAATATACAAAGATTCACAAAGAGTATATCACCTTGGACAATATTTTGGAATTATGTGACAAATACAATGTTCCAAAAGAATTTGATTTTTTGTCAATTGATATCGACGGCAATGATTGGTACATTTGGAAGAAAATGTGTGAAAACGGGAGGTGCCGTCCAAGAGTTGTTGTCATTGAGTACAATGCAACATTTCCACCACCCGAAGACAAAATTGTCGAATACAAAGAGGAATTTAATTATGATCTAACGATTTATCAAGGAGCGAGTATTCAAGCAATGTATAACTTGGGACGAAAGCTTGGATACTCGTTGGTGTGTACAGAAAGTTTTGGTTACAATTTATTTTTTATTCGTGATGATGTGGTTGGTGATCATTTTCATGGTGTAAATGATGTCAAGATGTTGTATCGCACACCTAAATTGGGGCATCGTCCATGTGCACCGGATGGTGTGAGACACACTGAAGACTGTCTCAAGACCTATCGACCAGATGGATTTTTAGGTCACAAACCAGACCTCTTAAACAGACCATGGATTTCCTCATCAGAAGCTTTTTCTTTGTGATTTTTTGGAACCGGGCAAGAATTACTTTGTTCAGATTTTTTAGGTGGGAGAAGTGGGCGTTTTATTCTGGCTATGATTTTTATCTCGGGTGGTGATGGATAAGAATTACACCGAGGCCGTCGTTTTAGATAAACAGGAATTGGAATTGGCAATGGTTGTTCCATTTTAGAGTAGTTATTAAAGAATAAAAGATTTTATTTTTTAATTATGTGTGGAATTCATTGTTCATTTAATATTAAAGTTAATACTTTGTGCAGCAGCAGATTAACACACCGTGGACCTGATGATGAAAAAATTACATCAATGGGTCTTTGTATTATGAGATTTTACCGTCTGTCAATTAATGACACAAGTTCAAATGGAATGCAACCGTTTAGGCGCGACGGAAAAATGTTAATTTGTAATGGAGAGATTTACAATCACAAAGAATTTAAGTTTGATGATAAAGAAAGTGAAAGTGATTGTGAATGTTTAATTCCAGCTATTCAAGAACACGGTATTTTCAATATATCTCAAAAAATTCGTGGCGTGTTTGCTATGTGTTACACCGATGGAAAAACGCTTTTGGCATCCCGTGACCCAATTGGTGTTCGCCCATTATTTTATGTGAAATCCAGAGAAGGGGGAATAGAATTGGCAAGTGAAATAAAAGCATTTAGTTTGGATACAACTCCTCAGATTTTCCCACCGGGTCATATTTATGATTCAAAACTTGATCGATTTATTTGTTATTATCCATGTTATTGGAATTTTCCTAAATTTATTAAATCAAGTAATAATCCTCACGAACAAATTCGTAAAAGTTTCATAGAGGCCGTAAAACGACGTATTGGTAATACAGACAGAAATATTTGTTTTCTTCTGTCTGGTGGTCTTGACAGTAGTTTAGTTGCCGCTATTGGGAAACAACTACTCCCAAAAGACAAAAAAATAAAGACATTTTCTATTGGTGCTAAAGACAGTCCGGACTGTAAAGCTGCGCGAGTGATGGCTAATTTTTTGGATTCTGACCACACCGAAGTTGAATTTACAACTGAAAAAGGACTGTCAGTTTTACCAGAAGTTATTCAGAGTCTAGAGAGTTATGACACAACAACAGTGCGAGCCAGTGTACCAATGTGGCTTTTGGGTCAGTACATTTCTCAAAATACTGAATGCAAAGTTGTACTTTCAGGGGAAGGGAGTGATGAATTATTTGGAGGATATCTTTACTTCCACTATGCACCAAGCGTAGAAGACTTTTTTTATGAAAATATTCGACTCTTGCAACTACTTCATCAATTTGATGTTCTTCGAAGTGATAGATGTATGGCTGCTCACGGTCTTGAAGTTCGAGTCCCGTTTTTGGATAGAGACTTCATAGATGTAGGAATGACAATAGACCCCTCAACATCAGTTGGTATGATGGAAAAATTTATTTTGAGACAATCATTTGAAGGATATCTACCAGACGAAATCCTATGGAGACAAAAGGATGCATTTAGTGATGCTGTTGGATATTCATGGGTAGAAGAAATTAAGAAATACGCCGACACAATTTCGTTTGATGAGGTGTCCTTTGAGAATATAAGTCATAATAAACCCAAAACCAATGAAGAAAAGATGTATCGACGATTTTTTTGGGATAAATTTTTAACGAACAAGGATCATCTTATTTCGGAAATATGGAGAACAAAATGGACAAATCAAGAGGACCCAAGTGCTAAATATTTAAAGATTCACGAAGGGTGAACCCTAAAAAAACAGGTGGTGGTATTGGTAAGTATCGTGGGGGTCGTTTTGGACGACAGTAAAAAAATTAATTAAAAAAATAGAGTAATATATATTAAAAAAGAAGAATGAATATATTGGATAATATTTCATTAACCTGCAGACTAATAACAACATCAGTATTGTCACTTTTAAATATAATACTACCTCTTGAAACTCATATAGAACATAGTATTAAACAAATAAATACAATGTTAAATATTAAACATGGAGAATTCAGCAATAGTGATGACGTTCAGGAAAGCGTTCGACCCGAGGAATCAGGCGCATGTGATGTGGTTGAAGAAAGTTCAGGAAGCTGTAGCGAACATGAATACGACAAAGTGTCAGCTTCCAGCGGTGATCAATCAGAATCCGATGAAGGTGAAGTTTCCAGTAAGTGAAATACTTAACTGGGTTCATGTTCATTTTACATTGTCATATTTATATACAAAAAGTGTATTGGATGGTGAAGCTTGGGTTCCACCCCAGAAAAAAAATTAATTAAAAGAGTGAATCTATATTAAACTATAAAGGAACGAAATATGGCTTTCAATACATACACATACACACCCGGTGAATACAACCCACCGATTGCTCATTATTCGCAAATTACGGTTCCAGATTTTATTCAAGTCGGACTCTTGGTTGGAAAGAATGGGCGTCATTTCAAAAATATCACATACGAAAGCGGTTGCAAATACATTTGGTATGACAAGGAACGAAATGTAATTGAAATTTGGGGTTCGATATCATCAATCAAGAGTGCAGAAGATTTGTTGAAAACCCGTTTTGATAATTTCAAACCAAATAAGACGAACGAAGAACTTCGAGAAATGGTTAAAGTTGTAGACGAATATACCCGACAAAACGGTGACAAAGTTGTAGAATTGGAAGGTCCTGAATGGGCTGTCCGTGATTACTGTAATGCATCATATTCTGAATTCATGGTTGACGAGGCGTATAATATCGATGAGGTTTTTTGGATGAAGATTGTTTTGTTGTAAAAATAAAATAAAAATATTAAAAAATATTAAAAATGAAGACAGGCGATTTAATTTTTTTCAAACAGACTAATTTTTGGTATCTCCCGGACTATTTAATTAAAATATTTACCAATTCCCCGTGGGTTCATGTTGGTTTTATATTACAAGATCCAAAATTTTTGGGACTTAAAGGGACATATTTATGGGAATCCGATCCCGATGGCGGTGTACAGATTCACCCATTCAAACCATCTCAAAAATATTGGGTAAGAAAAATTAAAAATGAAAATCCTATAGACGAATCACAATTAAAGAAAATTCATGATATAGTACACGGTAAACCTTATGATAAAAATCCATTAGATTGGTTGCAAGCTGCCATAGGTAAAGATGTAAAACCACAAAAAACAAATACTTTTTGGTGTAGTGCACTTGTAGGATGTATACTTACTAAATTAGACATAATGAAATCAGATACAGATTGGAGTATTATGAGTCCTTCGCATCTGGCCAATTTTTTTTCAAATAATTATTATCCTCTGTAATTAATTTTCTAACTTTCGTATATTCAGTATAATTCTTAGGACAATAATTATTGTCGTCGGTTTCTTGATCTTGAACATGACACAAATGTGAGCAATTACACAGTGGATAATTTCTAAACACATATGGATCTTTATATAACATAAAATCTTTTACTAATTTACAAATTATTCGACGCGACATATTTTAATTAATTATTATGTGATTTTTTCTTTTAAGTATTCATATTATTTAAAATTCTACGTCTCAAGTTTTCCATTTGAGCTTTTTTGTAGACACTGAAACCTTTAATTTTACGTTTACGGGCAATATCTTTTAAAGAACGTAAAGTCTTAGCAGCCACAGCTTTATTTCTATTACCACCGACGTTTGGTTTGGGTGATGAAACTGGAACTGCAACTGGTTTTCTATTCATATTATTTAAAATTCTACGTCTCAAGTTTTCCATTTGAGCTTTTTTGTAGACACTGAAACCTTTAATTTTACGTTTACGGGCAATATCTTTTAAAGAACTTAAAGTCTTAGCAGCCGCAGCTTTATTTCTATTACCATTGATGTTTGGTTTGGGTGAAGTTAATAATTGTTTAAAGTTTGCCCCGTGCCACTTAAAATTCTTTTCAAGTTTCTTTTTATTTGATTCATATAATTGACCTCCTTTACGTGGGTCCCGTGCGCGAGACCCACTCGGAAATCTCCACCAATAATTAGGATTATCCAAACTTTCATATTCACTGTTTATTTTATTTAATAGTTGTCTCAAATTCGTTGTATTAATTCCTGCAGTATTTCTAAATTTTGTAAATGATCCGTAATCAATAATATAAAATTTCTTAACTGACCAATCGGGATTTAAAGATACCATAATATTTCCAGAATGAAGATCACCATGAAATCCTTTTGTTAATTTAAAAAATTTTGTTAAAGTTGTATTTAATTTAGTATAAAAATCGGAATCTAATATTTTGTGAGAATTGTATAAATATTTTTTTAAAGTGCAATTACAATTATTATCCATACAATCGCAGATTAAATCCATTATAATAGTTCCAATTCCGTCTTGTACTTTAAACGCGTAATATCTTGGCCCAACTTCGCCTATACCTGCCACTTTTCCAACTTTTAACTCATTGAAAAACGTTAGTCTTTCATTTTTATCACTAAAGTTCATTGTTTTAATAGCATATTTTGTTGGTGTACGAGTAGGTGTGCTTAATACATACGCATGTCCGTGTATACTTGTTCCATTATTTAATTGTTTTCCATTTGTGTATGTTAAAGTATAAGTTCCATTAGAATCTCGCCTAAACATATCATTGGTCGGTATATTTCTTAATAATGTCCATGGAACATTACTGGAGGTGCTCCTTTGTTCAATTTGATTGATTTCATCATTTGTAATTTTATTCATTTTCTATAAATCTATCCAATATTATTTAAAATTCTACGTCTCAAGTTTTCCATTTGAGCTTTTTTGTAGACACTGAAACCTTTGATTTTACGTTTACGGGCAATATCTTTTAAAGAACTTAAAGTCTTAGCAGCCGCAGCTTTATTTCTATTTCTATTACCACCGACGTTTGGTTTGGGTGATGCAACTGGACCTGGACCTGGAACTGGACCTGGAACTGCACCTGGAACTGCACCTGGACCTGGAACTGGACCTGGAACTGCACCTGGACCTGGAACTGGTTTTCTATTTATATTATTTAAAATTCTACGTCTCAAGTTTTCCATTTGAGCTTTTTTGTAGACACTGAAACCCTTGATTTTACGTTTACGGGCAATATCTTTTAAAGAACTTAAAGTCTTAGCAGCCACAGCTTTATTTCTATTTCTATTACCACCGACGTTTGGTTTGGGTGATGAAACTGGAACAGGAGTTGTTATATTATATGTGTTAAATAAATTTGTCATTTCTTCTGGTATTTGTTGAAACGTTAAGTTTTCTAAATTATCTAGTCGATTTAATGTAAAATTCGTAAGATGTTGCTTAGCTAAACTTGCATGTATTTTGTTCCATTTGGTTAGTTGATTATTTCCTGAAACGCATGTCCCCCCAAAACATAAACCACGAGAATTTATAGCCCGGGATACAAAGTCGTCATATTGAGGTTGGGTTATTTTTTTTGGAATTTTATTTCCCTCAATTGCCAAAAACATTTCAGCTATAAAATTAACGGCGTAACCAACACAAACGCCGTGTGGATCTCCATATTGGAAACCTGGTCCACTATATGTCAGCATATTAGTGCATTTATATTCTTGTGCAAGTTGACGAAATATTGTTTTGTCCATACGTAGTGCATCACTACCGTGAGCATTAAAACAAAATAAAGTATTTTTATATTTAACAGCCGATATGGCATGAGAACCATGCATACTGTCATTTGAATAATTATCCACTGCTATGACTAATCCAACGATATTTGAATTTAAATGATATATGTCAGTGGCTACTCTGCCACGTCTAAATTGTACCATTCCTATCGGGTCCGGGAAAAATCTCGTGTTTGTGTCCTTTACCATTCCCGTAAAACTCCATGCGTCTATAGGTGGAGATTGTTTTCCAGTCAGTTTTTCATAATTACGTTTTAATTTCTGAACCGATCCACCTTTAAGCAAAAATTTAAAATGGCAAGTTCGCATTTTTTTGTTATTATAATTATAAATAACAAAAAAAAAAAAGAACAAGTTAGTTTACTGAGAACCATAATACAAATCCCAGAATAACATCACTTGCTAATGGAATCCACGCGTGTTTTGGATCTTTAAACATGTAAATGGCTGCCGCCAAATATAAAAGACCATGAATAATTCGATACGGAGCCCACCAGGTAACGCCACCTGAAGCCTCTTTGGCGTTGAGTCTTAAATTATTAAAATAAAAATGTTTTAACCTATTAAAATATAAAATGGGCGCAGCACCATCGACACCCGATGATGGTCAAAAAATAGGATATTGTAAAAGCAGTGATATTGATTGCAGTGAGGTATCGGGAGCTTGTGGTGTTTTACAGGATAGCGCCAAAAAGGACATTGTTGACGGTGAAGCAGTACCATATAAAGGTCTTGGTAAAAACCAGTTAGAATGTTCAGATTTAAGAAAAAAAGACTGTTTTTTTATGATGAATGAATACGGTGTATGTGCGTTTGATACAGAAAAAGAGATGGCAGAAACCGAAATAACGTCTCAAGGAAACGCACCTGACCCAGATAAGAAAGACATATTTACATGTGGAAATAAAAAAATTTATGTAGAACCATCCCTTACCCCGGAAATGTGTCATTGTATAAATAATAATAAAGGTGTAAGTTGTAATCCGGAGATTGATTGTCCGGATACCTGTCCTTCAGGGCAGGTATGTGACAGAAGTTCTGAAGCGGTTGGACACGATGATAGTAAACCGTGGATCAAACTTTATAAATGTAAAGATATACCACCAGATAAACCTAATACAATGTTGTGGATTATTTTGGGAGCAGGAATATTATTGTTAATTGGTATTGTTATTGCTATGTCATCCACTTAAAGGTATCTTCTTTGTTTAATAATTTTACATTTACCCATTTTTCAGTCAGCACACGCCTTTTATTTGGGTAGTTTATTTTTAATTAAATACCCAACCACTCCCACAAGTAACAATACACCCAATATATTTCTTAAAGGAATCTTAGGTTTAGGTGGAGGTGGTTCGGGAATTCGTTGGACATTTTCATTTAGTTCATCGACTTTGGTGCACAACTTGTTTATAGCTTTGACAACTCTTAAATTTGTGTCTTTTGATGGAGATTTATGGTCAATAGTTGTAATTTCAAGTGTAAAATAAAAATGTTTCGGCGTTAATAATTCATATCTTCCACCTTCTTGAAATTCATAAAGTTTAAAATTTAATTTTTTGATAGAAATTGGATTAAAATAATTTGTTTTTCTGTTCCAACTTCCCCATTGTTTGTCCCATTGAATAATATTATTTGATCCACTATAATTTCTTTCCAATGGTATCCGTGATAAGATTTGCGAGTTCCGTTCACTTAGCATTTGTCCTGGTGTAGGAACGTCGGGGCAAACAATATCGATGTATTTTATAGCAGCGGATGTTCCCGGACCATTTTCTCCAACTTGTGTAATATAAAAATCAACAACTTTAATTCCTATTACATCTCTCATTTCTTCTACAAATGCGTTTGAAGTGATACTTAAATCAACGGAAAAAATATTTCCTGTACCGTTGACGTAAGGAGAGTCAACGTTAAGATATTGAATTTTTTTAGGAATTTCTTCTAAATTATTCATTATATAAAATTTTTTTATCCACTTTATTCTATACTACTAATTTTTTTTCTACAATGAGAGAAATATTAGCTGGATTATTTGCGTCAGGTGCTACAGTAGGGTCTATTATTTTTCATTTGGGTAGAGAATCAAACAGAATAGATGAGCTTTTTTCAAAAGCTTATGCGGCAGAAAATGAAAGAAAAGATATGCGTGATATTGTTTTTGATATTCATGGTAAAGTTACCGGTATGGAAAAGGATGTTCACTATATAAAATCTTCTATATATTCCAAGGAAATTGATTTTTAATTAAAGATTTCCGTCTATATTTTATTATAATCATAGATTATGTTTGCTCTTGCTGTATGGACCATTGTTGTTGCTGGTGTTGCGAGTCGTTATCCTAAAGTTTTCAAGAGAATTACTCTTCCTGCGTGTTGTGAGCGTTGTCCTAAAATTTTCAGGAGCTACAGAATTAATCTTGCTGGTGTTGTG